CCGTTAACGGCTAAATAAACATTATTAGAGGTTAATACACCACCGTTATAAGTGTTATTTACTTCTATATCTACAAATACACTTTGAGTAACTAAAGTACCGTTATAAGTGTTATTTATAAAATCATTTACTTGCCTACTAATATCTATGTAAATATTATTATCATTTAAAAATCTTGGTTTTTTTGTATAGGTGTAAGTTGGTGTACTTGGTTTACTAACATTTAAAACACCCTCATAAATAAATACTTTGTATTCTGTACTGATACTACTAACTAAATTAGAGCCATCAAATACGGGTGAAGATATAAAAAATGGACTTCTAACATTTATACGTCTAACTGAAACACTTAAATCAAACTCCACCTCAAAAGTTATCCCTGTAAATGTAGATACTCCACCACTAAATGCTATACTTTCATTTAAAGCCGTTATAGTTACAACATTGTCAAATCTACTAACTGAATACAAAGCTGGGTTTAAATCTCTATTACCAGCAAATTCAAATAATTGAGCGTTAAGAATACCTTGTTGAGTTGGGTCAGCTAATTGTACTGCAATTTCAAAAGATTGTGGGAATATATTTACATAATCCCAAACAACTTGAGTTGTAACACCTAATGTATCTTCTTGAGTTAATGTTATATTTTGCCCTACATTGGGTTGTGTATTATCAAATGTTAATTTTATAAAGTTGCTCATGTTGTAAAGTCTAAAAAGTTATCTAAATCTAGGTTAAATGCCTTAACTATTTCGTCTGGTAGTTTCTTAAATTGTTGTTCAAAAGATAAACTAAAAAATTTTGTAGGTTTTTGTCCTTTTGAAAATATATGCCTACTCATTATAAAACCAAATTGTTTTGCAGTAATAAACTTACCTGTTTTTTTATCTCTTGGTTTAATCCCTTTAGCCTTTGCCCATTTACCAAATACACTTGGTGGTGGTGGTTTAGTTGTATAAGAGTATGGTGTATCATATTTTTGGTCAACACCACTAACACCTTTATCTACATACTCACCATAATCTAACATTTCAAAACTAAATGAAACTATATTACCATTGTTAGATATTTTAGCGGGTGTAAAACTTAAAGAATTATATAAATCACTTGTTGCATTCTTTTTTTCTTTTGTAAGTCTACTTCTTGACTGTTGTACAACTGCTTTACCAAACTTATTTAATGCTCTTTCTGTGTTTATGGGTTTACGCATACGTCAATCTCTGGACTTGGTACTCCAATATTAAAAGTTAAATCCCATCCCGCTAATCTGTTTTGTGTTTCAGTATCTAAAACTTTATCAAATGTTGGTTGTCCATCAATATAAATACTTTCTCCTACTGAATTTCTTCTCATTAGCATAAAGAACCTCCTAATAATATTATCTGTATTATTATAAACCTCTTGTAAATTGTCATTACCTAAAAACTTCTCTTGTGTAATGTTGTTATTTTCTGTAACAATATCTAATACAGAAACAACCACAGTATAAATATTTAGATTTTCTTCTACTGTACCATTATTAACCACAATATGCGCCATAATAGGTATGTTTTGCCTGTATGCGTCTAAATCATCAATATCACCCTCAGTGATAGTAATAACCCTTGCATCTGTCCTTAAAGTATCTTTTATGCCGTTTATTAATTTAAAGTAACTCATGTTTATTTTTTTATAGGTCGCATTAATTTAGCCTTATCACTCTCAAAGGCTAATCTAAATAATACTTTATTGATAGGGATGTATTGTACTTCTTCAATTCTGATACGCTCTGCGCTAGCGTATGTATCATAAGTCTGATACCATCCCCATTTTTTACTGAATCTAATTGCTCTATCGTCTGCACTTGTTCCGCTTGACTCATAAAGTTCTGGGTATCGTTTACTAATTCGCTCCCTAAATTCAAAAAAAAAAGCAATGCGCTCTCATAAATCTCATAAGGCGCATCTTTAAAAATATCAGTATTATTTTTGTGGTTGTAGGCTTGTATTTTATAAGTTCCTTTTTTGTTCTTAGAAAACAAACTTTTGTAAAACTTCTCTTTTATTACGGGACGATAAAGTACGTTTAAAATACTGTAAGCATTTGCGTCAGCATTCCCCAATAATTTATCTAACGTACCATATTCGCCCGTACTCATGTTTTCAATATCGGGAATAAACCCATATTTAACACCGTTTAAATCAAATGTTAAATGTAATGTACTTTCAGTATTTAAAGCCTCTGTAACAACTTTTAATGCGTGTTGGTATTCTTTAAATGGTAACTTATCTACTAAAGAAATAGGTATATTTAAACACTCAGCTAATAATTGTGTTTCTGTAACTTCTGACTCTCTATCTTCTGCTATTTTATAAAGCCGACTAATACTTAAAAACCTTTCGACTGTTATATCTTTTTTAGTTTCTGGTATTGTGTAAGTTAAATTCATTATAGATTTAGTTTATTAATTGTAAATATACAATAAATTTACCTTATATCTACACCGCTTTTTTTGTTACTTAAAGTCATTACTGCAAAGTATCTCATTGCATCTATACAATGATTGAAATTATCAATAGGTTTATTTAGTTTGTTTCCCTCTCGGTCTGTGTCCCAAGTGTAATTTCTTAATTCCTTAATTAAATTTGTACTTTGTTTAGTAACCTTAAAAGAGTTTTCTTGTAATAACGATATACCATAATTAATACTGTCTTTTCCTTTCTTAGCACCCTTTATAATAACTCCAGAACGTCTAATTTCTTCTATACTTTTTGGCTCGGCACTATCTGCAAAAATAAACCTCCTTAAATCTTTCTTGCAAAGTTTAGCAATATCATTATTTAATAAACCTGTTCTATAAACTGACTCATGAAAAATTATTTCATTGTTATATTTGTAAGCATCAATTAATGTTGTAGGGTCATTTGTATAACCAAAATCCATACCGCTACCTAAATACTTGGCATCTGTTGGTAAACTGTCAATCTGTTGCCAATTCTCAAACACTACACCGTCTAAATTACCAACGTGACCAAGTCCATAAACATTATACCAATTTTTCCAAAAGTTAGATTTAACTGCTTTCTCTTTTGCTTTGAGTATAAAATCTATTGCCGACTGCGGGCAAGCCTCATTATCTTCATAAGTTAGTATTATAAAGTCAGTATCTTTATCCCCCTCTAATTCGTTATGAAACCAAAACTTTGCAGTAGGGTTCCAATCTAAAAACACTTCTTTTTTTGTCCTACTTGCTAATTCTGTATATGCATGAAATGTCATATTGTTACATTCATTCATGTATAGAATATCTCTCCTTGCCCCTCTTAACTTTGCATCATTATCAGCACTAAAAAATTCTATGTAACTACCATTAGGAAACTGAAACTTTGAGTCTGTTCTGTTAAAATAATTATCATACCAACGATTAGTTAATAGCATTATCTTTTTAAAGTCTTTTAACGCACCCCTTTTTAAATGTGGTATTGACTCAGCAACTATACTAATTTCTAAGTTAGGTGTTTGTATTGCCCTATTAATAAGAACAGGTAGAATACCGAAAGTTTTACCCGCAGATGTTCCACCTTGTATTCCCTTAATCCTTTTTTTTAAGGATAGTATTTTATTTATTGCAGTTGTTCTTTTAAACATTTATAGTTCATCTGGAAACAATGGTTGTATCTCGTTAATTGTTATGTCTTTTGTTTCTGTCGGTTTACCTAAAGAATACTCTAAAAGTAATTTACTAGCTGGTATATCTTGCTCATCAATCGCTTTACCTAATAGCATAGTCAAAACCTCTGCAAGTTTCTCAACTGTAACAACACTTTTAACAACGTCTTTATATTCGTTCTTTCGTTTGTCTGCTCCTTTTGTTTTGGTGCTATGTCCTCCGTTTTGTTTTCGTTTATCCATGATTAATAGAAATTAACTATTAATTTATTTATTAAATTTTTTTACTCTCTTTCGTACACCTTATTAATTTTGTTAATCCAAGTTTTCCAAGTAGATACCCCACAAGTGTAACAAGGTTTAACGCTCATTGCTAAACAGTCTTTTAATAGCCTCACAATTAGCTTAGTTTCTTCTAACTCTATTTTGTTTTGATTCGGTCTATTAATAAATGTTTCCCACTCTAAACGCTCTGATTCGTTTAAGTTTCTTTTGTAAGGGAATAACTTATTTAACTTCTCTTGTCGTTTGTTGCAACCCTCGCATTCTCCTACAAGTTTTTTGATACCTGTTACTTCTGTTATCTTTGCAACTGTGTCTCCTAATCCTTTTTTTGTTTTTCTTTTTCTTGCCATAGTGTAAATATACAAAATTTAAAAATACGCCATTAAAACGGCTCATAACACGTAATATAATTAATACTCTATTTCGTGCTTATCAATAACATATTTGGTAAACTCGTCAGCGGTTAAGTAGTGCTTCAATACATCATCAAAGTGCTTCATATCCCTTCGGGCGTTTACATCAGAGTTTCTAATTCTAATTAGTGCACTAACTACAATTCTATCTTCTTCATCTCTTGGTATCTTAACTAACACCCTCATACTTCTTTCGGTTTCTCTAACACTATCTAAAACCGCTTCATGCATTTTCATATCCATAATATTCTATTTTTTAAATACGTACTAATCATATTACCATTCATTAGGTAACATTTACCCATTCGTCATTTTTAAATACTTCTACTTGCCACCATCTAAGCTCTGTTACCTCACCATTCATAGAGCTATCAATTTCATCACACCAAAGTATATTTATTATCCTATATTTTAATGGATTTAATCCTACCACAATACCTTCGTAGTAGCAATCACCATCTTCTATATCTCTTATTTTATCTCCTATTTTCATATTACTTAATTTAAACGTTACCTAACAAAGTATAAAGTCCATTAAAACGCACCTTATACAATGCGTTGTAAGTAATACTATCCTTCGTCTTCAAATTGATATATTGGGTGTAAAATAGATTTAGGGTTCTTCCTTTTTAATCCATTTTCGGTTATCTTTTTAATAGCATTGTTTATCACTTTTGCACCACCTTTGCTTATCCAAGTATCTCTACTATTTAAGTGGCTTTCAAAAGCAAGTGCTACATAATAAAGTTCTTTGTCTGTAAAATCTATTTTTTCTCGTCCCATATTTAAGTTTTGTTATTAATTATCCGTACTACTTACAACTAATATTAAACAACATTAAAACGTTGTTTACTCTTTAGTTATGTGCAATTTAATTTTAAAATATTTTTTGCACTGCTTTCTTTATACGCTCGCCACAAGCTACGTCTTTGCCAATAGTTAAAATGTATTACAGTTGGTGTCTGTATTTTAATTGACCTTCTGCCGTTTGCTATCCATAGGTGTATTCCCCAAGTATCATTCATATATCTACATTCACCTAATTCCCATTGCTCGCTATTTTCATCCATAGAAGCAATTATTTTGTTTACTAATTCTTTCTTGTTTTCCATCAAAAATATTTTAAAATTAAACTGTTCACTTCGTCACATAACAATGTATATAATTAACTCCATTTCATTCCGCAAATCATATACGGAACGTTATAAATAATTAAATTACTTCATTCGCTCCTTTTGGTAATTCAGCCCAATGCGTTATTGGGTTGTCCGTTACAAAATCACCGCCCCAATTTTGCCAAAAACCTCTATCACTTAAATTTGAGTAATTAGCTATAAATATTCCGTTATTTTTTAAGCAAACAAGGTAAATACCAATTGTTTTTTTTGGCAAACTTTCTTTTATATCAATCCATTCCATAATTAAACTATTAATAACATTGTTTATATTCCATTTTCGTACCTCAAACGGTACATACACTAACCGTTATGGTGCAATTAAAAAAGACACATAACACCGTATAAAAACAATGCTATACTTATCCCTATTAAAACTGCTTTTGTTGCACTTGGATAATTTGGTAATTTTCTCATAGTTTTATCTTTTTAATTCGCACTTTTCTTATACAATCACGTTATAATTAATCAATCCATAATACCGACCTTGTAGAAGTGTAACTATCTCCACTAATATACCCAATCGGTAATAAAACATACTCTTCTTCTAAGTAAGCATCTCCATCTTCAAATTTTATATCTTTAATTGTAGTACTTGGTTTTATCCAACCTTTTTTAATGTACTCTTTTAATTTATTTTTTCTGTTCTCTATTATTTTATTCATATTTTTAAATTTAATTATAACACTATGTATAGCACATTAAAACGATGCCATACACAATACGTTGTAAGTAATTGTACTAAACCTTGTTAATTGTATCTTCACATGGTCTGCAAATATTGTAAGTCACTTTAGCCTTGTTTTCATTGCATACTTCGCACAACTGTTCGCTTTGCCGTACAACACTGGGTATAGCAAATGATTCTTTGGCTTCATATTTAGCTACTATTTCAGCCTTATCTATAAATTCATTACCTCCATCTTTTTCAAGCATTGTAAGTAAGCCAATTAACAGTTCACTTCGTTTGCTAATATTTTGTATAGTTAAATTTTTAACCTTACATTTTAGCTCCTTTATATCTTCCTTGTACTTGTCACAGTATTTACTTAGCCCTGCAACTGCTTGCCTACTCATCTTTAGGTCTTCCTGCAATTCTCTTATTTTTCCTTTTTGTGCCATTTTTGTTTATTTAATCGGTTAAAAATCAAACCATACAATTTACCGTTATAAACAATTAGTTTGTCCATATCTTCTAAATTCATAATTTTAAAAGTTTATACCATTATTACAAAAGTTGCACTTTAGTCCAAGCTGCAATGTAGATTTTATTACCATCTTTATCTATACCATTACAATACATTCCATCAAGTCTATGTATAGTAATTTCATCTCCTTTTTTTATTGACACTGACTCAGGTGGGGTCTTTACATTTTCATCAATTACTACTACTTTGGTTCCATATTTAACATTATGTGCTTCCATATTTTTTTAATTTAATTTATTTAGGCAATCTTGAACATCTGTACAATATATAAAATTATAATTTTGCACTTGTTCAAACATTTTATTTACCCATACTTTTTCTTGAGTATCTGCTGTCATAATGATAAATACTTTACCAATCTGACCGTTCTCTCTTAATCTTCCTAATCTTTGTATTAAATCTTTTTGTTTAGAGTAATAAGACATTAATATACAAGCATCTAAATCCTTTAAATTAGCACCTTGTTTTAGCTTTTTAAACGACCCAATGACTCTTATATAATTATTATCAAATGCAGTTCTTATTTGGCTGTTTTTAGCCTCAGAATTACGAGATGATACTGTATTCTTTGTCACTTGTAATAAAGAATCTATAGAGTTACCAAATATTATAACTTTACCAGTTAATTTTCTGATTATTTGTTTAGTAACTTCTATTTTAGAAGGTAAATCATACAGAATTTTACTTCTTCTACCTGCTGCACTAGTAATTTTAATGCTTTTTTGATTCTCTAATTTTTCAATTCTTTTTAGATATGTTTTGTGGTCCTCCCCTTCTTTTTTATTATAATTAATTTCAGCATTTATATTATCTTTAAATACTTTATCCCAATATGTATATGCTTTAGCTTCAGTTTGCATAAAAGGCTTTCTAGCACTTCCTGCTTTAATACTTTTAACTGAGTCATCTAACTTATGATTAATTATATAGATGTCTAAATTTCTAGCTGTACCTTCCTCTAAACCCTGATTTAAATGATACTGATAACATATAGGCGCTACTTTAGATAAATAGTAACCTTTTGTTTTATTTTCTTCTTCATAATAAGTTTCAACATCTATTAAGGCTGATAAACCTATAATAGCAGAAAAATCATTATTTTTATAGAATTGAGAATAGGCAGGTGTTAAGCTATCATGTATTTCATCAGCTATAACTAATCCTATTCTTCTTCCTTTCCACTTATAAACAGTCTGATAACATTCAAACTGTAGATTGTAATCTACTAATACGTTTCTATTAAATATTTCATTATATTTATTTATCTGCGCTAGTAAATCACGTTGTCTGTCAACTACTTCTGCCAAAAAGTAATGTACTACATTTTTATCTTTAGGCATTGTATATAGGGCATGTAGCCCAACAAAGGTTTTACCTAACCCGGTTATAATTTCACATGTACCATGCTTATCACTGTTTAACCAGGCAGATATAGCCTTTTGTTGAACTTCATCCTTTTTCTTAATACTAATCAATACTAATTATTTTTTAATAGTAATATAACATTTTGTATTTCTGCTATTTCATCAGATCCAAGTCTATCACTCCAATCTAACATTTGTTGTAATTTTTGAATTGCTTTTTTATTCATAATTATCCTTCGCACATCTGACACTCAGAGTATAAGTCTCTTTGTTCAGAATCCGCTCTTAAAATACTTTCACTTCTAAAATAGTATAGAGCTTTTAACCCTACTTCCCATGCAGCTATATGTACTTGATTAATAAATTTAGCAGGAGCATCTTGTTGAAATGCTAAGTTAATACTTTGACCTTGGTCAATATATTTTTGTCTCAACCCTGCTTGTTTAACTAGTTCAAGTTGATTAATTTCCTTAAAGGTTTTAAATACATCCTTTTCTTCTTCAGATAGGCATCTAATATTTGCTACTGAACCTTTATCTGCAATAATTTGATCCCACACTTGGTGAATATCTCTTTCTTTACTTTGTAATAACTTAACTAACTCTGGATTTCTTCTAATATGCAAACCCTTAGCATCATCATCTACATAGATATTAGCTGCTAATGGTTCTACACCCTGCGAAATACCTCCGGCAAGCTTAGCAGAGCTCCTATTAGGTGCAATAGCCATTAAAGTAAGGTTTCTACGACCTGTTCCTTTACACCATTCTGGTTCTCCTAATACTTCTCCTAATTCTAATGTAGCTGCTTCTGATTTAGCTTGTATATCTCCAAATATTTTATTAGTTAATCCATTAGCATATATAGAAACAAATGGTATATTTTTAGATTGTAAATAAGAATGCCATCCTAATGTACCTAAACCTAGTGCTCTAGATTTTATAGCAAATCTTGTAGCATCTTCTATACCTTTTATATGCCTACTTCTATTTATGAAATCTTCTATTACTGCGTCTAAAAAGTAAATAGCTAATTTAACAGTATTAGTATCTTTCCATTCGTCACACTTGTGCAAATTTAAAGAAGATAAACAACATACTAAGGTATGATTAGGATCAGTTGGTAACATAATCTCACTACATAAATTACTATGATGTATTGTTAAATTATTCTTTTGCCAAAATCCTGGTAAGTTTTTATTTGCATTATCTTTAAAGAATACATAAGGTTCACCTGTTTTAACTCTTTTCTTTAATGTTTCAGTCCAAAGTTTACGTTCTTTACCATTAGAAGCAATTACTTTGTGCATAAAAGAGTCTTCTACTACTGCTCCTTGATGTATATTATGACATTGTCTATTAATATCTCCTTTAGGTTCTCTTATTTCTAAGAAATCTTCATAATCACCATGATTTGTATTTAGGTACATTGCTACTGCACCTCTTCTGGTATCTCCTTGTTTTGAGGCTAATATTGTACTATCATAAGATTTAATCTGAGGAATAACTCCATCTGCTTTACCTAATTCTCCATTTCTAATAAGAGCACCTGTAGGACGTACTAATGAAAAATCATAAGCAGTACCTCCACCACATTTAGATAACATTCTTAATTCAGTCTGTTTACGACCTAATTCAAACATATCATCTCCTACTTGTCCTGAAAAACAACTAATAGGTAATCCTTTATTTGTACCAAAATTAACCATAACAGGAGTGGATGGTATTAACCACCCATTCCATAGTATGTTGAAAAATTCACTCTCTAACGATGCATCTTTTAAATAATAAGCTGCCGTAACTGCAAGTCTTTGATAACCTTGCTTAGGTGTTTCATTCTCCTGTAAATAACCACCTTTAATAGTAGTTAAATATAAAGGGTTATTACCCCATTCTGGATAGTCTTTACCTGCTACCCATCCCATATCGCTCGCTAATTTATGAGTTTCTATCATATATTAGTATAAATTTGTTATAAAGTTAGTACGCATCCTTACTGCTTCTGCAGTGGTTGTAGCTAATCCAACATAGTAACTATTAGACTTTGAATTGTTTCTAACATTTACTCTTACTTCAAATTTTCCTGTAGCTTTATGCTTACTTATTCCTTTTAAGCCCGTATTAGTTGAGCGTATTTTTCTTGTTTTTTCCATCTTCATGTATTATTTTTTATTAAAATAAATCCTCTTCCCAATCTTCATTTGGTTTACTATAATTAGTTTCTCTGTTAACAAAGAAATCAGTCTGTTGTTCTCCAGACACTAATATGTAAAACCATTTCATTTCTTTAAATAGTTCATCGTCTACTTGATATATAGGTTCTAAATTCAACTCTACTAATTTCCTGTTAGCTCTATCAAGCATAAAATTTTTAAGTTGTTCTTTAGAAATGGTCTCTAGACCTTTACCAGTAAATACACTGTCTATGTAATGAAATTCATTTTGTATAGCTAAATCTATACCTTGATATATTGAGTCTTTTAACTCTTTATCCCATATATCTGGGTTTTCTTCTATAATAGTTCTAAAAATCTTACACCCTGCTTCAGAATGCAATGATTCATCTCTAACTGAAAATATCATTTGTTGACCTACTCCAGTTAATCTATTGCTTTTTCTAAATGAAAGCAATATAGCAAAGCTACTAAATAATTGTATACCTTCAGCTGCTGCACTGAATAAAGCTATAGATCTTGCTTTATCTCTTAATGTACCAGTATTAGGTTCTACTTTCATTAGTATTCCTAACTTACGCATTGTAGCTTCGTCTTCTAAAAATTCTTCAAAATTATCTAGTCCTAATGAATCATTTAAATAACTATAAGCTACTGCATGAATAGTCTCAAAAGCACCAAAAGTTTGTCCCATCATTTTAATTTCAGGAACAGGAAACCATTGTGGAATATAAGAACTCCAATAGTTACCTACTTGTGTTTCAGTTTGGGTAAATCCTTTTAGAATATTACCAATTGTTTGTTTTTCATCTTCATTTAAGTTTTCATTCCAATCCTTAATATCTTGTGCCATGTTGATTTCAGTATGCAACCAATGTGCATTCTGTTGTTTAAACCAATAATCATAAGCCCATTGATATTGAAATGGTTTAAAAGCTATCCTTTCTTTATTTATCATTTATTTATTTGTTTGTGCTACCAAACCCATTACTACCTCGCTCAGTAGTATCTAAGGCTTCTTCTAGCCATTCGCATTGTTCTACTTTGTTTAGTACTCCTTGTGCTATTCTTTCTCCTAATTTCAATTTAACATTAAAGTTACCATGATTTACTAAGATTATATCCACTTCTCCTCTAAAATCTGAATCTATAGTTCCAGGAGAATTCATAATAGTAATACCTTGATTCCAAGCCATACCACTTCTAGGACGTACTTGTAATTCGTATCCTTTAGGAATCTCCATTTTAATTCCTGTACCTATTTTAAGCCTGTATCCAGGTTTAAATTCTACTTCAGTATTATCATGTGCAGAGATTAATTCTTCTCCCATTCCCATTCCTTCTATGTACCTACCTACTGCAATTATTTTAAAATTATTAATTATAAAATCAAAACCTGCAGATCCAGTGGTCTGATATGAAGGTAACTCTACTTTATCATTACATCTTAATACTTTTACTTTCATTGTTTTTTTCTTTTAATTCAAAGGATTCATTAGATTTATAAACATAATCCCCTAATTCTGCATTACTATTTATTTTGACTTTTAAATTCTTTTCTAATTCTTTCCTTAATGATTGCTCTTTATATAAAATTTGCTTAAGTTTCCTTAAAAACCCAATCGCGGCAGGTTTGTCTCCGTAGACATCTGTCCAAAATTCTAGTATTAACTCTTTGGCATCTTCCCCAAATTCTGAGTACTTACTTTCAATTAACTTATTATACTCTGTCAAGTATTCTTCTGGAAATTTAAATACATAAAGTACTTTATTACCAATATCTATTAACTCTACAAATAATTCATTTTTTGTAAACTTATGTTCATACTTAGTAAACTCAGGATTTTTAAAATCAAAGTCATGTAAAAGAAGTAAACAATTTGGATATTTATCATCCATATCAAACATAAATGTATTCTCTAAAAAAGGAAGAAAATCTTTATCAAACTCTAAAATTTCACTAAGTAGAGGTAACAAATATGTTTTTGATTTATTATATTTTATTTTTTTACTCATCTACTACATTTATAAAGTTATCATTTAGTTCTTTATGTCCGTTAGATTCGTGAGTTAATTTACTTGTACTAAATACTTTATTAATCCAATGCCAAGCAATTAAATCTATAGTTTCATCTAATCCTGGGAAATAAATTCCTCTGTCAGTTGTAAACCCATTTAAAGCTGCTTTTTCCCACTTCTCTGTAAAAGTATATATAGCGGGTATTTTGTCAAACCTAGATATATACACAAAATCAAATGGTAATACTGTATAACCTTCTATTTGTAACAACTTCATAACTTTATTAGCTGCAATTTGGTACAATTTAGCTTGTATATAGTAGTTAAACGCTAATACACTGCTTAGAAATTGTCCTTCATTTTTAGCTCCAGTCTTTAAATCTTTAATAGCTATAGTTTTATTTTCATGGTCTACTTGTACCATATCTAGATATGCTAAAAAGTCAAATCCACGGTAATTAAAAGTAACTTCAAATTGATAATGATTCTCTAAATCCGTATCAAATAAATGCTTAGTATGAGAATGTGTTCTCAGTGCATTTACAGTTAAATCTGCGTTATCTTTCTCTACTACTGTTATAACTTCTTTTCCTTCAGATAGTGCTGTATTATATACATACGTTACAAATTCTTCAGTAAGTATTTTTTCAAGTCTTTTAGCAGGGTCTGTAGTTCTAACCCAGAGTCCTTCAGATGCATACAGTAATGCTTGTAAAAAGTTTTCATTTATATCTGTAATTTCTTCATCTACAATTGCTAATGAACTAATAATCTCTTTTGCAGATAAACTATTTAATACGTTATCTGCCACTACTCCTAAAGAAGCTGTTGGTTTTTTAAAATCATTAATAACATACTCGTCATTAAATCTTTCTTTTTCAAATAATAATAAATCTATTAATTTACCCATTTTAATACCTTCATTAGAGATTTTCTTACGTTTCTCTAACACTGAAGGTCCGTTTTGTATAAATGAGGATACTCTACTTGCTGATAGTCTTAAATCAGAATTAGTTGAGTCCGATAGTAAATTTTCTAGTGTGCTTGCTTCTCCCATTCGCCCTTGTTTTATTTGTAATTGAACTCTCTATTGCATTAATTGTGTAATCATATAACTTATTACATTCTTTAATTTGAGTATCAACTACTGGGTCTTTTAACCCATTAATTTTTAATTCTGTTTGTTGCCTATCTAGTTCCATTAACGTATTGTCTATAACTAACCTAGCTGAGTTGTATTCATTACTATTTAAATAATTTACAAATTTCTCACAACGTTCATTTGTTAATATTTGCTTCGCAGCAGTTTCTATTTTTTTGTTTATCATATTAAAATATTTTAAGATAAACACCGGGAGCTTCCTTGTCCACACTGTACCATTTTACAGTTCTAATGTTATCTTCTGTTGGTAATTCGCCATCTATTGACATTGGTACAGGGTATATTCTACTAACATCATCATCTTCAATAAAATCATGTGCTGTTAATAAATCAAATATAATCTCTGTACTATTTCCAAAATCAAATAGTCGCTTACTCTTTCTTACTTGGTGAAATCCTAAGAAAATAGGGTTTCCCTTATCTCCTCTCATTTCATCCCATTCCGCCCTTAATTGTTCAAATTTATTGGGTCTAGTCTTATCTACGTAGCCTTTTACTGTCTTTCTAGTAGAACTAAACGCTTGTATTCCTAAACTCCTAATAAACCTATTAACAGTAGGGGAACTGAATATTCCCCTAGCTGTTTTTACTTTTGAATTCTTTAGAGAAGGTACATTTCCTTCTATAAATATCATTAATTTATTCTTCTCATAGTTTTTATTAAAATATGTATCTAATAGTATTATAATCAAAGAAATCTGTGTATTCACTCTTAAATACATAAATTGCTTTTGCTTTGTATTCTAAAGGGTATCTCATAACACCCATTTTATTTTTAACTTGATTAGCTTTAAACATCATTTCTGAAGCCAAGCCATTTACTCTTTTCATCTGCATAGGATGATTAGTTAAAAATATTACCTCACATTTATTTTCTCCCGCTATTTTATTTACTTGTTTAAAAAGCTTTCTATACTCTTTTCTAAAGTCTTTATAAATAATAACTGGTGAGTAATTAATGTGTACTTCCCAACCTAAATCTTTAAGTCTGTTTATATCGTGTATCCTAGACTTTATACTTTGCATTCTAGGTTCTAATATGTTTGAGTATGTTTGTGGCATAATACTAACCCTAACTCTAGGTTTCTTAATGAAATGATTTACATCTAACTTTAACAAGCTAGGATACTTTGTAGCCATAGTTGTGTTAATTTCAGGATGATCATCATACATTTTAAGATAGTCTATTAAAGGTATAGGACAATGCTTCTGCATAAGTATTAAATCTGTATTACATGCAACATCTACCATTTTGTAAACAGGATCTTGTTGGTCTGGTAGTTTTACGTAAGTTTTTGCCCACTCAAACACAGAAGATACAATATCCATTACATTAGTATTTACAAACACTCTTTTTCCATTATACCTAGACATATAACAATAAGTGTTAACACAACCTCCAAAACAACCATAGATTAGATTTGGAGCAATTGAGTTAGCACTATTGTTATTAGGTTTGGTAACTAAACTTTTTGTTACTTGGTATTTAATCATTACCAGTTAATAATATACTCTTTTCCATTATTTTTTTCTATTATTTTGTTAATAGTGTTAAAATGAGGACAATTCCAATCTCTACCCTTTCTTTTAGCTGTAGCAGGTTTTTCATACTTTAAAACATAATGATTGTTAGTATTTACCATTTCTACAAAAGGTTGCAAAGACCTCCCAATAAACAAAAAAATTACACCTGTACTGTACATATTTATAACTTCAAATACTTTTTCAGTAAAGTGTCTCCAATGTTTATTGTGGCTATTAGGCTTGTCTTTTTCTACGGTCAAAGCAGTATTTAAAAGTAATACACCTTGACTTGCCCATTTTTCTAAATCATAATCCATAAAGTATAAACCATCTTTACATTTTTTCTCAATACAATGCTCTATATCTATTAATGTAGGATGTATTTCTTTATTGACACTCTCATTATTAGCAAATGCTAATCCGGTAGCTGACCCATCTGTATAAGGATGAGAATTTACTATAACTACCTTTAGGTCATTGAACTGAGTAAGCTTAAATGCTTTAAACATGTCTGACTTATTAGGATATACATGAAAAAATGCATATCTTTTTTGTAAAAAATTAGACATATTATTAACCCAATTTTCTCTGAGAGAGACTTGAGCTAATTTTTTAGCCCAATCTCCCATTTCTAGTGTGTTTATAAAATTATAAGACTTCTTCATCTGGTTCTACTTCATTTACTTCTTCTGGTTCTAGTGGATTTACTTCGTGATTTACTGGCTCGGGTCCTCCTACGTTAATTGGAATTTCTCCATATCTACCGGCTAAAGGATGTTGACCAAGTATTTGATCCAGCAGTTCTCTTCTATTTTGTAACTTTGTTATATTGAAGATTTCATCAGAATTACTGTTATCAGATTTTGCCCAATTAAATCTACCAGTAGGAATACGTAGTTCATCACCTGTAATGTTACCGTCTCTAAGTTGATGACTAGTGCATCTACATCTATTAGCAAAATAGTTTTTAAGTCCATCCACTAATCTTAAATCACTAGCATATTCACTATTAATTATTTTTGAAATACTTAATCCATAAAAGGCACTAGTATCTGCTAAAATAACATTTTGTTTACGTTTAGTATATTTTAAAATTGCTGCGCAAATGAACATAAAATTTATTACTTTATTTGGATCATCTGTTGCAGTATGAATTCTGAATTCTACTGTTTTTTTATTACCAAATATAATAGGTATTAAATTTACCCAGTGGTATCTACTTCGTACATTCCATTTACTTCTTCCTTCTGGATCTGCCGGGTGACTAGTTACATTTCCTAAATTAGAAAACTGCTCATAATCTTGACCCATAGAAAGGTATTTAAATAAATACCCAAAACTTTTTTTTACTTCTTTTGCATTCTTTGCTTTTCTACCCATTTCTGAAAACACTTTAAATACAGGTAAAGGTGCAGTATAGCACTTTTTCTTAACCCCATGATTTTCTTTTTTATAAATAGGAAACGCACTGAACATTTCATCTTGGACTATTGTTAACACTTTGTACAATGCAACTAAATACTCTTCTGTTCTTGGTACTCCTCCAAAGTGAATATGTAAAGAACAGTCGTCATTATGAGACGTTCTTTTTTGTAATTCCTTACAAGTTTCTACTATTGTTTGTAAACCTTTCTTTCCTGATAAAGGTATGGTTACAAATTCTAATCCTGAAATACTACCATCTCTTAAAGGTAGTACTCCTAGTCTAGAAGAAATACGTGGGGGAATATATCCCTGTGTAGTTTCAAATTCTAATCCAAAAGATAATCCATCTAACTTAGAACCGTGCTTTTCAATTAGTAGGCTGTTAGGAGTATTAAAGTTTTCTTTATGAATATCAATAACTGCACCCATGTTTCCATTAGCATCGTAAGGTAATCTTCTTTTTGCTTCCTGTGAAATATTTTTTGAAATAAGTTGCTTAGCGTCTATTATATTGATGTGATAAAATTTTCCCGATTTTAACTCTTCTCTATAGTAGGTGTTTGTGAATAAATCTGCAAATAAAGCTATAGTTTTTTTTCCTTTTTTACATAAGACTTCAACATTAAAAAATTGATTATATGTAAAATAACCATATATAAAAGTTTCTAAATCAGGTTTTAAGTTTATTACTCCATAAATAAGAGAGTCTACTTTTTTTACATACTTTTCTAATCCGTGGTCATAAACAATATAACCTGTGTCTGCTCTGCAGAATTTTCCATCCACTTCATAGCACTGTCCTGAGCCTTCTATAGAAGAATCTCCTATTTTATAAAAGTTACCTTTGATGTATCTACACTCGTCTCTTAATGCTTCCGTACCATCTATGGTAATTACAAGTTTTTTGTCCATTTTTATTTTTTTAATTAATTTCTAAAGTACTATCTATTAATGTATTGATTATCTTTATTGCCTTTTCAGCATTTTTATTAGGCAGATACTTTTTTAATGCTTCTTTACCTACAGGTAATTTTGTTAATGCATCTTCAAAAATTTCATCTATAGTATCTAATACTAATGCATTATCTGCTTCTTCATTATCACGGTTAGGACCAAGATATGAATTACCTAAATTATTCCATTCATCTTCAACTTGACAAGTAATACATGTATTATCTCCACATACACAATCATGTAGTTGGTTAGTTGGGTTTACTTCTGCTTTAGGAAGTGGTAATTCTATAATTGGTTTCTTTGGTTTTAAAACTAGATTTGAAGGAGTACGTAAGTTATTAGTATCTACTAAGTTTCCGTTAATAAACTTATAGGTTTTATAAGCACCTAATCCTCCCCACCATCCTGTGTATAAGTCACCATTAAACATCACATTTTGAGCAGTGTAATGCATATTTGTCAGTATATTACAAACTGGATGTTTAGACATATGACTTAACTGCTTCCAAGTAAATTCATTTGTTTGTCCTACCCTTGCTTTAACTGTTAAATAATCTAATTCAGTACGTAAGTTTACACCTTGAACAAAGTAACTAAATTTAATTTCTGATCCCAGGAAAAAAGCCACTTTTTTATTTTCAGCGATGCTTGCTGCATAAGTATCAAACTCTCCGTCTTCATAATTAAATATTTTACCTTTTACAGAATCAGCTACTTTAGCCGCTTCGTCACGAGTGTGTCCTAAAAAGTAAAAACCATAGTCACTTATAAAAGTATAAATACCATTTATTAAATGACCGTTTCTAAAATAACGTAGTTTGTGAAAAATAGGTCTTTTACCTACTTGTATAGTTGCGAACCTAGGCGTTTCTTTATATATGTTTTGGTCAGGAGATAATTCTATAATCTTTTCCGAAGTATTAAACGCACTATTAGCTTTAGTTATTTTTTCTGCTTTCTTTTTAAATTGTTGTCTTTTATTAATACCATATTTCCCATTGTTACTGCTAAAATGCGAATTATTATTAAAACTTGAGCCATAAGTTTGCTTTTGAGTCTGATTTGATCTATCTATTTTATATTTAATTGCTTTAGATATATCTCCATTTGTAATTTTATAAACAATATTAGTATCAAATTCTCCAATATTTGTGTCATCTCCTCCAGCTAATACTTGTAAAGAAGATTTTAAAGAAGAAATATATAAACTATTTTTACTTTCTTTAAAGAAAAACAAAGGTCTTTCTCCTTCAGTAGTAGCAGAATGTTCGTAATGTTTACTTTCTCCACGATAACAGTATATTACATTAGGTTCTTCTGTATTAGTAAACACTAAAGCAGCTCCTCCTGTGTAATCTTCAAGTACATTAAAAGAAGTTGAATGATAAATACATTCTAAGAGTATTTCACTATCAATTTTTACTCTATTTGTTACATAATGTAGCCCTTTTTCCTCTTCTGAAATTTTTACATCATAAGTATTTGCAATTTCTGTTTTATTGTATAAAGTACCATTATGTACTCCTATAAACTTATAAATGTTATTTTTTAATCCAAACCCAAACGGATGGGCATTTTCTATAGAAGCGTCTCCATTAGATGCTTGTCTAGTATGCCCTATAACAGTTGGCATTTTTACAGGGTTTGCTAAAGGTTCACCAGACACTAGGTAATCTTTAAACAGTCTAGTAGCTTTTAAACCTATTCTTATAGTCCCGTCAATAGTTTCTCCACATGAAGTTTTACCTCTAGATTCGTTATATAACCCTAGTATATTAAAAGAACTTCTGTTAAACTTAGTTGGGTTTTTTCCAGCCCATGCAAATATTCCACACATATTATACTTTTTCTTTTAAATTAATCATTTTTATTTCTCTTACACTAGCTATTATAGAAATAGCTAATTCTTTATTGTTACTATTAATAGCTTCTACAATCTTGTCTTGCATAGCCATTAACTTCGTTACATTTTCTTTATTTTGTACAAATTTTATTGCGTTAATAGTAGAGTTAAAAGCCCATGCTTTTAGTTCATCTGTGTAAATCCAAAAATTAGATAAAGTTCTGTACTCTAATCCATAATCTTTAAATCTAAACGCACCTGCTTTACCGTACATTGTTTTTCTTCTATCGTCTTGATCCAGTATAACTGATGGAACACCTAAAAACAAATCCATTGCTCTTACTATGTCTTCCACTTGTCCTACATCTCCTGCATTTGGATATCCTACATGTATATGACCACCTGCTGTTCTTAATTTAGAACTTGATTCTGGTGGAGTATTTGCACATCTTAAATAAGCATTGTAATCTGGTTCGCAACCAAATTCTCTTGCTTGTTTAGTTTGTAAATACTTAGGATCCAACACTTCGCTCGCAGAATAATGTAGTCTTAAATCTTGTAAGCCTAAAGTAGCTTCTAAATAAGTTAACACTACATTTATTTCTTTTGTGAACTCCTCTGGAGATGAACAAGGCGGAGTATTAAACTCTACCATTACATTGTCCTCCTGTACAGCATGTCCTTCATCAGTTATATATTTAGGGGCTTTTTTAGTTCCACCTATTAAACCTTCAGCTGATACTACTTCTGTATCATTTGCTATAAATAATTCTGGGTCAGTTCCTAATTTTATTTTTGTAATATCCATTTTTTTAAATTTTAAATATTGTTTATATTAACGTAATAAGTACTCTTCTATTAAGTCAAGGCACAGCTCTTTTGTATCAAGGGGACAACTCCTCATTTCTGGATGACCTTGAATAGCTAAACTTTTACTTTTTTTATAAAATACTATCTCTGGTTCTAGAAAGTCATCTTTTAATTTAATTTCTGAATTTAGACCATTTAAGTAAGAAGGTGATAAAAAACATGTAGAAAAAGCTATTAATTGAAATGCTTCTTTGTTTAAACAAAAAGGGTTCATCATTTGATGATGAGTAGAAGTAATTTCATACTTATAATCATACATATCCCATTTTTCAACTGTTATATTCATTGAATGTGTTTTACCTATAGCGTGATTTTTTACGTCTTGAATAAGCTTTGCTCCATTAGCTACTGTTAAAAATTGAGCACCTCTACATATACCTAGTTTAGGAACATTTTGAAATTTTTCAAATGTAGTGAAGTCTTTTCTGTCTCTTGGAATGTTTACTTGTGTAAATTCACCAACTTCTTCACCATAATATGATGGAGAAACATCTGCACCTCCTGTAAATAGAATTAAATCTATTGATTGTGTAGGGTCTTTTAAAATGTCTACTAATTTAACATTCCATCTCTTACTTAAAAATGCAACATAGTCTGAATTGCAAGGACCAGGAGAATAAACAAATAAAATAGGTTTTTTATTTTCTTTTTCTTTCGCTTTTTTCATATCAAATATACTCATCTTATTTATTAAATTTTTTTGTTAATAATTTTGGTAACACTTCTAAGTATTTAGAAGCAGTAACTTCTCCAAAAGAAGGCGCTGAATTAATTTCTACTACAATAAAATCTGGATTTTCTCGTACTTCTCCATTTTTCTTAGTTGCAGATTGTACTCTTAAATCTATCGCACCAAAGTCTAATCCTACTGCTTTAAGTGCTTTAACACATTCTTGCTCTATTTCTGCCCAATTGCTAGGTTTATCAAAAAGTTCATTTTCTTCTAATACCCATACACAATTTGCATCATTTCTGAACCATTTGTGTTCATCAGGTGTATCTTTCTTTAACATTTTTCTACAAGTGTAGAAACAACCTTCTTCAGATACATGTAATCTGTACTCACGTACATAGTTGTAATACTTTTCAAAGATATATTTATCTAAATTGTTAATCATTTTAAGAAAAGTCATTAATTCTTCTTTGCTACCAATTTTAGTATTACCTTCACCTCTACTACCATAGTGTTTTTTAGCTATAATAGGGTAAGGTAATTCTTCTATTACACGAGTTACATCGTCTAAAGTAGGTAGTTCCCACCATTGTGCAGTTTTAACACCTTGCTCATTAAAACAACGTTTCATTAACAACTTGTTACTACTATTTTTAATAGCTGCAACAGTGTTTAACTCTACTCTATTTCCACCATTTGTTATAGTATCTGTTACTTCTGTACTAGACCCTAATCTAATTACAGATTTAAATGGTAACAATGGGAACTTCCCATATTTAGCACGTAAAACAGTGTGTGATGGATGCCTACTTTTAATTCTTGGGCGAAATTGTGTATATTTTTTTTTATTTATCATGTCTTGTTTTTGCTGTTAAAATGTAATCAATCCAATCTCCTGATTCAATGTTTTTTAAACCTTGCTTATTATTTTGATTCCAAAAATATATAAATGCTGGTCCTAAAGGAGTATTAATTATATCTTTTTGGTAGTAATTTTGGTCTTCTTCTCTATCTGCAGAATACCCTTCTAATTGATCTAATTTACTTTCTACACCTTTACATTTTATATCGTATATTTCCATTACTACTGAAGTATTGCCTTTTTTAAGTAAGGCTGGGAAATTATCTAATACTGATTTTAAAGTATATACAGGATCTGAGTCAACTCTTCCTATAAAGTCTACCTTGTCTTCATTATCTAATAAGCGATGATTAGAACCTGTTTTTCTTAAAGTACCATATACTGCATAAAGTGTACCTTCTTTTTCTTTATTTTTCATATATTTTTTTTAAAACGGGGCTTCATGTGCCCACATTAAATTTCTAAGTTGTTCTTGTGCTACTTTTGCACCATGATTCTTAACTAAATCTGAAAAATCTTTAGATTTTAGTATAGATTTAATTTCTATTCTAGGTAAGTTTAATTTTGTAGCTAATTTTGTAGAAAATTGCCTACCCCAGTTAACATCTGAATCAAAATCATTGTCATATAATATATATATTTTGTCAAATCTTGACTTTAATTCTTCTATTATTTTTTCTTTGGGTTTTACATTCTCTGCTTGTAAGCTAATTGCAGGTAATCCTGTACACTCATAAATAGACATAACATCTTTTAATGATTTAGTTATAATTAATGTTTCACCTGTTTTAGGTAATTGGGTCCATCCTTGCCATACAGAGTCATTATGATTATTTACCCATTTATAATTTTCATTATAAGGTTGGTAAACTTTATAAGTTTCTAAATTGTCTTTTTGCTCTATAAAACAATATGAATACTTATCTGCACTAACTATTTTATCATTAAAAAACAAATAAGCAATTGGCTCTACATTAAATTTTTTTAAAGTAGGGTAAGTAATACCAAATTCTTTCCAGAATCTAAAATCAGCTATTTTCCAACTTCTTGATTTTTTACCTAATTTAAATTTACTTACTTTTGAGATAGCTTTGTCTTTATCAAATACTTTTATTTTCTTTTTACCAGTATTAATCCTTAAAGGTTTACATGCATACTTTTCTTCTAAATTAAAATCGTAACCAATTTTACTTAATGCTTCAAAATAAGTTAATCCAAAAAGTAACTCTACTAGTTTTACAAAGTCTCCTCCACCTAATTTAAAATCATTAAAGCACAACTCATTATTTTCTCCTATAAAGACTCCAAATGAAGGAGTACTTTCTTTTCTTAGTGGGGATATAAAAGCTCGGTGTATTTCAAAGTCGCCACAATAATGCCTAAATATTGTATAGTCATCTACTTCTTTTAATATGTCTTCTTTGTTAATTAATCTTTTATAACCCATTTTGTTTACATTAATCATAAGAAAAAGGGGCTAATTAAAGCCCCATTATTTAGTTAATAATTACAACCATTCATCATCACTGTCAGTAGTGGAAGTAGTTCCTTCTACACTGCTAGGTAATGATGGAACGTCCTCTGTGATACGCTCAAGTAAATCATTTTTCTTCTTAAACAATCTAGATACAGCTTCATCTGTATCAGCTGCTTCTAAGAAGTCAAAATATCTAACTCTTAAATACTTAGATGGGTATCCTACATTTCCGTAGGTAACATAGATGTTGAATTTCTTCTCATCTGCATTCTTATTAATAAGTTTAAATAACCCATCAATAACTGCCTTGTAATCAGCATACTCTGGAAACTCATAGTCAGCTCCTAACACTGCTCTTGCAATGTGTAATACACGGTTAATAGATAACTGTTGCTTTGTTTCCTCAGCATAGTAAAATCCATCATTAACTTCTCCTCCATTTTCATCTGTAACAACTAATTTGTAATCAGGTAAATTATCTGCATCTGCTGCAGTTTTCTTAGTAACTGCAATAGTTACATTGTTTACTTTTCCAGCTTTACCACCGTTAAAAATTGTTGCGTACTCTTTCTCTTTAAAGTTTTCTCCGTTTAAATTTATCATATTTATTTTTTTATTATTTATTATTTTAATTTTTTAATGTTGTATAGTAGTATCTTTTACTACTATATAAAAATCTTAGTCCAATCTATCGTCAAATCGCCTGTATTTTCGTCTGATACAGCTACTACAATTTTCTGACCCTTCAGATGGGTACTTCTGGCTCCCGCCGTTAAACTTTCAGAAGGTTGAAAGTTGATGATAGTTTCATTATCATCTCTATAGATATAACCTATAGCATCTACTTGTGAACATAAAATACTTGAACTTTTACCTGTCAAATCTAAACCTCTCTCTGGCATCTCTTTACCATCTTTTTCTACGAGTTTATCTTTTAGATGTCCTATAATAATAAAAGTATCACATAAATCCTCAAGTTCATTTAAAACCATTTGTAAAGCCATTCTAGTGTATCTATAACCAGCACCTTGAGGTAAATCCCTCACATCTTCGCCAGTCCAATTTCTACCCATAGAAGTCTTTCTATACAACTTTCCTGCTAATCCTAAAACAATATCTTCTAAAGCTGTCACTGTGTCTAAAGCGATGTAATTATATACAAACCCTCCCTTTTCTTTATTAGCTTCTTTGATTTTATTTATTACTTGTTTTAAAATAACAATAGGTTCTACTTCTTCTTTAGTTGCTATTGCTTTAACATTAATTTTTAAAGCATCTACAAATTCAGAACCTGATTCTAAATCAATTATTAAGCAGTTATCTAACTCACTTAATATAGTAGTTTTTCCAGTCTTAGGTTTTCCATATATAACCATAGTCTTAGGGTTTACTCTCCCTGCTTTAACTTTTTTATTTGGTAATTCCAACATCATCTTCCTGTACCATCATCTTCCTACCTTTAATTAATTTAATTTATTTTTTAATTTTTTTAATTCATGGCTATCACACTTAAAAAAGTGCATAACGCCTATGTTTTGATTGCACTTATTAAACTTAACATACTTTTTAAACTCTTCTAAAGTCCTTTCTTCTACATGAGAAGGCTTTAATGCAATATGATGATTATTCCAGTATCCATTTGGTAAAGTTTTCCATGCTTTACAAAATTCAGGTAAAAGCGTTGATTTAGGTACACTACCTTTTTTAAATTTACCATTAGGAACTAAAGATTTAAATAATTTTAAAGTAGCAGTTAATATAGAAGGTGCTCCTTCCCATAAAAGCCTAACTAATGTACAAACTATTAAATCAGCGCTTCTGTCTCGTAAACTTTCAAACATAAAAGTATCATCAGTTAACACATACTTTAAATCAAACATTTCACCTAAATAAGTCAACCATGCTTTTTGCCATAATTCAGTTTCTTCGCACTTTACTTCTTTTATTATAATATATTTTAATCTTTTTTTAGAAGTAATAGGTAAATGCTTTTGCTCATCATATACATTGTTTAAACCACTAAAACAAATCGTATGTGTACCATCTTGAATTGTTTTTAAGTTACTATCTAGAAGCACATAACTTGTACTATTGTTTGAACTATATTTTCTCATATTATAAATTTTTAATAAACATTTTTAAATCACCTGTATTTGGATAACCTTTTCTTCTTTCAAATTGATGTTTATTTTTAAACCCTAATTTTTCAAGATTACTCTCTAATATATTTTCACCTGGAGAAACAATTACAAAAACTGCAGTTTGACCTCCGCCTGTAGTGATCCCTACTTCAGTATTTTCTTCTTTTTGTTTAGTTAATACTCTAATAGCACTTTTTAAGTGCTGTAAAGGTGTGTCATTACTCACACCATTAATTTGACACATTGCGCAGCACGCTGTAGTTGTTTTTTCCATTATTTATTTATTTTTAATTATTTATTATACGCTAACATTTCAGCAGGTATTCTTGGGTATGATTTGTAATTAAATAATTCAAAATCTAATATGTCTAAATCATTTATAGTATCATTTAAAGATTTACCTTTATTATAATGATATTCTATATTAGAATTACAAACTAATTCACATTCTCTATACATATCAACATCTCTACTCAACTGCTCTTTAACAGCATCTAAATGAGGTTCATATATGTGTACATTACTTAAATCTCCAATTATACCTTTAGGTTTCATATTAGTTAACTTACCAATAATCTGTGCTAATAATGCATAAGAAGCTATGTTAAAAGGTAAACCTAAAAAAGTATCTACACTTCTTTGATGCCATTTGATAGTGAATTGGTATTCTGGTTTTTTTAAACCTAAGTTTGAAGATTCATTATACCTTTTATTTTGATAGATAGGCTCAACCAATATTTCAAAACTCCAATGACAAGGTGGTAAAGCCATATCATTTAATTCTGCAGGATTCCAAGCAGTTACTATATGTCTAGTTCCCATTGGGTTTTCTTTTAACCCTTTGATAAGATTTGATATTTGGTCTAAGCCTTTTATCGAGTAAGGTCTATTAAAGTCTCTCCATTGAGCACCATATACTCTACCTAAATCTCCATCTTTATCATAATTAATAGCATCTTTATCCCATATATGAATATTATTATCTGTTAAATATTTAATGTTTGTATCACCTCTTAAAAACCAAAGCAGCTCTCCTACGACACCTTTCCAATACAATTTCTTTGTAGTAATTGCAGGAAAACCATCTATAAAGTCATGCTTAATTGTATAACTTGGTATTTGTATTCTCTGTACTCCTTTTCTGTTGGGGTCTTCGTACTTTGTACCCTTCTTTAGTATCTTACGCAGTAGCTTGTGATACTTCTTGTCTATTTTGCTCATCTACAGGATTTAATAAATTATTAATCATACTAATTGCTAATGGGCAGTTAAACTCTTCTGGGTGATACTGAAATCCTACAACAGGTAAAGTCTTATGGGTAAATACTTCTACAAAACTAACATACTCTTTAGCTTTTTTACCTTGTCCTGTTGAAATAGTAGTTAGAAACTCAGGTTGTAATAAACTATTACAGCCTTGAAATACTTTTGTACCTCCTACTTTTACTAAATCTTTACCTAATACTTTTACTGCCTGGTGATGGATAGTATTAATTTTAAATTCTCCACCTCCTACTGTGTACAGTGTTTGATCTGTTGCTGTTCTATCACTTCCTTGAGTGTGCCCTGTAACGTGTTGATATAAACTACCACCAAACATTACATTTAAAGATTGCATTCCTCTACAAATCCCTACAACAGGTTTTTTAGCCTCTATAAATTTAGGTGCTAACATAGCATCCATATACTCGTAATGAGCATTAGATCTACCTGTTTTTGGATGAGGTGCTTCTCCATATCTTAATGGATTCACATCTGCACCACCTGGAATTATTAATGCATCGCAAGAATCAACAATATCTTGTGGGTCATCTTGTGGTGTAACCAGTCTAGGAATTCCAAATAATCCTACAAAATTCATGTAAGCTAATGATTGTCCTACTTTACCATTAAAACTGTCTGCGTATATTGCTATTCTTTTCATCTTTATTATTTTATTATATTAATTTTAATTGTTTAACTTTTTCTACTAATTCTTTTCTTTAATAGAATCTTTTGCTTGTTTTATTATAGCTTTAACTCTTTCTAACTTAGATTTTGCAGAATTAAGTTCTCTTTGGCATCTATCTACTCTGCTTACTACTAGTAATTCTTGTTGTCTATAAAATTCAATTTTAGCCTTATCCTTATTAGTATAATAGTTACCTTCTATGAAATCCTGTAATCCAGATTCATACTCATAATCATACATTAATCCTATAAATCTAAATTGACCTTTCTTTTCGCCTACTAAAACTTCTACTCTGCCACAAGCACCTATATCATAAACAGCTTTTAAACAATATTGATTATGGTCTTCAAATTCTCTAATACTAGTAACTTTATGTTCTATAATATCCATATTGCATGGATGCCATAGTTTGTCTCCTATTCTTAATTTCTCCATATCAAATTAATTTTAATTGTTTAACTTTTTCTATTAATTCTTCTATGCTACCCTCATTGTTGAGGACAGCATCAAACTCATAATCATCTAAAGCTGTTTCTGAAGGATGTTCTTGAAAGTTATCTTCGTCAAAAGACCATTTTTGAAGTGTTTCAGACCACCTGAAACCTTCATTTATTGCTTCTTCTGAAAAATCATCATCAATATCCTCGTACCCCATGCCAGTTAACATCTCTAAAGCATCTTTATCAGTATGTTTGTATTCTAATTCTGAATCTCTATTAACCCTAATAACAATACCTCCTCTATCTTTAATAGCTTGAGCCTCATTAGGGAATCTAACATCTGTTATTATCCAATTAGGATAAAATTCTTTTGAATCATGTATATAACCTTTTATACCATTGTTTTCATAATAATTTGAAATTAATTTTACATTAGTTTTTTTATAATCTACAAACAAAGCATTTACAAAATAATCAGAATGTATAGCTCTACAGGTGTCACCTCTTTTAAGCAAGAAATCTCTTCTACTAATACCTAAAGATGGCATTACTTCATCTCTATAACTTCTATCTCCTGTTTCCCATTCTTTTACAGAAAATTCATTTGGAAAGTCATACTCACACCCACCTTTAAGTTTATCTGCATACTTTTTGATTTGGTAATCAAATCCTGTAATGTTTGCACCATTTATATAGTCTATTATTTGTTTATCAGAATCTATACCTTGGTTTAACATTTGTAATATCTTACCTACAGTATCTTTACCTGAACCTATTTTTCCTGATATTCCTATTAAATTATTTTTCATCTAACAGCTCTTTTAATGTTCTAGGCGTGTACTCTACTTGTTCACATGATACACAAATGTACCTCTTGTCATCAACTAGACCAAACCATTTCTTTACTTTATACTCATGGATATGTCCATGAATATTAATATTTATTCTACCTCTACCAAATTCTCTAGTATGTATCGGCGCGTGTGTAAGAAAGGCTGTTAGCTTTTCAGTTCTAAATCTTTTCTTTAACATACCTAAAACTCCATCTACATGCTCTAATAGAGTCGGTACATGTTGTCTTTTGTCATGGTTTCCTAGTATTACGTAAATTTTACCATTTAGTTTACTTAAAATAGGATATACAGCAGATTTTTCCATACTTACATCTCCTAGTATATAAGTAGTATCGTTTTTACCTACAGTAGTATTCCATTTTTTTACTATAAATGCATCTTGTTCTGATGCATCTCTAAAACCTCTGTGTTTAGCCATGTTTTCATGCCCAAAATGGAGATCTGCAATAAATCTTGTTGTGTTACTCATTTCCTCTTATTTTATTAATAAATTTAGTTACTCCTTTTAAAGCGGCAGCATCTTTAGGTTTAGGTAATTCTTTAAAATAGTTCACTGCACCATCAAAGTACAATGGACATATAGTACCACCCCCACCTTCTCTACCACCTAGTATCTCTAGAAACCTAATATTATCTTTAAAATACTTAATGTCATAACCTTTATAATCTGGTATTTCATGCCTATAAGGACTAAATAATCCTAATATGACATTAGCATCCCTCTGAGTACTTTTGTTGTCACCTAAGCCATCCATTGTAGGTTTTAACCTGTTGGCTTTAGCATTTTCAACACTTTCTTGAGCTGATGCTTGTTGTTGTATAGCTACTGGTATGTAATTATACATATTTCTTAATTTTACAAAATAATCTGAAGATAATTTACTTATACAATCACGTAAGTTAAGTCGTTTGCCTTCTAAGCTTTCAGTACTTAATAAACCTATATGATCTACAATACACATTACGTATTCTTCTGGATTATTTGGTTCATAGTAATCAAACAATTCTGTGTCTTTACCATGAATTTTTACAGTTTTATAAATTTTAGTACCATGCGTTTCTGCATAGCCCCTCATAAATTTATATATACCTGTAGGATTTCTAATATCATCAATAAATGTAACTATTTTTTCTACCTGTTTAAAATACTCTTCATATTTTAAGATAAGTTCTAATTTATCTTTTGATAATACTTTATCTGCTTTAGTACTCCTTAAATCTTTAGGTGCAATTCTCACACCTTCTTTAATATAAAGTAAATTACTAAAAGCAGATCTCATCTTCTCTTCTTTAGACATTTCTAAAGAGAAATAAAAGATTTTTAATTTAATATTTAATTTCTTATCTAACACTTGTTGTATAGCATTATATAAGAATAACCAATCAGTTATTTGCGTTTTCAGCGTTTGTTACTACAAAATTATAAATTTAAAAAGGAATACATTCGTCGCGTTGTAATTCCTCTTGTAAAGCAGCTAGTTGTTCAGTAAGTCTTTCTTTTTTTAATCCTATATATGACATTACTGTAAAAAAGTCAAACTCATCGGCGTAACTAATATTATTTCTAACAATATAATCATTGTAGTCATAAAAAAGATAATCTACTAATACTCTACGCTGAGGTTCTTCGCTAAGTCTGTGTTTTGTAGTTCTCCAACCATTTGTATGAAATACTATTTTACGTACATCAGGACAATATATAAGCATTTTTCCTGTTTGTTTCAATCCAATAATACTATAAATCACTCTTAGTAATTGTTGTGGAGAAACATTTTCAAAATAAGTGTTACTGATTTTTAATAAATCACCAAAAGATCTTGCTTTACCCGCTTTACATTGCATTCTTTTTAAATGGTAGTTTTTTGCAGAGTAGGTAGGAGGAAACTGTGTCCAACCTTCTACTTCTCTATTATAAAGAGCAGTTATAAAAGTTTTTAAGTTTGCCCTATCTTCTTCGCTAGGCAAATCTGCCGGTCTAATATATATTTTTTCCATTTTTATTTTTTATAATTTTGTGATTAAGTCATTTCTGCTTAATTCTACATGTCACCATGTAGCTCGGACTATCTCATCAACCTATTCCAATATGCATCATCTTTTATACCATTACAATCTGTACAGACGTCAATAGTTTTAAACCCATAATGAGGGTCTTTACATACACATTTTGATTTTATAGGTTGCTCCTTGTTAGTCTCTACACCGTTTTGTTCAAATAGTTCATAAATTAAATTAGAAGCTCTAACACATAAATCAGGACTTGCTCCATAATATTTTGCATTAGCTAATTCTAATGTAATTTCATCTACTTCTTTCTCAATTGACGGCACGGGATTGTCTTTAAGCTTAACAATTTTGTTAGCTACTCTAGTAGCTTCATCTACCTTAGATGCTTCTGTCATTCTAGTACAGTTGTCTAAGGACTGTTTAATAATTTCATAAACTTCTGTCATTTTGTTCGTATTAAAGGGTTTCCCCGTTAGCTATTATTTTAATAACCCCCTTGTTAGGGATTCAGAGTTTTCTGTACATATCTCTACATACAGGGGCAAATTCTACCCACTTTACTGTTGGCTGTTATTAGATAGTATTTACCTTGTTCTATACCTGGAATTTCATTCTCAAATCTAGGTAATCCCCAAGGTAAGCAGTTGATTTTACCAGAAAGGATTCGTTCCCTTCTTTCTATCAAATCATCATACACTCTATTAAATAAACTATTTTCCTTCATATTATTTGTTTTTTAAACTAGCTTACTTCACTAGTCCAGTCATCATCTGTAATTTCTATATCTATTTCTTCTATAAATGCAGATAATCTAGATGATTCTTCTTTACCTTCTTTTTTAAATATGAAATAATCAGCACGCTGTAAATATCTATAACTTCCATTAAATGTCTTAATATAAATATCACATGCTTTTAGTATATCTTCAAAGGTGTATTCTGGATTTTCTGCAATCCATCTTTTTAGCTTGTCTGTACAAGCTTGTTTTGCTCCCATAGCTCCGGGAGCGAGCCCTTTCCATTTATTTCTAAATGTTTGAACATTACCTTCTAACATATTATTCACATGTCTTGCACTTACTTTCTTTACGAGTTTTTCATCTGCAGGAGGACATTGTGATTCCATGTCTTCTAATAATTGTTCACTTTTTTCACGAAGTAACATTTGTACTTCATTATTTTCTGTATAAATTTTAATAAACTGTTTTGCTTGTAATCCTTTGTAAGTGTTACTTACATCATCATACTTTAATTCAGGATATTTAATTTTATACAAACATAACACTTCATTTATAGAAAGGTCTAAATCTTCAATATATTTTATATTAATACTTAGCATTCTAATCTCTCTTCATTTTTCTATTAGTATACAAAGTTAGATAATCCGTATGAAATGAATCTTTCAGCTATAGTAAAGTCTTCCTCTATGTTAAGGTAGTCTACTATATTACTGATTCTTATTTCCATTCCTAACGTTTCTTCTATCTTCTCTTGTATTTCTAATGGGTTTGTTAAATTATATGCGTCTACAACTAAGTCAATAGCTATAGATACATCTGTTTCAATTTTTGTAGGCATATTATCTAGATTAATGTTCCCAGAATGTAGTTACTACTGCATCTGCTTTTAGTGGAACTATTTTACACCATTTTTTACCAGCTTCTTCCATTGCTTCTTCTAAAGCTCTAGCAGCTGTTTCTGCGTACTTTTCTTTTACTTCTACATTGATTTCATCATGCACTAAGTTAGTAACTGCTACTATCTCTGTCATGTTATTATCTAGAATCCATTTTCTATAATAAATTGCAGCTAATTTAGTAATACTACCTGCTTCTCCTTGAATAGGAAAGTTTAACGCTGCTCTTTCTACAGAACCTCTTTCTTTACCATTACTAGGTTTTGCAAAGAAATTTTTTCTCCTAGTTAAAGGGTCAATTAATATATAACCTTTTCTTAAAGTTTCTTTTTGAACTTTCTTAAAATAATTCTTAAGTCCTGGAAATGCTTTAAAATAAGAGGTATATACAAAATTACCTTCTTCTTCAGAAATACCTAGGTTCTTAGCAATAGTAAAACCTGTGCCACCATAGTTAATAGCAAAACCTGCTGCTTTAGCAATTTGCCTTTTATCTTTATGATATTTTTTAATATCCGCTAATGATACATCTGCTAATTCTGGGTATATCTTGGATGCAATATAACTATGCATATCTCCTAAACCTTGTTCATAGAAATATAACAAATCTTTGTCTGCAGACTTATTAGCTAGTATTATTTGCTCTTGTCCGGAATAATCCGCATTAACAATTTTGTACCCATCTGGACAACTAAATGCGCTTCTAAATCCATGTACAGCAGGTATATTCTGCAAGTTAGGTCCACTACTGCTTATCCTACCTGTATTTAATATCTGTCTGTAATTACTATGTAATCTTTTAGTAATTGGATTTATATGCTTAAAGAACTGTTCACCAAATGTAGTACAAGCTTGTTCAGTTTCTTTTAATTTCAGATAAACACCTATTATTTCTTTGTTTAAATCAGTTGTATCTTTATTAAAAGTTTTCAATGAAGCTGCCAGTACTTTACCATTAACTGTATAAGCTAATTTATTAGTAGTTTTAGAGACTTCTCTTGGACATACATCTAAGAACCTAAAGAACTCAATTACTTGTTTAGAACTTGACCATTGAATAGTACATTTCTTGTCAGTACTAAACAAATCTAATTGTTTATCTACAAATTGTGACTTAGAGAAATATTTAAAAATATACTTATCTAATTCTACTTTTAAGTTATCATATACAATTTTATTATCATTGTATGTATTTAACCAAATAGATGTATCAAAGTGCATACCTTTGTACTCCATATCTCCTACACATAGTAGAAATAACATCTCTAATTTAAAGCACTGTAGTAAATCTTTTCTAGCTAGACTTACTAATTGTTTTTTTCTAATCTTTAATGGATACAAAATGTCTTCTGCACCATATTTAATCTGTTTAACATTGAACTGTTTGTCTTTTATATTTAAGAACTCTAATCTAGTGTCCTTATCTACTTGAACATTTAAATACCTTAAATTTAAGGCTTTTAAGCTAGCATCAATGTTAAACCCATTAAATAAGATTTGTTCTGAAATCATTGTGTCATACACATTACATAACCTGATTCCTTCATTATGTAATATATGTACATATTCAAACTTAATATTTTGACCTACGACGATTATATCTGGTGAAGTTAATATACCCAACAATGGACTAATATCTACTTCTCTATAATCAATCACAAATTGAGCATTCTCATCCCCTATTTGTAACATAACAATGTTAGTTACATAAGGATCTAATCCTTCTTTGGGATAGATACCTCCAAATTTGCGCGTGGTCTCAATATCTAAGCTGACTACTTCTTTATCTTTAAGATAATTGACACAGTAGTCTAATGAACACGATTTTATATCCTCTACTTCATAACTATTAGCTACAAAATAAATGTTTAACTCATCTTCTTCATTCAATCTCCTTCATTATTAAAAACCCTTGAATATCAATGATAGTCAAGGATTACATTCTCAAATTGATCTAGGTTTATCCTACAAATTCTTGCAATTGTGTTTCAAAATATTTTATAGATTCATCAGTGGCTTCTAAAGTTTCTTCTGCTGCCTCTAAAGCTTCTTGTGCACGTACTATACTTTTTATATATAGTTCAGCATCAGTAATATTTACTGTAGGGAATTTAGCATCAGATAATGCTTCTTTTTTATTCTCTACATCAATTTCAGCTTTTACTAACGCACCTTCTAAAGCTGAAATCTGTCCTTTAGTTGCTGATATTGCTAATCTAGCATTTCTAGATGCAATTGCTTTGTCTTTATCGCCAGTTAATTTAGCCATAACTGTTTCAATAAATAATTTACCTTCTTTTACTACTGTTGACTTTGCCATTTTATTTTATTATTAATTTTATTTTAGTTTTAGCTCTTTTCTTTAACACCTGAGCTTTTTGGTGTAATTTTTTATTATTATTTATAATAAAATCTACATTCTCTACCACTCTATCTGCGGAACACATATACCTTTCATTTTCACTACGTTGTCCAGGTACATAATGATTTAGAGGCACAAATCCTTTCTTGATTCTTTTTAGACTTATACCAATATCTACTTCTGAAGCACAACACGGTCCTCCATTAGTCTTATAAGCTATTACTTCAGCTTCAGAAGCAGGTCTAGTATCTTCTAAGTTAATTGTAGGTACTCCATTTTGAATACCAATGTTATCCTTATACACTTGTAAATAATAATGATCTCGCCTCACCTGGTAAATATAATTAGAATTAAAACTTGTAACTCTTAGATTATTTTTAGTAATTACTACATAATGATTTGCTGTAAAGTTTCTTCTTCCACTTGTATTTAAACTTGAGTGTAACGCAGCTGTAGCTGTAAAGTCTATAAAACTATCTAAAAGACCTGCTTCACCTCTATAAACATAACTATTAGACGACCTACCATCTATAGTTATTATCTGACCAGGTTGAAACCATGTTTCACAACCTGTTACCCATACGTATCTTTCTATTCCATTTGCAAATATTATATTAGATCCTTGTCCCGGAGTAATATCATTTCGTATCACTACTCTATCTCCTACATTAAACCTCATACTAACCTATTTCAAAGTATAAAGCTTGTAAATCATTTTGCATAGCAACAATGTTACTATATATTTGACCAACAGTTAGTCTTTTTTTACCATAAGCATCATAGAAACCTAACTTATTGCAGTTTACTTTTCTAATACTTTCATCTGCGTAATGAAAAGTTAAAATAACGTTATTTAGTTCGGCATCCTCCATTCTTTTAATGCCATTAATAAATGTTGCATTTTTACTTTTTAACGCATTGTTCTTTTTTTTAGCAGCTGTTCTGCTTGCACTGAAGTTACTTTTGTTCACTTTTTGTGCGGGTTGTTTAGTTGTTTTCATGTTAAATAATTTTGCTCAATTCTTATACACTCTGCTATCACATTATAACAAAATATTTCAAATTCAGTTAAATCTGACCCTTCATCGTTAATTCCACTATCTTCAAATAATGGATAACTTTTTGAGTACTCTCCTTTAATTTGTGCTTCAGGAAACATTAAATATATCTCAGATAAATATTTTAAAACGTAACCTACTAGATGTTCACTACTCCAGTATTTCCAAGTACTATTATTATTATTGGCTTCAATCCATATAGCGAAGTCTTTAGTTAATTCTGGAGCATCTTCTTGTAAGCATGTAAATAAAATAGAGTTTTTTGTCGCATTACTCATATTAATTTGTTTAGTGGAGGTGAGGGGAATCGAACCCCTGTATCTCATTGCTTCGTTGTTAATACTACATTACAGCTTAGTTATAGTTTAATGTCTTTAACTAGACTAGGGTCAACCAGAAGGTTAACTTCCACCACCTATTTTAATCTAAATAGGAAATCTGTATCAATTTGTTGTATCAGTTTTCTTCTGCTGCACTTACTTTTAATGGTTAGGCTGCCATTGCTAATTTAGGTTCTGCTACTGCAGAGTTGATTAAAGAATAAACTTTAGCCATATTAGCTTCTACTTGAGTTTTAATGTTTCCATTTAATTCAATTCACCTTGTTTACTGTTGTCTCAGGCTGAGTATTAAGTCGGATCACAACCAGTCAAAACCAGTCACCCCCATAATTGTGGCATTACACCACAATATTTTATTATTTAAGCATTTTTATTATTTCTGTTATAGCCATAAATTCAGGATTGATAAAACCTGTTACCATATTTGAAAAATATGATAAGCTTCTAAATAATCCAATTACTGCAATCAATCCACCTACTCCATTTACAATAGCATCCGCTGCACCATCTTCTATATCTCCTTTTTCATTTGTGTAATCTCCATCACTATCCATTGTTCTCATTAAGCTAAGAGCTTTACGACAACACCTAATAAAAAGAAACATAAAGGTTAGTAATAATAACAGTTCTACAACAGAATTTACAACTGCTTGTTTGACTAATATTTTATATACATATTCTGCAGGAACTGCTAAACTTTCAGCTAAACCTCCAATAGCAGTTGTAATTTTCTCACTATATTTATCAATAACTCTTTCTGCTTCTGTAACAGTTGTAGAAACTTGTACACTGTCTTGTACTTTTTCTTGTGCAGTTGATAATAGTGTAAAACTCATTGCTAGTAATAAGAAAATCTTTTTCATAATAATTTTAATTATAATTTAAATAATGATACGTATTTTTACATTTTTAAAATCTTTGATTTAAGCACTGTAAATTATGCTAGTTGATATAGATATCCACAGCGAGAAGAACTCGTCTGTAACCTATCTCTAATTGTCTTAGAATTAATTTCTAATGGCTCTTTAACTCATACTATCTTTCTGATTTGTTCAATTAGGCGTGAGGTCTACAAATTCTCACTTGCTACGTCAACAAAAAGATTATAAAAGAAAAAGAACCAAAAAGAAAATTAATTAAAAATACTATAATGCGCACACGCATCATATTGCTATTTAGTTAATATTTTACTTATTACACTTAAAAGCCTCAAATCAGCTTAAAAGTATATAACAGTTATACAATATAATTTAGTTTATTATATATAATACTGTTCCTTCGTGATATAACTCATCAACCTGTTCGCTGTTGGTGAAGTTAATAGATGTGAATAGTTCTTCTGCTCCATCTACAAGCATATCGTAACAAGCTTCAAACTTGGCTTTATTAAACATTTTTATACATTATTTAATGTGTATGCAGATGCTTTTACTAATTCTCTTGCTGTTCTTCTGACTTTTACTAATACTCTTTTCATTTTCATTTGATTTATTAATTAATTTTAAACATAAACTCTAAATTTGTAAACTGACCTGGTCCTCCACCATCATCATTATTTCTTATCTCTACTGTAAAACTAGTATTAGTTTGATTGTAATAAGAAATATTAGCATCATTATTTCCAGAATTTAATCTTCTATTTGTTAACATAATGATGTAATTTGAATCTTGTTGAGGTACTAGTAGCTCTATTAAATACCTACCTGTAGCAAATCTAGTTACAGTAGCACCATAAATACTCGCTGCAACTCCATTTGAATTGACTTTACCCATAATAGGTGTGTCTTTAAACAATATTAATTTACCTGTAGGATCTGCATACACTTTACTTCCTGAAGCAAGAGTAGGTATTAAACTACTACTTCTAATTACACCGTTTACATCTAGTGCAGTTGTTGGGTCAGGTGTTGTTGTTCCTATACCAACTTGAGCATATCCTAAGCTACTTAGAAATAATGCTATTAAGATTATTTTTTTCATAAACTTTTTATTTGTTTTTAATTTGTTAATTAATAAAAAGAAACCATCTATAATAGCTTTATTACCCTCATTCAATCACCCTACAAAGTGACTAGAACATGTCTTGGCGAGTGTCGTAAAGTATTGTAGTTTTTACTACTATAAATGGTCAAGAGATAACACATCCTATCAATTCCCCCTAGTGACAAATGTGCTATTGGTTCAGGTATGATTCTATCTCTTGCTGCCAACTCCTAAATGTAGTAAAGAACTTTGGTGGCTCCACTATATCCCTCTCAAATGGCATTTCAAGGGTACACTGGATAAGGTTATGTGTATATGCTGGACTTGAACCAGCACAATGGTACTCTCACCACTAGTCACTTTCACTTCAGAAGTGTTCCTTGGTATTCCAATTCCTCTACGCTATAAATAGCTTCTATCAATATACACTTTCCCTTATCTTTATTTTAGAAGAGAGTACAGGATTTGAACCTGTGCGTTCCTGTCTCACGACTGGCTGCTCTACCAAACTGAGCTCTAACTCTCTTTTTTAAAGTACAACTACTGGAGTTTAGACTATACATTCCTGCAAGAGTTTCCCCACTTCTCTATCTCAGTTAGACTTGGCGTCATATTTGCCATTGTACTTTATGTTTTAAAGATTAATTATGACTTAGTAATTCTTTCCACCAATCCCAATGAGTTCTGTTTCCTACCTCATCAGTTACACCAGTTAAATCCTTATCACAATAATCTTTTACATTTTAAAAATACAGTGTGTTGTTACACCAAAAAACCCACTATTTACCAACTGCTCTCACTCTTGTACTTTTACCATACATAAGCCTGTTTGTTCGTTGTAACGGTTTACTCTTTAAATGATGGCTACTTTAAAGCCCACATCCTATACTTTATATTTTAAAAACTCTTTGCTCCTTCTCTTCTTTTCTGGATGGAATACCCAGAGTCTCTAAGACTTTTAAGGTTATTTACAGCTTCTCTTAATGTACAATCAAATATAGCTGCACCACAAGTTGCGTTAAACTGTATCCATTTAGTCCAAGAATTATTTTCTTTTGTTATTACTGCTAGCATTCTAAAAGGTAATACTACTACACTATACTTTTTTCTAACTTTCATAATAATCTTTTTAAATTAAAAAACTCTTTGCTCCACTATTCAGTCTTTGTGGTAATCTTCATGTAAATCAACGGATTTACAAATGACTTTTCTTCCATTCTATTCTTGATTAATCCAATAAACAACAACTACTCTGAAATGTAGTTTGTAATAATACTGCAAGGCATTTAACCCGTTGTGTACTATTCTGCAGTCTGACTATTACTGTTTATCTTCAAGCAAAGAGTTTAATCTTATTCTTGTATTTCTCCAAATACTATTATTTCTATATCTTGGTTTGAATAACATTCATCCAAGTCTTTGTATATTATCTCTATAGCCCTATTTATGGCTTGGTCTTTACTGTGACGCATGCCACAGTAAAAAGTAAGTATCATTAATAAGAATAATGATAAACATAAAAGTACGTTTTTTAATGCATCACTCATATTATATTGTTATTTTAAGTTCGTGATTAAAGAATGTCTTAAACATTATTCTTTTTGCTTTAAACTTAGAATGCTTCATTCTATAGTTCTTAGCTATGTTACTTGATGCAACCTTTTCTACGATTTTTGTTCTTGGTCTCATTATTTTCCTTTTTCTATTGATTTTATTTCTTCTAAGTATCTAATAGCATCTTGTGACAGTTTTATAATGTACTTCCAATCATGGATATGAGTAGTATTTATATTTACTGCTTTATCTCTTATCATTAGCTCTAATTTATTCACACAAGTTTCACATTCTTCTTTTCTTGTCATTACTTTAATTTTAATAAGTTACTAAATAAAGAATACATTCCATAACAGAATGTTACTACTAATATTGTTAAAGTTATATAGAATATAAACTCCCATATAACTTTATAAATTTTTGATTTTCTCATTTTAATTAGTTTTAAAATGTATTCCTTACTTCTTTAGTTATATAACCACTAATAGCTTTAGAATACATTTGATTTACATTTGATAACCTTATCCATTTCTTAAATAAGGGTTTATAATAGTAATATTTTGGTGTATTAAGCATAATGGCTATAATATATTAGATTAAATGTTAATACTTTCTTTCTGCGTGAATACTAGTCACTATGTTACTAATCATTCCTAAACCTAGTACTATAAATCCTGGCACTAAGTTACCTACTAGTAATATGATTGTCATACCACTACCCATTAGCATAAATCCTATTGCTAATATTAAAAATACTCTTACTGTCATAATAATTTGTTTTAATTGTTAATAATTCCAAGCTATTGTATAAACTGTACCATCTGCTAATCTTAATGTTGCATCTATATCTCCATGCATTTGACACCCTGTTTTAGGTATATACAATCTAGAGCCAGGATATCTTTGTTTTATAAATTCTATTTGTTCTGAAGAATTTAATTGTTTAAGTGTAGGTAATTCAAACAATGCGTATTTTCTATTCATTTCAATATTATGAAAATAAACATTACGCTTGTCTATTTTCTCACAAGTAAATACCTTACCTTTAGTTGTTTTAAACTGTTTACCTACCAATTCTCCACTCTTTACTTCAGAAAGATAAGACCTTCTCCAAGCTAATACTTCAGGATGCCAAGTTGGAACACCTAATTCTTGTAATGTTTTATATACTTTTCCCATCTTAATTTGTTTTAATGGTTAATAATTTTAATTGCAGTTACCACTCATCTTTTGTTAAAAATAGAATGATTAACATTATAAATACTACAAAGGGTAATATGTCTATTATCCTTACCATACTTTGTGTTTTAATGGTTAATAATTTAGTATAGTCAAGTGTCTGCCCATGCTTATCACTTGTTTTCCAACTCCAATATTAATGGAAGTACCAGAGAGATTGCAATCTCTACTATATTTAATAAATCAATCTAACTAGTATTTGTTTCTCAGGCAAACACTAGTTATTTTAATACTTAGAAGGTTACACACACAGTTATTCCATACATTGTTGAGGCAATGTAATCCACTTTGCTGCTGACTTTTAATCATGTGCACACGCAACAACCCTTCCTCTGATCCTTAGCCCTAATTTCATGGACAACAAGCAGATTGATTTAATTAGTTCTCTCACAAGAGTTCAACCTTGTGAGAGTATTGTTAAAGAGCTAGCCAAATGTAGTCTAACTCCTTATTTAATGTTTTAATTGTAGCTGTTTTGTTTACTTCTTCTTTAGGTGTAATAGAAGTAGCTTTAGCTTTTTCATCTGCCTCTTTTTGAAGCCAATAAATCATACTACTTGAACCTGAAATTCCATTTATCCAACCATTTTTAACTTCAGCTTTATAAAAATGATAATCTCCAGAAGCAACTTGATATACAATATAAATCTTTTTACCTAGTAAACGAGCTCTTTTTAGTTCTCTTCTACATCCAATTGGCATATTAGCCACAGTAGCTGTAAACGCGTTGTTAGGTAGTGCAAATATTACTACATCTGCTTCATCTAACCACTTAATATCGTATACATTAGGTTTTGATCTGTCCCAATATACTGGATTAATTCTATTGTTAATTAACTTTTTTACTGCATCTTGAGTAATAACAGTGTATCTCTCTGGTCCTACCTCTAACTCAGATCCTGGTATTGATATATATGCTTTCATATTTACTTTTATTTAGTGAATAATTCATCATATGCATCTTGTGTAGCTTTTAGTTTAAGACTTAATACAGTTTTTTTTACTTGTAAGTCAATGATTTCTGCAAATCTTTTTTCACAGTCTTCTTTAGTTAATCTCTTTAAACCTTTATTTAAATCAGTTTGTAAAGAGAAATCTTGTAGGTCAAATATTTTATCATCTATTTTCTCAATCTCTTCTTCTAAGGGAACAAGCTTGTCTACCTTTATAGATTGTGCTATTCTACTAGCATACTTTTCTGCTCTTTCTTTAACAGTTTTTGACTTTTGTAATAATGATAATGCTTTCATGTTATTAAGTATTAAATGATTAAATATTTTGTTGAGCTTAATTAAAAGTCTCGTGTTCGTATTTCTCTAATAACTCTTTTAAATGAAATAGAGGTATTATAGATTTGTGATCATATCTTCTGATATCAATTGTAAACTGTTCATCACCATAAGCATCAATAAAACTATCTGTTTGTGAGAATGTTCTTTCATAAGTAATAACTTTATCTGTCATAATAATGTGTGTAACTGTATTAAATGATTAAAATTTATTGTATACTCTATACTCTTTCCAAGTCATATACTCTCTGTAAGGTGGAATTGACTTGTAGTAATAAATAGTGTTATTTAGTTCAGTTACTGACTTATAACAATGCTTTCCTTCTGCTTTACCAGCCATGTATCTATCTCTTTCATCTGTAGTAAATAATACGTATAGACAGTAGCGTAATGATTGTAATATAAATCTCATAATAATGTGTTATTGTATAAAACAGCTATATTAAACTGATTTATGGGTGAATTAGAATTGTGTAATTGTGTGTAAAAGGTGTGTGAGTGGATTTAGTCCTACTCTATACACATCAGTCACTTGATAGCACCACAATAGCTAAGATTATAATGATTGTAAGTGTCATACTTGTGTGTTTAAGCGGTTAATACTGGTGAGGTTAATGTGTTGAGGCGGTAGATACTGGTGCGGTTAAGTCTCACACTTTATGAGTTACTTACCTTAGTTCTACCAAGGATATGTTAATTATGTTAGTTCTTCCAAGTAGCTAACATACTACCGTAGGTAGCTTTATTGTCAAAAAGAATAGACAGGTCGTTAGACCTGCCTATATCAATTATTAAAATATGTTTTTACTAAACGCTTCGTCCACAATTAATATGTATTGTAATCTACATAAACTATTCGTTTGCTCCACTTGTATATAAATATACGTGTTTAGTGTCAAAACCTTTTATGACACATATTTTAGTAATTAAGTAAAAAGAATAGGTAGGTTAATTACTCCTACCTATATCAATTACTAAGCCTCTACACCAGGTGCTTCTGCTTTAACAGTCTTAAATCTGTTGTTAGCAACGGCTTTCTTAACTGTATTAACTTGCATTTTACGTGCAACAATAATGTCAATACCGTCTAGATTAACGTGGTCAACAAATTCAACAGTAGCTGTAGCTAATGAGCCAACAAGTTCTTTAGCCTCTTCAACTGATAAGTTGATAGTAAAGTTCTCATTAGTTGCACCTTGAGCGTCACCTGCCTCTAATAATCCCATAGCCTTGTCTGCATGGTATGAAGACATAGCTTGTAAGTTTACAATAGCATATCTGTCTCCTGACTTTTTCCACGTATGTGGTGTAACCTTGTCTTTCTTGAAGAAAGATATGTTACCAATTCTGATTCCTGAGTATACACCTGCTTCTGTGATTTCAGGTCTACTGCTTAAGATTTGTGTAGCTCTGTCGATAGTTAATTCGCGTCTCTTTTCCATAATAGTACTGGACAGTTTAAGTATGTCACTCTGTTAGATTGTTAAAATACAGTTACCTTGCTTTAGATACAAAGTAACCACGGGAATTTCCCAAACTCTTAGAAGCGTGGTATGCCCCAACCAAGCGAAGCGCAGGGGGGCTGAATCTTAGTTATATCACACACTCATCAATAAAAGTTTTTTAAAAATTACCAAAAAAAATTTAAAATAATTAGGATATGTCATAAATAAGTTGTACCTTTGTGGAGTTATTAATAACAAAGCTACTATGAATTGTGGTCCAAACGTTTCTGGGAATGGTGGTTTTATAAAGGAGGAAAACCCTCTTTAGCAGTAAATAAATATAAATATATGAAAAATAAATATTACACACCAACAATAGAAGAATTTCATGTAGGGTTTGAGTTTGAAGTAAACTACACAGATGAAGGATGGGTAAAAGAAATCTTTTGTAGTGGAAAAGGAAGAAACATTGATAGTGTATCTAAATTAAAAGCGTTTCTAGGGAGGGCTAAATTTGAAGAAGCTTATAGAGTCAAATACCTAGACAGAGAAGATATAGAAAGTTTAGGGTTTGTCGGAAGAAATCCCGAAAGGAATAATAAGTCTTCTGATTATTTTAAAATGAAAGCTCCTGGTACAATAAGTTATTGGACTGAAATAGATTTAGATTTTAGATGGGGATTTAAAGATGTAAGTATAAGAGGTGTTAGAGGTAATGAAGATGATTATTTGTTCAGAGGAACAATCAAAAACAAATCAGAACTAAAAAAATTATTAAAAATGTTAAATATATTATAATATTATTTGGTTATTAAAAATAATTGTCGTACCTTTGTACTATGAAAAATTATAAAGAACTACTTAAAGAGCTGAAGACAGGACAGCATGATATATTCAATCAACCTGAAACAAGTAAGTATATACTAAAGACTCCAAAAGGAATAGAGTATGCTTTAACAAGAAATACAGAAGAGATTAGTATTATATATATAGATAGGAGAAAAAGATTAAGATTAACAAATACTTTAAAATTTAATTAATGGTTAGTTTAGAAATAACGTCAAGTGGAGATGATATATTAGTAGGGTTTCAGCATATACATGAAGATGCTACAGAATTAGATCCTTCTTTCAGTATGTTATCTATAGGATTTTTATTTTTTACTGTATCAATAATATTTATAGACGCAAAAGATGAATAATTATATATATTTTAACGAAGAGTGGAATGATGGGAAAGATAGAGAAACTGATAAAGAATAAAGTATTTAGGATATACGATGAGATAACAGAGTTAATCCCATCAGTTAATGGTAGATTAGGAAATGAAGACATGATAGACGTAGCAGCACTGGGAAGTATCCAAAGAGCTACGCGTAGTCTTACAGCCTTTGTAGATATAGATGAAGGATTACCTGAAGACAACCATACGCCTGTTAAATTGAAAACAGATTTAATAGTGATGAGAACTAGTGCTTATGAACAATTATTAAAACAAATACAGATATTAGAGAATGGGAATAAATAGACAAGGTAAGAGAGTAGAAAGAAGAAAGAAATTAAAAGAAGTTAAACAACATAAACAAGCTTTCTTTGAAAAATTAAAGGAATTAGAAAGAGTAGCAGAGTTATTAAAGGAGGAAGAGGTAACAGAAGACAACTTAGTAGAAAAGGTAGCTATCTACTCAGATATTACCATAGGATCATTAGAGAAGTTAGTATTAAAAGGTAAATTAAAATTAGGAGCAGATGTATAAAAAAATAATAGCAAGTATAGTAATAGGGTGTGTATTATTAGTAGTAGTCCCTAAAGTTAATAAAGTTATTTATAATGAATTACCTCCTAAGTCTTATTACAAGACTAGATTATTAGAGAGGGGTGTATTAGTATTACGTAAACCTATAGGTAAAGATACTACAGCAGTTATGGTAGATATAGCACTTGTACCAATAGTGGATAAGTTCTTAACAGAAGCAGACAGCCAAGGTGCAGATCTTAGTAACCTAACTAAGTTAGATTTTATAGGTTATGATTACCTACCAATAAATAAAGGATTGCTAGGGTTTCAACAAACTATGTTAGGAAGTAAAGATTATATAGTTATTAACTCTCATGCAGTAATGGATAAAAGAAAACTAGAAGTAGTAGTATACCATGAGATAATGCATCAATTAAGAGAAGATAGCTTTCACTGTGTAAGTGACACCTGTTCTTTAATTATGTCGCCTTTTCTTACAGATAGAATTATAGACAGTATAAGTAAAGATAGAGACAATCAAGTTAAATTACTATTTAAAGCAATAAAGAAATGCGATTAGACCAGATAACAATAAAGAATATAAAATCATTTCTAGAAGGTAATTTTAAGTTTTATTTATTTAAACTTATTAAATCTCCTGCTTACATTACGGAACAATACTTATATAGACTAAGTTTATGTAAAAAAGATTGCATACCTAATAAAAAATGTGTATATTGCGGATGTCCACCAATTAAGAAAGCTTTTGTTAAGCAATCTTGTAATAAAGGTAAAAGGTTTCCAGACTTATTAACTGAGAACCAGTGGAAAGTATATAAAGAAAAAAACAATATAAGCGTAGAAGAAGATGGAGAATAATTATATTATAAAGAAAGATACAATACAAGAAGCAATAGATGATACAGTATTATGGGAACAAAGAATAGCGAAGTTTCAAGAACTTAAGCCTGATTATAACTGTGAAATAAAAATAAAGAAAAACAGTGACACGGAACAGAAATGGGAACTGCACGCTAAAATATGGAAAGATGAACAAGTTAACTATAAGAGAACTACAGAAATTATTAACACATTTGCAGCATTATAATAATATGGCACCATTTCCTCCATATGACACTGATTATGTAAAGGAAGTAGAAAAAACAATAGAAAAGATGAAAGATAGTAAAAATAATTATGATGAACTACCAGTAGTATGTTGCAAACACTGCAAAAGCCTACATGTAAGCGTAGATGATGAGATGAATGACATATGTAATAGATGTGGATCAGTAAACGAATTAGAGACTTTAGAAGATATTAAAGCGTACCAGAAAAAGTACGGAGATATCTGGAAGTAGTATGATGTTCATAGCGTATGTAGATTTATATGAGACTATTATGGATGAAGAGACTAATGAAATGTTTCAACAGTTATCTCAATCTAATTGTACAATGCCACTAGAATTAAACGCAAATGAGATACTTACAGTATCACCAATGATTACAGCTAAAGGTAAGTTCTTCAAAAACGTTACTAAATTAACAGATAGATATGGTAATTCATATAAAGTATTAGGAAATTATAAAGATATTATTAATAAGAAAGATGATAAATCAAAAAACAAGATAGGATATACAAATTATGGGAAAACAACCAATTAAATTCAATATACCTCTGTCCACAGAACAGAAAGAAGCTAAAGCAGCTATTTTAACTACAGATGTTAACTTTTTATTAGGGGGAGAAGGTTCAGGTAAAACAATGTTATCAGTAAACACAGCATTAGACTTATTCTTCAGAAAAGACACACATTATGATAAAATTATAATTACAAGACCAGCTGTAGCAACTGAAGACTTTGGTTATCTTCCCGGAGATATGAATGATAAGCTAGGACCTTACTTAGCGCCTATATATGAAACAATTACAGACATATACGGTAATACAGATGTAAAAAAGAATAAGATTGCTAGACACTTTGAAAATAACGAAATTAGGATACTTCCTATAGCATTTACAAGAGGAGTTACTTATAGTAATGCTATTGTAATTGTAGATGAGTTTCAAAACTGTACGCAACACCAAATGGAGATGATTATAGGTAGACTAGGTAAATCTTCTAAGTTAATCTTTGCAGGTTCTAAGGTTCAAATTGATTTACCTAGAAAAAGCAGCAGTGCAGTACATAGTGTATCAAAATTAGAGACTAATGAGTATACTTATATAAAAGAGTTACAAAGTAATCACCGACATGCTGCAGTAGTATCTATTTTAGATACATTAAGAAAAAAAGAAGAACAATATGAAGAACGGAAAGATAGCGAACATAAATACGTCAATTAAGAACTTATTTTTTAAATGGTTAGATATAACTAAACCTTTTCATAAACTAACTCCACAACAACAAAAAGTATTAGCGTTAATTCTCTATTACAATCATATTTATAAAAAAGAAGTTAGTAATGATGCACTTAGATGGAAACTGGTGTTTAGTTATGATACAAGAATGGTTATAAAAGAAGAATTAGAGTTAAAAGAAGGTGGGTTTTTAAATATATTAACTAAGTTAAGAAAAAAGAATATTATAAAGAATAATAAAGTAGTTAGTACTTACATACCTGAAATTGAACTAGGTTCTAAGATATTTAAGGTTATATTCAACTTTAAAATAACAGACGATGCATAATGATATAAAAATAAAAGCATTAATGCACAGAGTAGGGCTTCTAACTGGATTACCTGATGCAGAAGTAGAAAATATTATAAATTCACAGTATGCCTTTATAAAAAGCACAATTGAAGATATAAATTTTAAAGAAGTAAAAACAAAAGAGGAATTAGACGCAGTAAAAACTAATTTTGTATTAAAATACTTAGGTAAGCTTTATACAAACTTTAATACCTTACAAAATATTAATAATAAACGCAAAATTGCAAAAAAAAGAAATAAAACAAATGGGAGCAAATAAAAATTACACAGTAGATACAATTAAAGAATTAGTTAAGGATTTTCCTTTAGAACCAATGTTTACACGAGTTATTGTAACTTTAAACCAAGTAACAGAGGAAGGAGACTTAATTTTATCTTCAAATGCACTAGATGAAGAACAATTTGTAGTAGCTGTAGGTGATACAGCGCAAGTTAAACCAGGACAGAAAATTTTGTTAGATTTACCTAAATTAACTAAGAAAGTACCAGATCCTAATAATAGTCATACTCCAATTGAGCAAATATTCATAGAAACTTTAACTGTGGATGAGGTAGTATATGGAATTATATATGATAACCAGATTAAATGTAAATTTACTAACTAATGAAGTTATTTGAAGTAAAACAATGGCAGCTCCAAGTTAAAGAAGAAGCTTGGGGCTACAAGCCGTTTAAAAAACTATTAACTCGTGATAAATCTAAAGATAAAGATAAAGCTTTAAATGAAATGTTTTTTATATGGAATTATTGTGATATTAAGTCAGATTATATGCATATGACTGACCTAAAGATAAGAGAAGAGCAGATAAAAAAAGATATAGGACTTCCTGCTAAATGGAAGATAGATAGTGACGTACAAGCAGCAATTGAGTTATATGAGAGAAGTAGTATAACTGTTGTGGAACAATTATACAGAAGAACGTTAGAAGCAGCTTCGGCTATAGGAGATTACTTAGGGAACACTAAAGAATTACTAGCAGAAAGAGATGTACAAGGTAAAGTAGTAACTGATATAGCTAAAATAACTGCATCTGTACAAAAAGTTCCTAAATTAATGTCAGACTTAAAGGCTGCGTATACAGAAGTAGTTAAAGAACAAGAAGATAAGGATAATAGACAAAAAGGAAGTAAAACATTTAATACATTTGAAGATGGACTATAAACATAAAGATATAACCTTAAAAGAAGAAGCTACTAATAAGATTGTAGCAGGTATTAATAAACTTTGTGACGCAGTTAAGATTACTATGGGTCCTGCAGGTAAAACAGTAATATTGTTAGATGAGATTACTAGAAAACCATATGCAACTAAAGATGGAGTGTCAGTAGCTAAATACATAGAGTTACAAGACCCTATAGAAGAATTTGGGAGTAAACTAGCCAAGGAAGCAGCTATTAAGACCGCAGAACTTGCTGGAGATGGTACTACTACTGCTACTGTACTTATACAAGCATTTATTAAGGAAGGGTTAGCGTATTTGAAAAATGGAGGTACATATAATGAATTAAAAAGATCTTATGGAAACTTGATACCTTTAATTACTAAAAAGATTAAACAAAATGCGTCCCCATTAACTAAAAAGAATGTTAAAGCTATTGCTACTACTTCATCTAATAATGATATACCTACTGCAGAGTTAATAACTAAAGCTTATAAGTATTCTAAAATAGTTATGGTAGAAGAAGGGTATTCAGACGAAGATGAGATAGAAAAAGTAGAAGGAGTAGTGTACCCTGTTACCTATATGAATAAATTATTTATAAATAACGAAAGTACACAAAGTAGCAAGTTAGATAATCCATTAGTACTATTAATAGATGGTAAAATAACATCATGTGATAATATTAAAGACATATTAATACATGCCAACAAGAATCAACAAGGTTTAGTCATAATCGCAGAGCATATTGACACTGCACCACTAGAAATATTAGCAGAAAACGTAGAAGTACGTGCCTTAGAGATATTACCTATAAAAACACCTGGGGTAGGTAAATATAGAGCAGAATACATAAAGGATATAGCTAAATTTACATCAGCTACCCCTGTTAAGAAATTAAATACACAAGTAGATATAAAAGTATTAGGTAGGTTAAAGTTTATAGAAGCAACAATATCTGATACTACATTACTACCGGCAACTGATGTTTATTACACAGAGCACATTAAGAATTTAAGTACGTTGTATGCAGAAGGAGATTTAGATGCATATTCTAAAAATATATTAGGAGAACGTATTAAAAACTTAAATGCTAAGACATCTATTATAAAAGTAGGCGGTAAATCAGATATAGAGAGAAAAGAGAAATATGATAGAATAGAAGATGCGGTTTTAGCTATTAACGCTGCGAAAGAAGAAGGAATTGTTACAGGTGGAGGAGTAATGCTATATAGTATAGCAAATGAGTTAATAGATGAGTACACTAGAATGATGTCAGATTACGCAGTACTAACAGCTATAAAAGCACCTTTTACAGTAATACAAGAAAATGGAGTAGACTACGCAGATGTAATAAGTACTGAAGCAGTAGACCCTGCTAAGGTGACGCGATGTGCTGTTGAAAATGCTGCATCTATCGCATTAACAGTACTAGGAACACAAGGGGTAGTATTACCTAGAGAATTATGGAGTTAAAAATGAACAAGTTCCAATCACCTCTGTCAGATGAGTTAAAAGAAAACTTACCTAAAGAGGTGTGGGAAGATATAGTAGAATATATCGCGACTGTTCCAATGATTAAGAACTTAATTGCAGACGAATCTGTAAGAGGGTTTGCAAAAGATCGTCCTAGAAATGAAAGTGGTAAAATTGTAGTAGATGTTACAAAGCCACATATATTAGAGGATATGGACTTCTTTAGGCAACGTGCTTTATTTTATGAAAGTACTTGTCCAGATAAAGAGCGCCTAGAAGGCGGTAGGTACACTAATCTTCCTGTTAACTCTAACCCTAAGTCAGAATACGCTGATTTTTGGAGAGAGGAGTTACGTAGGTGGAAAGAAGGACTTGTAAGAGAGTCAGATGGAGAATGGATACCTGGTCAGCTATATTTTTATTGGAACTTCTCACCTATTTGGTTGGTAGAGAAAGTTAAGGGAGATAAGTCTACAAGTAAGAAGTCTAAAGGTAAAAGGATGAGAAAATTCCCTAAACCTTGGTTAGGTGACTATTTGTTTTATCATTATATGGAACAAGGTCGGACTAATGGGCAACACGGTAAGTTATTAAAGACAAGAGGGGTTGGGTTCTCATTTAAAATGGGATCTATATCTCCTTGTAACATGTATACATATACAGGGTCAGGAAATCCTAATTTTCACTTAGCATCTGATAAAACATTCCTTACAGGTGATAAAGGGGTATTTGGAAAGGTATTAGATGTACTGGATTGGATTGCAGATACTACTCCATTACCTAAGTTACGTATTCTTGATAGTAAAAGAGCTATGGAGATTCAACTTGGGTATATGGATGAATATGGTGTCAGAAAGGGAATATTATCTTCTGTATTTGGTATATCTTTAAAAGATAATCCAGATAAAGCTAGGGGTATTCGTGGACCACTTATTCACTATGAAGAGGATGGATTATTTCCTAATCTTGAAAAAGCATGGGGTGTAAATAGAAAAGCCGTGGAGGATGGAGATGTAGCCTTTGGATATATGTTAGCAGGTGGAACTGGAGGAACAGAAGGAGCTTCTTTTGAAGGATCTGAAAAGTTATTCTATAGACCAGGTGCGTACAACATTTATGGTGTACCTAACGTATATGATAGAAATGTAAACGGAGATACACTTTGTGGATTCTTCTGGGGAGGATATTTAAATAGAAATGGGTGTTATGACGAAGATTTGGGAGAACCTGATGTTATTAAAGCTTTGACAGAGATATTGTTAGATAGACATGAAGTTAAGTATAACTCGTCTGATCCATCTGCATTAACTCAAAAGAAAGCAGAGGAACCTATTACTCCACAAGAGGCAGTAATGCGTACAGAAGGGACAGTATTTCCTGTAGCAGATTTAAAAGAGTATTTAGAAACTATTGCACCAAGAAAAGAGATATTTTTATCTGAACATTACGTAGGTGATTTAGTGTATGATGCGCAAGGAAAAGTAGTATGGAAACCTAATTTAGATAAGTATCCATTAAGAAGTTATGATAATACTTCAGGTGACAGAACTGGTGCATTAGAGATATTTGAGATGCCTAGGAAAAATAATGCAGGTGAAATACCACCAGGTAGATATATTGCAGGTATTGACCCTATTGACGCAGATGCAGGGCAATCTTTATTTTCTATATTAGTTATGGATACATTTACAGATAGGATTGTAGCAGAGTACTCGGGACGACCTAGGACAGCAAATGAGGCGTATGAGATAGCACTTCGTACGTTAATGTTTTATAATGCTCAAGCGAATTACGAAAGTAACTTAAAAGGGCTCTTTTCTTATTTTAGTAATAAGAACAAGTTACACTACTTATGTGATACTCCACAAGTACTTAGGGATATGGAAATGATTAAAGCCACTAACCAGTATGGTAACAGAGCTAAAGGTACACATGCAAATCCTAAGCTAAATTCATGGGGTAGAATACTACAAGCAGATTGGCAAATTAGTAAAGCCTATTCTACTGACCCGGATGATCAGAGGTTAAATTTACACAGGTTGAGGTCATTAGCTTATATAGAAGAATGTATTTACTGGAACGCAGATGGAAACTTTGATAGAGTATCTGCAGGTATACTTTTATTTATATTAAGAGAAGATAGAGTAAGATTAACGGAGACTGTTAAAGCTAACTTAGATAAACGAACAAGTAAAGTAGCAAATGATGCTTATTTTGCAAGAAATTACAAGAAAAAAGATGGATATAGCCAGTTGGCAAGGAATTTAAATAAAGGTTTTAAGTTTGAATAGCTATATGTAAGCAATACTAATTTAGCATATAATCTCATATGATTAGGTTTTATATGAGATTTGTGTTATATTACATAGTTAATAAAAAATATAAAATGGGAAGAATTAATAATTCAGGACAACCTCCACAAAGGTTGGCATATAAAAGTAAGACTAAAAAGTGGCGTAAAGATAACGTAGAATTTGCAGATAAACATAGTTTTTATCATAGTGAAAGTGTACGCCAAACTTTAAAAAATAAAATAGTTAACCTCAATTTATACAATGGAATTGTGGATGTGCAAGATATGACACATGTAGTTAACCCACATAGTATAGAAGCTGACTTTGTACCAGATAATATACCTCATCATCCAATAGCTGTACCTAAAATAGATTTACTAGTAGGAGAACAAGCTAAAAGAAGGTTTGATTGGTCTGTTATAGTAACTAATTCAGATGCTATTAGTAAAAAAGAAGAAGATAAAAAGAAAATGCTTCAAGGTAAAATTACTGAATTTTTACAAAGTAATTATGAAAATGAAGAACTAGAAGCCAAAATGAAAGGTTTGCAAAAATACATGAAGTATGAATGGCAAGACTTACGTGAAAGAATGGCTAACCAAATTTTAAAGCATTATTGGGCAGAGCAGAACTTTTCTAAGATGTTTACTAATGGGTTTAAGAATGCTTTGATAATGGCAGAAGAAACTTACCAAGTAGGTGTAGAACACGGCGAACCTTTTGCTAAAATGCTAAACCCATTAAAAGTACATGCGGTAAGAAGCGGAAATTCAGATAAAATAGAAGATTCTAATATTATAATAGTAGAAGACCACTGGAGTACAGGAAAAATCATAGATGTGTACCACGATGAGTTAAAACCATCAGATGTAGATAAAATAATGGAATATACTACTACTTCCGGTAGTGGAAGTTACGACGATGATGATAGTAACCATACTTTGTTAAGAGATGGAGCAGATGAGTTAATAGGTTCTTATTTAAATATAGCAGAGCTAAATGGACATTACTTTTCATCTGATTACACAGATACAGATGGTAATATGAGAGTATTACAAGTATTTTGGAAAAGTCTTAAAAAAATTAAAAAAGTAAAGTATTATGATGAAAGTGGAGAAGTACAATATAAAATACGTTCTGAAGAATATATAGAAGATAAAGATTTAGGAGAAGAGTCTACTTCTTTATGGGTTAATGAATGGTGGGAAGGTACTATGATTGGAAAAGATATTTTCTTAAATATGAAACCTCGTAGTATTCAATACAATAAAATAAATAATCCTTCTTATTGTCATCCGGGCATAATTGGACAAATATATAACACTAATCAAGGTAGAGCTATATCCTTAATGGATAGAATGAAAAACTATCAGTATTTATATGATGCAGTTTGGGACAGATTAAATAAAGCTATTGCTAGTAATCATGGTAAAATTCTTGAATTAGATATAGCTAAAATACCAGAAAACTGGGAAATTGATAAATGGTTACACTTTGCAGTAGTAAATAAAATTGCAGTAATGGATTCTTTTAAAGAAGGTAATCATGGGGCAGCTACTGGTAAACTTGCAGGATCTATGAATACTGTAGGGGGGAGAGCTATTGATTTAGATACTGGTAATTACATACAACAGCACCAACAGCTTTTGGAGTTTATTAAAAATGAAATGGGTGAAATAGCTGGAGTATCTGCACAAAGACAAGGACAAATCTCAAATAGAGAAACTGTAGGAGGTGTAGAAAGATCAGTTAATCAGTCATCTCATATTACAGAGTATTGGTTTTTACAACATGAGTCTGTTAAGGTAAGAGTACTATCTGCTTTTTTAGAAACAGCTAAGTTTGCTTTAAAAGGAAAAAACAAAAAAGCACAGTACATATTAGATGACCAATCTATCGCTATGTTAGAGATGGATGGAAATCAATTTGCTGAGTGTGATTATGGTTTAGTTGTGACTAATAGTACTAAGACAATGGAGTTAGAACAGATGTTAAAACAATCTGCACAAGCATTTATGCAAAATGGAGGTTCTATGTCTGTACTAATGGATATTATGTTTGCACCATCATTAATGGATATGCGTCGCAAGTTAGAAACTGCAGAAGAAGAAGCACATCAAAGATCTCAAGAAGCTCAACAAGCACAAGCTAAACAAGCTGAAGCTCAGATGCAAGCTCAAATGCAAGCAGAACAAGCTAAGATGCAGTTGGAACAAGCTAAGTTACAATTAGATGAAGCTAATAACATTAGAGACAATGAGACTAGGATTAGAATGAAAGAAATGGATGTTATGAATAGTGGAGAAGAAGTAGAAGCAACTGAAGCACCATTAGATAGAGAGAAGTTTGAGAATGATAAAAACAATTTTAATCAAGAGTTAGAGCTAAAGAAAGAAAAACAAAGAGACGATAGAAAAAAACAACAAGATGATGTAAAGTTAAAAGAAAAAGCATTAACTGTGCAAAAACAAAGTAAACAAAATAGCAATAGCTAATAGAAGTATAACTGCAGTTAATATAAAATATCATTGACTTTAAGGATAAAAAAGTATATATTTGCTAATATTAAATAAAAAATAATGGGAGAAGAAGAAAATTTAGGCATGGACCTCTTTGGTTCAGGCGAAAATCTAGAATTAAATCTAGGGAGTACACCTGAAGACTTCACAGGAAGTTTTGAGATAGGTGACGAAAATGAAAATGATAATTCTGGTGAGGATGCAGCTAATGCTGCTCCAGAGAACGTAGCTGGAGAAGAAGACTCAAATGGAGATAATGGTCCTGACGCAGATAATGACGCAGACAATACTACTTCTCCCAGCATGTATTCTTCCTTTGCTAACTTACTGCATGAGGAAGGACTGTTATCTGATTTGGAGTCTAATACAGAAATAAAAAGTGTAGATGATTTAAAAGCTTTAGTTGAAGCAGAAATTTCTAAAAAAGTAGAAGAAAGATATAGTCCAGAAGAATTGGAAGATATAAAAGCCTTAAGAAATGGAGTAACTAGAGAACAATTAGCAGAGCACCACAAAGTGCAAAATCAATTAGATTCTATAGGACAAGAGCATATAGAGAACAATGGTGAATTAAGAAAACAACTAATTTATCAAAACTATATTAATCAAGGTCTTTCTGAAGATAAAGCAGCTAGTCTAGTAAACAGAAGTGTAGATTCTAAGTATGACACAGAAGATGCAATTGATGCGTTAAATAGTTTAAAACAACATCAATCTTATAAATTACAAGCACAACAAGAACAATTAAAAATTGATGCAGCTAATGCGCAAGCCGCGTATGAGGCAGAGCAAACAAAGTTAAAAGATTCTATCTATGCAAAAGAGGAAGTAATAAAGGGACAACCTTTTACTAAAGTACTTAAAGATAGAGTTTATAACAGCATGACAAATGTTATAGGAAATTCTCCAGAAGGAAATCCTGAAAATGCCCTGATGAAAGATCGCAGGGAAAACCCTATAGAGTTTGATTCCAAACTTTACTACCTATATGAATTAACAAAAGGATTTAAAGACTTTAGTGTCTTAAATAAAAAAGCAACAAGTTCTGCAGCAAATGAACTGGAACAAGCTTTAAGGTCTAGTAATTTTATAGAAGAAAGTGGAATGCCTAACTATCTACAAGATAATGATAGTTATGACGGTATAGGAGATGAATTTGTATTTTAATAAGTATATAATAAATAAGTAAAATAAATTATGAGTGTAGGAAAATTTGTAATGACTAAGGGAAAAGCCTGGTCAGGATTAACATTAAAGAACCATATTGGTGCTATTTTTGGAAGTAGACCACAATTGGTTTCTAAACTGACAACTGTTCTATTGCAACAGTCAGGTATGAAGAACTTAGATACAATGTTATCTATGTTCCCAGAAAAAACATTAGAAACATCTGATGATTTTGTATGGAAGTTGGTAGGAAGTGACGAAAGAAACATTCCATTAGTAGAAGCACGTTATAACGGTGCAGTAGTTGTAGAGGCTGATTCTAATATTGGACAAGGTCGTAGTAACTTTGAATTAGTATTTGGTGAAAAATGGTTTACTGATGTGCATATTATTGCAGGTAACAGACCAGATGTGTACCAAGTACGTATATTAGATGAACCACGTGAAGAGGGTGGTAACTACGTTTACACTTGTGAAGTGTGGGGTGGTCAAGAGTCATTAGCAGGTATCCCTGGAGATGAACTTGTAAGAGGCGTAAGATTCTCTATTGAATCTGCTTACGTTGAAGATGAACTTTCTACAAGAGGTGCAGGAATACAATTTACTTCTCCTTACTTAATGAGAAATAGTATGTCTACATTAAGAGTAGAGCATAAAGTATCTGGAGCTATGATTGACTGTAAAATTGAACCAGTTTATCATACAGGAATTGAAACTAGAGACCCTAACTCAGGTAAGGTGCATAGATCAATGACATGGATGCAAGAAGTTTACTGGCAGTTTGAAAAGTCATTATCTAGATTAAAGTCTCGTACTTGTATGTTTGGTAAGACTAACCGTGATGAAAATGGTAGATTCTTAAACAAAGGTAAATCAAATATTGAAATCAAAGCAGGTTCTGGAATTAGAGAGCAAATGGAAGTGTCTAACACTGTACATTATAATACATTCTCTATTAGATTACTAGAAGATATGCTTTATGAGCTATCTGAAGGAAAATTAGATTTCTCTGAACGTAAGTTTGTATTATACACAGGTGAAAGAGGAGCTGCTCAGTTCCATAGAGCTGTTACAGCTGAAGCATCTGGATGGTCTAACTTAACTAATACTAACCCATCTACTTATCAGAAAACTACTTCTAAATTGCATACAAATGCATTTAAAGCTGGATTCCAGTTTACTGAATGGTTAGCACCTAACAACGTACATATTGTACTTAATGTTGACCCAGCATACGATGATAAAGTAAGAAATAAAATTATTCATCCAGATGGAGGTGTAGCAGAGTCATACAGATATGACATTTTCTACATGGGATCTATGGAAGAGCCAAACATTCAAAAAGTTAAGGTTCGTGGAAATGATGAACTAAGAGGATACCAAGCAGGTATTAGAGATCCTTTTACAGGACGTAAAGGTGGTAGAATGGAAAGAATGGAAGATTCTGCAACTATTACTGCAATGATAGAAATCGGAGCATTAGTTAAAGATCCTTCTAGAACTGCGACATTAAAACCGTCTATCTTAGGATAATATTTAAAGGGCTTTAAGAGGTGAGCCGCAATCACCTCTTATTTTTATTAAGGAAGAAAAAAAATTAAAATGGGAGAAACAAAAGAAGTAGGTACATTTAAGTTACCTAAAAGAAGAGTAGTAGTAAAATACATTAAGAGAAAAAGAGGAATGGCAGCAGGTGAACACATCACTGAAGACCACGTAATATCCGGAGGGATGCTTACTAACTCTACTAGAAAGTTTCAAGCGCCTTTGCTTAGAAACGGATCAATTGCCAATGTTTTAACAGATGAAGAAAAGAAATTTTTAGAACAAGTAACAAGTTTAAACTTATCTACGTATGGTTCATTCTGGAAAGAGCAATTTGTAACTCTTAGAAAAGAAGACAATTCATTTGACTTATCAAATCCAATAGATTACATTTCTGTAAAAATTTTAGAAAGCTGTAAAGCATTAATAGCTCCTAATTGGGACGCTAGAAATAAAAAATTAACTTATCAATTTGTCATCACTGAACCAGGTGCTGAAATGAGAGAAGTTAAGAAAAAATATGATGCTAAAAAAGAAGCATTTAAAATGTACGGTAAGATTGAAGAAGACAAAGCGCAATTACTAGGTATTTTAAAAATACTTGAAAAGAAACCTATCTCAGCTAATTCTGACTTAGAGTGGGTACAAGGTAAAGTAGAAGGTATTATTGATGATACCCCTAAAAGATTTGTAGAGTTAATTAAGAACCCTGCGTATCATACTATGTTATTATTAAACAAAGGATTAGATGCAGGTGTAATACAAAGACAAGGAAATAAATACGCAACTACTGATGGATTAGATTTAGCAGATGTAGGAGAAATTGCAACTTTTGATGTAGCAATTAGGTATTTAGATGACCCTAAAAATCAAGAAGTCAGAACATTAATAGAAGCAAAGATTAATAACGCAGACTAATTATGAATATAGTAGAATTTAGTAACGAATTTGATATTCTCTATGATAATATAGCCACAAAAGGTGCTCCTGGTATAGACCAATATGAAAAATCTGTATATCTTACAACTGCTCAATTAGAGATAGTTAAAAACTATTACGACCCAAGAAGTAATAGGAAACAAGTAGGATTTGAAAGATCAGAAAAAAGAAGAGTAGACCTTAAGGAATTAATTAGAAATTACAAATCAACTGTAACTATAGATTCTACAGACAATATATCACCAGATTCACAATTCTTCAGAATCCCAAGTGATACGTTCTTAATCATTCAAGAACAAGCAAGCCTCATCTCTGAGGATGAATGCCTAAATGGTAAGGTCGTAAGAGTAGACCCCCAAACCTACGATGAATATAATATACAAAAAGATAATCCTTTCAGACAGCCAGATGCTAATTTTATCTGGCGGTTGGATTATTATAGTCAATTAGGAGGCACTAAAAATGTAGAACTTATATCTCCATACAATATTCAAACATACCAAATTAGATATATTAGATTTCCAGAACCTATTATCCTCACTGACTTAAATGACGGAGAGTTTATAGGAATGGATTTATCTATAGACGGTAAGGTTACATCCCAAACTTGCAAATTAAACGTAGAAATACATAGAGAAGTATTAAATAGAGCTGTAGAGCTAGCAGTTAGGGATTATAGAGAGAATAGTTTACAAAGTAAAATTCAAACCAATAATAGAAACGAGTAATAATAAATAAATTAAAATAAATAAACATGAGTGTATTTGGACCGAATCAGGTAGAAGAACTAATAATTGTAAATGGTAATGCAGCTGCAGAAGCAGATGTACCAAGTTTTATTGCTAACGCAGTTAGTGGTGATGCTCAATTACTAGGTAAAGATGGTGGAGCATTAGGATTAAACAAGCCTTTTTATGCTTTACAAAAGACAGCAGGTAATGCTGCAAGAGGATTAGATTATGAATTTTCAGATGGAGTTAGCCCTAGGTTAATAGAAAGTGTACGAGCAGTTGCTTATTCTGAAGAAATAGGAAAAAAAGTATTAGTAAGAGGATTTGGAGGAAACGTAATTCAAAACGCAACTTATGAAGTATTCATTCGTATTTATAATGACGGTGGAGCACTATCTACAGAAAACTTTAGATTTATCTATGGTAATTTTGTTACTGATGTAAACTTTGTTGGAACAGCAGAAGATATAGTAGATGGAATTATTGATAGTATGAATAAGTCGTTACGATTAAGTTACACTGATTCAGGAGCTTTTTCAGTAACTAAATCAGCTATTCCGTTAGGTATAGAAATTGAAGGATTAATTCAACCTACGGATCGTTCTAAAATTACAGGAAGACCAATTGAATTTGATGTACAAGTAACTGTAAAAGATAACTGTAACACTTTAAATTGTTCAACACCTGCAGTTTACAACTTCTTAGAAAAAGATATTCTTTCAGAAGTATTTCCAGGAACAGGAACAGGTAAAATTGTAGGAAACTTAGAATGGTTTACTAAAGGTTACAAATATGAGCCTTACAGAGAATCAGCTTATCCTGCAAACTTTAATACTCCGTATTACGCAGATCTAAATGGTGAGTATAATATGATTCATATTACTTACTTTGATGAGCGTAAATATACAAATGTTGAAAGACAGTATAGAGTATTAACTATAGCAGTAGGAGACGATGCTGCATTTGCAAAAGTAAATGCTATTTTAGCAGATATTAGAATTGCATCTGGACTTACCACTGCAGAGTTACCAGATTTAGCATAATTATTAATTAACTTATAACACCAAAAAGGGTTGAGTCATTCTTGATTCTACCCTTTTTTTATATACAATAATATGATATACGTAAATATATTTAATATTACGCCAGATCAAAAAACCATTCAAGTATCAGTAGAAACTAAAGTTGGATTTAATATTACTTCTTTAAAGTTTTGGAACCAAGATACTTATAAAGATGAAACTTTAGCAGTAGACTTAGAGTATAAACTTCAGCAAATAAATAATAAAGAAGTTTTTCTAATTGAAGCAGAGGAATTAGGAGGAATAGATATTTTTTCAGGTATTTACTTTTTAGAAATAGAAAGTGACACCCCTGCAGAAGAATGTGCAACATGTACAAATCCTACTATAGCTGTAACAGCTAATTTTACAAATATTCAAAATTGTATTTTAAATGATGTATTAAACTTATCAGTTTGTGACGGAGATATATTTACAGATACAAATTGTAATGGAAATAAAGGAGTAAGTATTATAAACAAAAGCCTATTGTTAGATGCACTATGCGCAGCATTAACAGCAGGATATTACGAAGAAGCTATAGATATATATGGCTCTTTACTTAAAATGTGCAAAATAGATACTAATTGTCCAGAATGTAATACATGTGATACATGTGGAAACATAGGTGAAAATTCACCTTTAGCAGGATTAGGTTATGGAACATTAGGAAACACTTTAATACTAGCATAATGAGTTATAAAAATTCTATAAAAGTACTATTGGGTACTACATTAAAGCAATTAAAAACGGCTAGGCTAACTGGGAATCTCTGTATGACAGAATTGTACTTATTAAATATAATTAATAAATTTATTTATGATTGTACGTCTTGTCCTATAGACTCTGAAATATTAAAGAAATTAAAAAAGTTAGCAAGAGATTTACAAAACAAAACTTCTTATATATGTAATATACGAAGTGCACCTGAAAATAATATTTTCAAATATAAAAATAAAAACATTAATAATTTTTTTGGAGAAATGGCTACATTTAATATAAACACAGACGCAGAACAAAATTTACCTCCTAGTGAAGTAGGAGATGGACAGCGAACTACCCCATACAATACAGCAATAGTATTTACTAGAGCTGATTTTACTACTAACACTACTCCACCTTACGCAGATCCAGAAGGGGATGCAGCAGGTTTGTTAAAGATACTTGCGTTACCTTCTACAGGGGAACTTAGGTTAAATGGTGTATTAGTAGGCTTAAATCAAATTATAGGATTTGGAGACATTGACAATGGATTATTTACATTTGTACCTGCACCAAACTTGACTACTGCTCAAACCGGGCAATTCTCATTTGCTATTGCAGATACAGGGTCTAATATATTTACATCATAATGGCAAATTTTGACTTAACTATAGACGGTCCTACTTTACCTTCTGCACAAGAAGATTTTTATAGCATTCCTCCTAATACTACAATCATATTTAATGTTTTAACAAATGATTTTTTAGGGCAGCAACCTACTTCTTTAAGTTTAGATGTACTACCTGCAGAAGGAACAGCTACTGTAATAAACGGAGACTCTATAGAATATGTGTGTAATCCAGGTTATACGGGTGGAGATAGTCTTTATTATAAAATAACTGATACGAACTTAGACTTTTCTGTAGCAAAAGTCAATATAACAATAGGATAATATGGCAGCACCAATAGATTGCAATACACTTGCACAAGTAGCATTAGAGCTACAAATGAAATTTGAAAACTGTACTGCTCTGAATGCAGATGATTTAGATCTTTTAGTAGATTTAATTATGTCTGTAGGTGAATGTATAACTGCAGGACAATTTAATCAAAATAATATTTTAGAACAAGTTAATTTAACTCCATACATAAATACAAATATTAAAACTGTTTCTGATAGAGTTAATGAATTACCTTTATTTACTATTAATGAAGATAGAATTTACTTTTTTAATAATCAAGAAATAGATGATAGCTCTGTAGAAAGTGAAGTATTATACGCTTTTAAATTAGGTAAGGGTGTTTATGGAGTAGGTAGTCCTACAACTTTAACTGACTTAGATTTTATAAAACTATCTAGTGATGTACAAGGAGCATTAGCAACATTAATTACTAATATAGGATTTTCTGGGTTAGAAGTTTACAAAGGCTATAATACTGTTACAGCTAAACACGAAATTAAAAGAATAACTAATCCACCTACAGGTGCATCTTTTTTATATAATAACCCGTTAGCACCTGATAACATCTCTCAAAGAGGATTAACTTCTACTGACTTAGATATAAATGAGTTAGATGGAATTGTACAGGTAGATACTTCTACAATAAATGAAAATGTAGGAGGTAAAGTTGAAGTTTACAAAGGGTACAGTAATAGTAATAAACATGAGTTTAGAACTTTAGAATCTACTGACAATAGTGTTGAAATAGTTAATGATTCTGACAAAATAGACTTTAAAGTTTACAACCCAGTAATTAACGTAGGGGCATTTAAAGTTTTAGACATAGGGGCAGGAAACGTAGGAGATACCTTTCAAGTAGCAGGTGATATAACAGCAGCAGAAATCACTCTTGTTGAAAATAGTAATCAAACAGAAGTACTTGTTACTCTTAATAATCCAATGCTTAACTCTAATTATTTTGTAAGAGTACATTTTCAATCACTAGATACAAGTACTACATCTGATAGTGAAAGATTTAGTTATAAACCTATAACAAGAGATCATACAACAAATGCTTTTAAAATAGGATTAGCAAAAGAAAACAGTGTAGTAGGTACACAAGAATATTTAGTAGTTGTAGAAGTAGTACAAGGCTTTTTTGTATTTGGTACTCCACCTGCACGATTTCAAATAGCAGAAGGAGAATGTGATAATTTTGATCCAAACACAGTAGTATGGACAGATATATACACAGATGATGCACCTAACTTACAAAATGGAGATATAATATACACAGATGAGCTTGAAACAGTTCCTTTTGATGGACAAAACTTAAGTTATAGAATTAGACAAAATCCTAACGTAGGAAACCCTTTTATAATAGATGTAGAGTTTAGTGTAAGTAATTTAGGAGTAGTGACTTTACTAAGTAACTGTGGAGCACCTGCTGTACAATACCAAATTGCATCAGGTGACTGTAGTGATAACATTTTTTTACTTAATTGGTCAGACACTTATATCACAAGAAATGGGGTTCAATTAACTAACGAACTACCTGAAGTAGGAGATATTGCATATACAGACGCAAGTCTTACTACACCTGTACCTAGTTATAGATTTTGTAGAATAAGAGTAGCTACAACTATTGTAGGAAACCCAATTCCTGTATTTTTAACATTTGCCTATCAATTTAATACAGCTTTAGCAGGGGCAGGTGAAATAGCTCTTTCTACTGATTGTGGAACTATTACTCCACCAACAGGAACACTTGTTATAAACTCTAGTGTACCTGATGGCAGTGGTAACGGTACTATAGATGTAGACTTTGGAGAACCTAATGAATTTTTAAATTTAAACTTTGGTCTTATATTTGATAATGTATTTAATTTTAACGCTTTGTCAATAACTGGAGCAGGATTAATTCTTAGTGGAGCTTTAACAGAACAAAATAATACAGAGTCAGGAACAATACAGTTAGATTCAAATGGAGAAGCAACTTTAATTTACAATGGGCAACCTACTAATTTAAGTGGAGTAGGATGTAGTGTGCTTATAACTTCTAGAACTTCTACTCAACCTGTTCCTACAAATGGAGATCAACAGACAATAATAAACTTTAATAACTAATATGTGTAATAATAATTGTAATGGAAATTGTAACTGTAATAATAGTTACAATTTTTCAAGTGCGTGTAACCCTTGTGCAAACGGGGGTACTACACCGCCAGATACTCCAAATCTTTTAGACTGTAATACATTAGAAGATACTATGGAAACTTTGAAACGTAAATTTAAATCTTGTGCAGTGCTAGAAGCTGCAGATTTAGACTTATTAGTAGATGTTATTTATTCTGTAAAAGAATGTCCAAATCAATCTGAAGAATTGTTAAATAATATAGTTATTAACTTCTCATTACCAGATGTTACGGATGAGTTAGAAATAACTTCACAAATTAATATTTTACCTACTTTTGAAGTAGATGAAACTAATATTGCTTTTTTTAATGTAAAAGTAGGAGATGTAGAGTCTGTGTATGTATTAAAACCTGGAAAAGGTATTTATGGCTTATCTGGAGATGTTTTATTATCTCCCGGAGATGTTTACAAAATATCGGGACAAGCTCAAGCAACTAACACTGTAGAAGGCACTTGGCAAGAATTAGAAGCCCTTAGAAGTAACAATGAACTTATCATTGGTAATACGTACATTTTAACAGACTATCAAACTCAATATATTATTGAAGGTACTGATAGTGCGGATAAAGAAGATATACTAGAAGTAACAGGTACTGCGTCAGGGTATGCTAGGTTTGACTGTGTAGATGAAAGTATAATAAATAGTAATGGTGACACTGCTTTTGTTGAAGAACTTCCTGTAGGTTACACAGGACCATTAGTTGTTGGAGATTTACTTACTGTAAACGCATATTTTAACTGTGCTTTTATTAGGTTTACCCCTAGTTTAACTACTACCGGTGTAAAAATAAAAGTTGTACAGGCTAGATACCCAAATGTACCTACTGATACTTTATTATTAGATGATTTTGGGAAACCAATATTAAAACCCGGAGGAGTACTAAATACAGATGTACATGATGGTACGCCTTATTTAAAAATGAGTGCGGTAGATAACCCTATTGTTCCTACAGAAAGAATAGCTTTAAAGGCTATAAACTCAAATACTTTTTCTATAGATGCAGAGAGCCTTACTTATGTAGGGGACACTTTAAAATATGATTTTGAAGATATAAATTTAGAAGATGGTAATGGTAATTCAACAGGTCTTTTTAGGAGAGGGTTTATTAATAAAAGAACTAATTTAGAAGATACGGTTTCTGTAGATAAAGATTGGAGAGTACAAAGATACAGAAGATATAAAATAGATCAAGCTAATTTTAATTTAATATCTCATCAGCAAAGTCAAAGTGGAGGTTCTGTTGCTTTATATAACTATAATAGCAATAATAGTTTTGCACCTGCGAACACAATAAATGAAGAACATAAATATATAGCTAGATTTCCTTTTGAGTTAGGTTATTACATAGATTTTACAAAAATAAATGACAATCCATTTTTAAGTGGAGGTCCAGGTTTAAATCCTTCAACAGGACTTAATTTTCCTTCAGGAGCAAATGTTAAAGTAGATTTAGAAATACCTTTTGCAGACTTACAAGAATGTAAAGACTTTTTTATATTTCCAATAGAGAATAATGATAAGACATTACTTACTACTAAATTTAAAGTAGGTAACTTAGAGAATACAATTTTTAGATTAAACTCTCAAACTTTTGGTAATACTGAACCTATTTTTGTTGAAGTAGTTAAAAGACTTTCTAACTCTTCTATGATGTCAGGAACTAATGTAGTAGCAAGTATAAGTAATTTAGATAAAATAATTACTTTAGATAGGTATTATGTTATCCATAATAGCTCTACAGATATGGTAGGGTTTACATCTTTTGCTTATGGGAGTATACAAAACAATGGTGTTATTCAAGATGTTTTTATAGGGTCGGATGCAAACTCCAGTACGCCTTTAAATGTTTTTAACGAAACAAAAATTACTCAAGGAGCAGAATTATTTTATACGATGATAGGGGGTAAAAGACCACAAAACTTTGAAATAAAAGCTAAGATGTCTCATTGTCTTATACGTATGGAAAATTCTTTATCAACTGTTATAGATGGTTTAATGTTCTTGACTACTTTTGTTTCTAATAACGCAACTAATACGGTAAACTCAGGATATACGGTAACTTTAAATACTTACGCACAGCAAATACCTGGAAAAGGAGATAATGGATTTCAATATGTATTTAACTTACTTCCTAGCAATGCTTTTTTAAATAATGATAATTTTAATAAAGAAATTGTTTATAATAATGTAGATGCAAATCAAAACATAAGTTTAATAACAGAAGTAATACCAACATAATATGGCACTAGAAAAATTATACAATGTAACGTATCAAGGCAATCTAGCAGACTTACCAGCTACTCTTCCAGGAGGGAGTCTTTTTATAGCTAAAGATACTAAAGATGCGTATGGATATGATGAAAATAACTTACCTTTTTTAATAAATGATGAAGAATGTAATTGTCAAAATGAAATAGATGATTTATCTGCACAAATTTCTGAAGGGTTTAACGCTACGAATCAATCAATAGCAATCTTACAACAAGATTATTCACAGACTAAGAATAGAGCTGCAGGAATAAGAGAAGCTAATGGGAACTTTAGACAACCTATGTTTACTAGGGGGGACCAGTCTTATGGGGTTGAGTATGCTTTTGGTGGAGATGTTTTTACTAGGAGGTATGAAATTACACTTACAGGTACACAAGTTCAAACTATTACAGAACCTTTTAACTTTACTTTTACTAATATACTAGAAGTAAAGGTACCTAAAATTTTAGATGCTGGAGGAGTTTCAGTTTACGACTCTATATTAAGTTTTGAAAGAGCACTTGGAATTGCTGCAAAAGTTAAAATTACTTTGTCAGTGTTAACTCAAAAAGCACCAGGAATAGTAATTAATAGTGATGGAGTTAGTAACTATAGTGGAGAAAAGTTATATGTAGATGTCTTCTATACTAAACCATAAAGATAAGTTTGTTAAATTTTACTTATCTTACCATAATGTAGATATTAATAAACTTAAAGGAGATGTCTTGTATTTAGGTATGGGAACTGCATATTGTGCAAGACATCAACCTAATTTAGTTACTAGTACTACATTTGTAGAATTAGATAAAGAAGTTATAAAAGCTTCACATAAAAATAAAGATTGGGTAGTACATAATGAAGATATATATAGATTTAAAACAGATAAAAAGTTTGATTATATATTTATAAATATATTTTATCAGTGGACCCCTAAAGAAGAGTTACAAGAGTTAATAAACAAGTACAGTAGTAATCTAAAAACTAAAGGAGAGTTTCTGTACCTCAATAAATTATTTAATTAATTATGGCAAAAATAATAAGTACAAAAAAATTAAAGTATGATGCTAGAGACACTAGTAAAGAAGGAATTATTGAATTAGAAGTAGTAGGCTTTAAATATCTATTAAATAATCAATACTTAGTAACTATTAGAGACACAGTAATTACAGAAGAGATTATAACTATTCCTGCGCAACCTTCTTTAAGTGGGATACCAGGTGAACCGGATATACCTAGTTATACTGAGACTAAAGAAGTACGTACTGCAATAAAATTAAGAGATAAGCTTTATAACAAATTAGAAATAGATCAGTTATTTAGTTCACTCAATAAAAGTATAGAACAAAATGATTCTTTTACTGAAAAGTTTGAACTGTTAATAAAAGAGTCTATATTAGTAATCACACAACTAGATCCAATATACGGAAGTACTTCTTCTGATTGGGAAATTAAAAATATATAAATATGTATACAATAGTAGCATCTTCTTCTGGTAAAGGTTTTGTATTAAATAATGCAGCTCCACGAAGTAAAAGTGACCAATATGAGATAATAAAACAAGGTAATAAATTAGGAATAAGAGAATTAGTGTCTAATGAGTTCTTAGCATCTCCTTTACTGTTTTCAGAATGGAATAATGGAGCTTTTGCAGATATACAAGCGGCTTTAGATGCACTAGAATCTTTAATATTTCCAGATCCTTCAGGTGGCGGTGGAAGTGGAGGAGATGCTTCGGCTGCTAATCAGTTAACTCAAATTGCAGAATTACAAGAATTAGTCACATTAATGACTGATTTATATGCAGAGCAGAGAGTTGATTTTGAATTAAAAGCAGTAGAGGATAGTAATGGAGACGTATTTTTATTAAGAATTACATTTAATGAGTTAACTGGTACTTATGGCATTGACTACATAGATGCACAAGGTAATCCTGCTACACCTGTAGGAACTACTAGTTTTTTAAATCCTAATGCTATTTTAGTAACTTTAAATGATAATATTTTACAACTAACAGATGTAGTGGATTTATTAACTGGAAGTTTGTACACTAGTGGTTCAGTACTTAGTACTAATGATACTTTTACTAGAGTACAAGATAAAATAGTAGATTTAACATCTCTAAATGAGTTTAAAGAAATTACTTTAATATTTCATGGGGCAGGTGGAGTCTATAATGGTATTAATGTATATGATGGTAGAGTTTACACTTTTAAAGTAGAAAATGGTTTTATATTAAATAATGATATAGTTACTATTCCTACAACTACAAGTCCAGTAACAGGTTTACTTGGAATAGAAATAATGTATTTAGGAAAATAATATTATGAATAGATTTTTAAGAATATTTACTGACGCTCTTTCTGTATTTTTTAACAATACAGGAAGTAGCTTTAGTACTAATAATATACAAGACGTTATAACTGAAATAGATACTATATTACAAAGTAAGGCAGATGTAGGTAGTAATGTTAGTGATTTTAATAATGATGCAGGTTATATAACACTAGCAGATGTCCCTTCAAGTAATGACGTACAATCAATTACTGGGGACGGAGTAGATAACACAGATCCACAAAATCCTATATTATCTTTTCCTAATGCGGATCAAGTAGATGACAGTTCAACAGTTAAAAAGTTTATAACACAAGCTGAATTAAATTTAATTGTTACTAATACTAATAACATAGTACAAAATACTACTGATATTCAAGATGCAGAAGTTATTATAACTCAAAATACTAATGATATATTAAATAATTCTTCTGATATTCAAGATTTGCAATCTAATAAAGGAGACATGTTTAAAGCCATATATGATACTAATGATGAAGGTATTGTAGATAAAGCACAAAGTATAGTTTATAAGGCTCAACTTAATCAAGCAGTAGTAAAAGGTAATCTTGTTTACGCAATAGATAGGAATCTTGCGACTGGTAATCCAATAGTAGGGTTAGCAGATAATACCGTAAGTTTTGCAGATAAAACTGTAGGAATGGCTGTAACAAATGGAGTACCAGGGCAAGTAATTGAAATACTTAAAAATGGAGTTATTGAAAGTATAGATACTTCTTTATTCGCGGTAGGTGAAACTGTATTTTTATCAACTTTTGGAACATTTGATCAAATAAGTAATATAACTAGTGGCTCATTTACACCTATAGGGTTTGTAATAAAGAGTAATTTTACTAACGGAAGTTTAATTGTAGACACTAGTGCAACAGAAAGTATAAATACAAACAACACTCTTAACGAGTCTACTGTTACAGGTAGGACAGTTACAGATGCATTAGATAATTTAAACTCTAGTCCAAATGGAGTACAGTCTGTTACAGGAGATGGTGTAAATAATGTTGACCCATTAAATCCGGTATTAACTTTTCCAGATGCAGATGAAGTAGATGATACTACTACTGTTAATAAATTTGTTAGTTTAGCTGAAAGACAGTTAATACAGACTAACGCAACCACTATTAACTCAAATACTTCTAGGATTAGTACGTTAGAACAGGAGGTATTAGATTTAGACGCAAATAAGGTAGAAAGTGTAACAGGTACTAGAGTAGATAATTCAGACCCTTTAAATCCTATTATTAATTTACCAAAATATGTATCTTTACAGGCAGGTTTAACTAGACCTGGGCAAAGTACAATACCTTTAGCAAATCAACAAGCTAATACGTACGAAGAGTATTTAAAATTAGATTATCCTTGTACTATTACAGATAATTATTTTATATCTATAGCTTTTCAATGGTCTTCAAATGTAAGTAATACCAATACCTTATTTAGATTAGCATTAACAGATGGCACAGTGACTCAGTTTCAAGAAGTTAGAATTGAATCAAAAGATACTGGAGGTACAGGTGAAGTAGTGAATGTTATTGAGAATGGATTAATAGTAGGAAATGTTAACACAGGTACAGATATACGAGAACAAGAATATTTCCCTGTAGATGTGATATTAGACGCAGGAAAAATATACTCAGTATCACTAGAGTTTGCTCACGAAAGTACAGGGTCAGAGGTTACAGTGTACAGTGCCACAATACGATTAGAACAAAAAACACAAAACCCATAAATATGAAAATTTTTAGATATAAAAAGTATGACTTTGAAAGAGGTTTACTACCATTAGGGTACGAAAATAAACCAAAAGAAGTATACGCATTAGAAGCACCAGATGATGATTATGAATTAGTAACTGATCAAACTTATTTAGATAATTTTGTAGCAGAAAAGTATGAAATAAATGAATCAGAGGGCAGGAAATATAAAAATTTACTTAGTGCAAAAATTAGTAACTTAACGTCTATGGGAATTATAAGTGTAACAGAAGCAGAAACTTACGGAAAACTTACTGCAAAAGTTAGAGCTTTTTTAACAGAAGGGTATTGGCATAGCGCGTACTATGAACACATTAAAATAATACCAGACTTTACTTTAGAGGCATTACATTTAGAAATAAAGACTTATATAAAAGAATATGTAAACGCTAAATACCCTTCACAATTTAATATAAGTGATGGAAGCTAGTGATTTAAAAGTTGAATTTGCTAAATTAATTATGAAACATGGTGCAGCACTAACTTTAGCCGTAGCCATAATTATACTATTACAAGTAAAAGAAGCAAACCAAGATAAGATATATTTAGATACAATCCATTTACTTCGTGAAGATAAAGAAAGGCTTCACAATGAGAATAAAGAATTACAAGAAAAATTAATAGATAGTTATAAACATAAAAATTAATTATAAGAATGAATACATTAAATGATTTTATTTCATTGGGGTCTTTAGCCACCATAATTGGAGTTTTAATAAAAGGGTATAATTTTACACAAAAACAAGCTAGAGAGGATGAGTCTATAAAAAACAGATTAGCAAATTTAGAACTTATGAAGACAGAGTTAAAAGAGGATTTGAAAGATTTTAAATTAAAGTATGATTCAGAAAATAGGTTAATATTTGATAAAATGGATAAAAACTCAGAAGCTATAAATAATAAAATTGATGAGTTAAAAGATTTATTATTTAACCTAGTAAAAGATAAGTAATGATATACACTTTAAATAATATAAGAAGGGAATGTAAAAAACAGTACCCTCTATTAGATAGGCAGATTTTTGAACCTGAAAATAAATGGGATACATATATAATAGAAAAAGCTTTAACTTTTAAATTATCTAATGGGGATTTACTAGCAATAGAAAAAGGATTTATATGGGATAAAAGCTCTGTACCAAAATTATTGCATTGGTTATTTGCCCCTACTGGTAAATTTGAAATAGCTGCACTTATACACGATAAAATATATAAAGATTTAAAAGAAAAGTATTCTAGAGAGTTTGCAGATAAAGAAATGTACAAATGGTCAAAAGCCTTACAAGGAACTAGAAAAGCTAGTTTTAGAAACTTTGATAACAAATTTAGATATAAGGGTGTTAGAGTTGTTGGATGGTTAGCTTGGCAAGATATAATATAATATGGAATTAAAAGTAATAAGATATAATAAGGAAGCAGACTACACAGATGGTCTGCTTTTTATAGATAATAAATTTGAATGCTTTACACTAGAAGATGAAGCTAGAGAAATAAAAGTTAAAGGAGAAACTTGTATTCCAGATGGAACGTACAAAGTTACTTTAAGAACTGAAGGAGGATTTAATAATAGATATACTTCTAAATTTGGAGCAGACTTTCACAAAGGAATGCTATGGGTTAGAGATGTACCAAATTTTGAATACATACTAATACACATAGGTAACACAGATAAAGATACTGCAGGGTGTTTATTAGTAGGTTCAACTGCAGACAAAGACAAAGGATTCATAGGAGCATCTACAGGTGCATATAAAACTATGTATAAAAAAGTATTGAAAGCTTTAGAAAACAAAGAAGAAGTTAAAATAACTTATACAACATTATAATGGGAGATAAAAAGAAAACTTATAAAGAATTAAATGGTACTACACGTGTAGGTGATTTTTTACGTTCAATAAATAAGTCGGATGTATTAGGAAAAATAGTAGGAGTAGCAGGTGAATTAGCTACAGGCGATTTAATGGGAGCTATTGGAGCTTTAACTAAATCTAAAGAACTAACACCTGAAGATAAAGAACACGCTTTAAAACTGCTAGAAATGGATATACAAGAGTCTAAAGACATTACTAAACGGTGGGAAAGTGACATGCACTCTGACAGTTGGTTAAGTAAAAATGTAAGACCTTTAGCTATTTGTTTCTTAACAGTTGTAACTATGATATTTGTAGCATTAGATAGTTCTACTAATTTTGAAGTTGATGAAGTATGGGTAGACTTACTTAAAACTCTTTTAGTTACTACATATTTAGCTTACTTTGGAAGTAGAGGAGTAGAAAAGTATAAAAAAATATCTAAGTAATTTGGAATTTAAGTAAAAATGTTGTATCTTTGTATAAATTTAAAAAAACATATGAATAAAACAGAGATAAAAAGATTTTTACATACAAAGAAAGGATATTTAAAAGAAGGACATAAAAGACTTCATAAGGTATTATCTAAAAAAGGATACGCAGTTGGTTTAGCTGATTGTAAACAAGCGTTAAAAGAGGCTAGAAAAGAAGATAAGATAGGTGTAGTTGAAACAGGTAAACCTGCTAGAGTACTAATATATGATATAGAGACATCTTACAACATTGGAAAGTTTTGGAGAGCTGGTTATAATATGACTATACAACCAGGGGATATTATACATGAAAGAGCTATTATATGTATATCATATAAATGGACTGATGAAACTCAAGTTTATAATTTAGTATGGGATGAAAATCAATGTGATAAGTTTCTCTTAGAACAATTTATTCCTGTATTAAATGAAGCTGACATGATAGTAGCACACAATGGAGATAGATATGATTTAAAATTCATTAAGACTAGAGCTTTAAAACATAGATTACAAATGCTAGTTAACTATAAACAGTTTGACACTCTTAAAGTAGCTAAAGCTAAGTTCATGTTTAATTCTAATAAATTAGATTATATTAGTAAGTTTTTAGGAGCTGAAGGAAAGATTAGGACTGAAATGAAACTATGGGATGATATTATCCTTAGAAAATGTCCTAAAGCTTTAGATAAAATGTTAGAGTACTGTGATGAAGATGTAAGACAACTAGAAGTTGTGTATGACGCATTAGTTTCATGGGATAATCCAAGATTCCATTTAGGAGTAATGAATGGAGGACCTAAAGACACTTCTCCAATAACAGGAGGTAAGAACCTTGAATTAGTTAAAACAATAACTACTAATAGAGGAGGACTTAAAAGAATTATGCGAGATCTAACATGTGACAGATTATTTGAAATGTCAGAAAGTAATTACAAAAAATACTTAATAAAAAAATAATAACTATGAATATACCCTGCTTGCCTCTACATTATGCACACTAGCAGGGTTTTTTCTGTTTACACAATAAATAAATGAAACTTAACAAATTAATTTACGACGTAAGAGAAGCTACTAAAGAATATATGGATGATACAGAAGTATCTAATAGATATATAGCCTACCTCTTAAATATTAAAAGATCTAAGTATCTTAGACAAGAGCTTAATAACATGCAACGTACTACAGATAGTACAACTATACAGACACTTACAGTTAAGTTAGAAGAAGTAGACAGTTCAGATTGTGGGTTACAAGGAGTATGTGAAAAGATTATGAGAAGTTGTAAAAAACTACCAGACCCTTTAGCTTTACATACTAAAAATGGTATTACTAGAGTAGCTTCTTTAAATAAGATGTCTAAACCATTTAATTTTGTAACTAGAGAAAAAGTAATCTATGCCCAAGACGCTCCATTTCCTAACTCTATTTATACATTTCTACATGATGATGGTTACTTATACGTAACAAGTCAAAACAACGCTATAAACCTCTTAGAATGTATTTCTGTTACAGGTGTATGGGAAGACCCTACGGATTTAAGTAGATTCTCTGTATGTTGTTCTTGTGAAGAAAACAATTCTGCTTGTTATAATGAAGACTCTGAATACCCAATACAACCTCATTTAATAGATGGTATTCGTAGAGAAGTTATAGCAGAAATATTACAAATGAAACAAATACCAGAAGATAAAGAAAATAATGGAGAAGATCAGTAGAGGGGCTAAAAAAATACAAGGACATTATGGTATGAAAGATTACTATAAACATTATAAAAAAACAACAGAGAAACCTGTTAATGCAATTAAATACAATAAAGTAATAAGTCTTTTTAATAAAGAACTAGTAGAGTTGATGTTAAATGAAAATGTAGAGTATAACCTGCCTTCACTAGGACTAAACTTAAGTATTAGGAAAGATAAAAGAGTACCTAAAATAGTTAATGGTAAATTGGTTAATAACTCCCCAGTTGATTGGGTAACTACTAAACAGCTTTGGGATAGAAATGAAGAAGCTAAAAATAATAAAGTCTTAGTAAGATATTTAAATAATCATACTTCCGGGTACGTATTTAGAATATATCTTAAAAAATTTGGGGCTAAACTTAAAAATAGAACAGTTTATAAATATAAACCTGCTAGAAGTTTTCAAAGAGCATTAGGAGCAAGAATAAAGGATTTAACAAAAGATAAGTTTGAAAGCTTTCTTTTATATAATAAATAATATAATATGTATAACGGTAAAACCATAAGTCTAGGTGCAATCATCTGGAAAGTATTTAAAAATAAATTAATAACTGACTTATCATATGATGATGCAGCAGAATACGCATTAGAGTTTATAAGATTAGTAGGTGCCCCATTAGCTTTTGTTAATGAAGTAGAGACAATTAAAGTAGCAAATTATAAAGCAGCTTTACCTACTAATTTAATAACTATTAGAGGTATTAAAATGTTAGAAGACAGTAATAGAGAAAGTGAGTATATAGATGGAAATTTTAATGGGCAAGTTGCATTAAGATACGCAACAGATATATATCATCAAGGACTAGCATGTGAAAATAAGGAAAATGAAAATTATGCATCAGAGTATACTTATGAGGTACAAAAAGGAATAATCTTTACTTCATTTGAAAATGGAACAGTACAAATTTCTTATAAAGGTATAGGGGTAGACTCAGAAGGATATCCTTTAATTCCTGACAACGAAAAGTTTACTATGGGACTAGAATACTACATTTCTCATAGGTATTTAGAAGGGTTATGGGCTATGGGTAAAATAAGTGATAAAGTATTTAATTACTACGAGCAAAAAAGACATTGGTACTTAGGAGCAGCTAATTCTTCTATGCAAATGCAAAATATAGATCAATTAGAGTCCACTATGAATGGGTTAAATAGAATAGTCCGTAGAGACAATGCACATGAAACCTTTTTTAGAGATTGGGGTAGAAAAGAAAAAATTAAAAAATATCACTAATGGTAAAAAAAGTACAATATACATATAAAGGATTGAATCAGGATGTTACTAAAAGTAAGCATCCTTTTCAGTTTTATTATAATGCTAAAAATATTAGAATTGTAACTACTGATACACAGTCTACAGGATCTGTTTCTAATGAAAAAGGACAAGAACAAATAATAGATTTACCTACTCTTTGTATTGACGTAGTTAACAAAGTAATCAATTATGGAGGTAAGTCTCTTCCTTTTGATAATCAAGAAATTATAGATCAAATTAATGATGTACCTAGTCCAGGATGTGAAGATTCTTCTGTTCTACCAGTTTGTTCTGAAGATCAACTTATTTTAGGATACGCATTAACTAGAAATAGTATTGTGTTATTTTCTACAGATACAAAAGGATTTGATTGTATCTGGGAAGTTAAAGAAATATTAAATGATAACTACGACTTAGAATTGTTGTATTGTAGGAATTTAGGGTTTTCTATTAATAACCCAATTCAAGCGTTATTTAATTATGAAAATGAGGTAATACAAAAAGTTTATTGGGTAGATGGAAAGAATCAGTTGAGGTTTTTAAATATTCGTCAAAGTATTGAAAATGGAGATTTAGAGAACTTAATTGACTTACGTTCTTCTACTATTAATATTACAGGTGATTATGCATTAAGCCAACCTACAATCTTTCAAATTACTCAAGGTGGCGGACATACAGCAGGTATGATTCAATATGCTTATAACTTATATAAACTAAATGGCTCACAAACCACCATTTCCCCTGTAAGTGAAATAGTTCCATTAGATTTTGGTACTCCTGGAGGTGGAGAAGTTAATGAAATAGTAGGTGCAGCTCCTACCGTTAAAATAACTAATATAGATGAAAACTATACTAATATTAGAATTTATGCAATTAAATATACTGCTTTAAATGAAGTACCTTCAATAGGTTTAATCTACGATCAAGAAATAGATAATTATGAAGAAGTTTTATATTTTGACAACGCATCAGTTATAAATACTATTTCTCTTGAAGAGTTTTTATTTCTAGGAAGCAATGTGTTTATTCCTCAACATATACAAACTAAAGATAGTAGATTATTTGCAGCTAATTTAACTGATAAAGCATTTGATTTAGAAATAGATTGCAGGTCGTATTCTTTTAACAGTTCAGGACAATCTACAGTAAGAGATGCAGATGGTGCGCTTTTTCCAATTGAACCATTAAATAATTATAACTTACCCCCAAAAAATGCAGCTATAAATGACAACTACAATGTGTTTATCTACCAATCTGATGGTAGTACATTAGGAGGAGAAGGTAGATATATAAAATATGAAATATTACAGAAAGCGGTAGCTCAATGTAAAGATGGAGAAAAAAATACAAGAGTATTTAAAGATAGAGAGATTTACAGGATAGGGATAGAATTTTATAATGGACTAGGGCAAAAAACAGCTGTAAAATGGATGGCAGATTTAAAAGCTCCTACAGGTAATTTAGAAGATAGATTAAATACTTTAAATGTAACTTTAAAACCTGAGTTTTTTACCTATATAAATTCATTATGTTTAAATGATGAAAGTAAACCTGTAGGTTATAAAGTAGTTAGAGCAGACAGAGAAGCAAATGATAGAACGATTCTTTGTCAAGGGGCTATGACTTCTATGATATGTCAAACTGTAGATGATCCTTCAAATTTTAATAAATGGAAAAATATTGAAAATAGAAGAGAAGAGTCCAAAAAAGTTGTAAAGAAGCCAATTATTACATCTAGAGATCTAAATAATAGTGGTATTCTTTCAGAGATGAATCACTTACTGCATATGAATGAAAATCCTAATGTGTCAGATGACAGTCAAGAGATATTTAGAGAAAGTGCTACAGATTTTAAAAGACAGCAAACTTGGCAATTTAATCAAATGTTTCAACTATATAGTCCTGAAGTTTTATTCTCTACTGGACTTACTTTTACACCTGGATTAAAATTTAGAGTAAATGGAATTGCTAATAAGTCTCAGATTAATCTATGGACTAAAGGAATTTTAACTAGAGATGAGTCAGTTTATAGGGAAGAAAAGTTTCCAAATAGAATTCAGTTTAGTAGAGGGGATGGATTAGGACAGTATGGTTGGATTGGTCCAGGTAGGGATGAAGATGGTCCTACAAGAATGAATTTTAAACAACTGTATCACCAATGTGAAACTTTTACACCTGCATCTAGCTCTATAGGATACTCTATATATGGAAGCCCTGAAATCACTGAAAGAGGACAAGGAATAACTAATTATTTTAATGACACAGAGTATCAATATAGTAATAGTTTAGAATCTTTTCTTACAGATGCTAAAAAATGGACAGGAGATAGTGATAAAAATGAACCCCCTATAGAGACAATTAATAGTTGGGGAGCCAAATGTTTAACTATAGTAGAAGGATCTGATACAGATGCTTTTGAAGATAGACAAACTTTAGAAAAAATATGGAATGATTCCCAAACAGGTGTACTAAGAGGACTTGTAATTGCAGAAGTAACTTACCCAGATGATTATGTTTACAATAGTAATATATATGGTGGAAATAGTTTTGAAGCTAAAAGTAGAACTAATTACATACAAATTGGAGAGTACCAAACTTTAGACAACCCTACTGTACAAATAGACTCTCCTGGAGATACTTACGTTCAAATATTTAGAGTAGCTAGATTAGCTAAAACTGATACTAAAGTTATTTCTGATAGGGCATACCAATTGACTGATACACTATCATTTAAAGTAGAAACAACTGTTAATTTATTAAACAGACAAGATTTATCTTTAAAATCATGGGAAACTAAAAATCAATATAGATATGATGAATATCATAAATATAATAATATATACTCTCAACAGTCTACTTTAATTCAGAATCAAGCATTAGATTTTAAATTTAAAAAAGTAGATGCGTTTGATACAAGAGTAATAGCTTCTAAAAGTAAGATACCAGGTGAAGTTATAGATAGTTTCACTGATTTTCTAGATAATGAAATAATAGATCTAGATGGTAAATATGGAGCTATTAATAATATAGTAAACTTTAAAGATGAGTTGTTTGCTATGCAAGATACTGGAATATCTAAATTAATAATTAATCCTAGAGTTCAAGTTCAAGGAAATGATGGATTATCTCTAGAACTAGGTAGAGGAGCAGTACTGTATGATTATCAATACTTAACTACAACTTCAGGTACTTTAAATAAATGGGCAGTAGTAGTTTCACCAACAGGTTTTTATTACTTAGATTTAATAAATAAAACTTGGAATAAATCAAATGGTGGAAGTATATTAGAATTAAGTGATACAGCAGGTTTACATGCTTTTTTTAATAATAATTTAAATTTTAATGAATTAAGTATTAATAACCCATTGTTAAAAACTGGCGCATCTGCTGGATATGATTTACTTAATAATACAGCATACTTAACTTTGTTACAAAAAGATAATAATCAAACTATAAACTTTAATGAGATGTCAAACTCTTTTGAAAGTTTCCATGATTATCATCCTAGTATATATATGAATAAAGGACATAAGTTATATTCTACTGCACCTAACTTAAATGAGGTATGGGAGCATGACAAAGGTCCGTATCAAACATTTTATGGGGAATACTTCCCTAGTTTTATTACTTTACAAGTTAATCCAGAATCTAACTTAGATTGTGTGTTTAATAATATAGAGTATAAATCTGAAATGTACTTAGATGATGTAGATCAACCTGAAGCTACTTTAAGTCATATTACAGCTTGGAATGAGTACCAGAGGACAAATAGACTTCCATTAGTATTGGGTCGTAATAAGAACCTTAGAAGAAAGTTTAGAAACTGGCAAGCTCAAATTCCTAGACAAGCAGGTTCAAGAGATAGAATTAGGAATCCTTGGATATTTTTGAAACTGGAATTAGATAGGAAAGATAATTTAAAAATGATATTACATGATATAATTATACATTATAGTATATAGTAATTATAAACTATAACTTTATTAATTATAAAATATGTAAGCTTATATTTGGTATATTAAGCAAAATACCTTATATTTGTAAAATTATAATAAATTTTAAATGGAATTAGACAAATTAATAAATATGCTTATTAAGGAAAAAGGTGGTACTAGAAGACAGTATCACCTTTTAATGGATAAGATAAGTAACCATGAATCTAAAGGTAAAATAGATGTAGCACAAATAGGGGGAGGACCAGGTAGAGGACTCTTTCAATTTGAAATAGGTAATAATAAAGGAGCTAAAACAGCTGCAAATAGACTAACAACATATCTTAAAGCTAAAAGTAAACCTATACCTACATGGTTATCTGACATAAATAAAAATAAATCTGTAGATGCTTCAAAATTAAATGCAGCTCAACAAAAAATGTTATTTTTAGGAAATATGAGAGAGCACCCTAAAGCTAACTTTAGCAAAGTATGGGATGGAAAAGAATCTGTTACAGACTTTTGGCAAAAGTATCATTGGGCAGGAGATAAAAAAGATAAAATTAAGAGAAGAAATAGTTTTGAGAATAGCTTGAAAGAGTTTAAAGAACCTACTTATGATTTTGAAAACGTAGCTCCTCCAGTACCATATTGGAAAAAATTTCTTCCTGAACAAAGCCCATTACCTCAACCTGTTGCAGAAGTACCTAGTACTGCTCCAAACAATCAAGGGTACGGTTTAAACTTAGATCAATTTGATTTAGGAGCTAATAGAATGGTAAATCAAACACCAGAGCAAAGTGAAGACCCTAATCAGTTAACTAACAAAAGGTTATCTGCAGAAGAAATGGGTTTTATGCAAAATAGTAATGTAGCTGCAATGGGTGGTTACACAGAAGGAGGAGAGTCTGAAGATGGTAAGTTTAATAGCTTTAACAACGGAGGAACACACGAAGCAAATCCTCATGGAGGTATACCTTTAGGAACAGGTAGTAATGGTAAAATGAATACAGTAGAAGAAGGTGAAACATCCTTTGAATTTAAAGAAGGTAAGTTTATCTTTTCAAACAGAATAAAAATATAACAATGGACATAGTAAATCAATTTAAATTACCTAAGTATATAAAAGGTAAATCATTCTCAGAAGCATCTCAAATGTTACAAGATAAAATAAGAGATAAAGAAACTTTAGAAGAAATGATGGGTAGACTTAGGGATGCACAAGAATACAGTAAACAAATGCAGGAAGCACAGGAAGCTCAGGCAAACCCTGAGATGGCTCAACAGCAGATGGGTGAACAAATGCCTCCAGAAATGATGCAAGGTCAAGGAGGACAACCTCAAATGGATCCTGCAATGATGGAACAGATGATGGCGCAACAACAAGGTGGACAACAACAAATGGCTATGGGCGGAATGTTAAATATGGGACCTGGTGAACCTATAGAAAATGAAATAATGACAGCTACTGGTAAAGGTGATCAAACTGCTTTAAAGAAGGCTTCTGCTAAATTAAACATGAAACCTATAGACAACACTCCAACGAGGCAAGCCTTATACAATAAAGTACAAGCTAATAATGGATCTTTTGACCCTAAGTTATCTTATATTAATAGAGATATTGGACACACGTTTAAGCCATTAGAAAAACATACCTTAATGCAGGCTAAGATTGATAGAATGAATGATCCTACTAAAAGTAAACCAATGCAACTTAAATTAGATAGAGACGCTGCTATTTATAAACAACAAATGGGTAGAAAAGCCTATGTTGCAGATAATATGATGAACAACGTTTCAACAGAAGAAGCAGAGCGTAGAGCTGCTATGGGAAATGAATTTAAAATGGGTGGTTACTCTAAATCTAATGACTACTTTTTAGGTGGTTTATTTGGAGGAGACAAAGCTCAAGATGCTGCAGGTATGGCAGGCAATGCTTCTGAAGGAGCAGCGGCTGGAGGAGCTGGTGGACCTGGTCCAGGAGGGTATATGAAAGCTGCAAATACTGCAATGGATTTTGGTATGGAAGCTTTTGGTAAAACTAAAGAAGAGGATATGAATAATATATCTGCTATGGAAAGTCAAGGTGGGGCAACTGTTGGCGGAGCTATGAAAGGAGCGCAAGCTGGAATGGCGTTTGGACCTTGGGGAGCCGCTGTAGGTGGAGTATTAGGTGGTGCAGCAGGATTGATAGGTTCTGGTAAAAGAAATAGTGAAAGAGTACAAGCAGAAGGTAGAAAAACTGGTTCTAATTTTAGAAAAGCAAATGAGATGTATGCTAAAGGAGGATATATGAAACCTTCTACTAATAAGTATGCAGATGGAGATTATTTAGATTTAAGTTTTTTAAATACTCCTGCACAAAACATAGCAAATGCTGCAACAGGTGTTACACCTATAATGGCAGATAATAACCAAGCTGCAATTGCACCAAATAGTATGTATGGTAAAGATCCTTCCGGTGACTTTATGAAACAATCTACTATGTATAAAGGTAACTTGTATGATAATGGAACCTTAAACTCTGATTATACAGTAGGAGATGCAGATTTAAATGGGTTTAATGATGCTGAAGAAGCTAAGTTTGGAGACAAAAAACCAAATACTTCTAAAAGTAAACAATCTAAAAGTGACAGAAATGAAAAAATAAGTAATGCTGCTATTGCAGCAGGAAGATTAGCACCTGCAGCTATGAACCTTTTTCAGTTAAATAAGATGAAGAGTCCAGAAGTTGAAAAATATGACAGACTAGATCAAGTTTACAAACCTCAATTTCAAGATGAGAGAAGAATGCTTAATGCAATAGATGAAGGGTTTAATCCTGATTTGTTAACTGAAGGGGCAGGAGGTTCGTTAGGTAGATTTGCAAGTGGAGCTACTGCAATGAATTTAGCTAAAATGAAAGCTAAGTCAGCCGGAGCAAGTGCAGCTTCTAAACAAAAAGCAGATGAACTAACTAAAAAACAAGCATTTGATAAAGATACAGCAATGAGAAATGCTGCTACACAAAGAGCTGAGACTGTAGCTAATGCTCAAAATAGAGGCGCAGCTGCTACTAATAAATCTAAATTCTTATCGCAAATAGGTACAGATGTAGGAAATATAAGTAAAGAAGCATTATTTAAAAAGCAAGCTAAAGAAATGTACGGTTATAGTTTTGATGGAAAATACTTTGTAAATTCTGATGGAGATAAAAAAACAGTAGAAGAGATGGCAAAGATGAATAAAAGCAATGGTAGTATGTTTGGTGGTTACTTAAATAAGAAAAAGAAATAATTATGAATAGATTTACAAATTTAACTCCTTCTCAGTTTGATCCATTAAGTTGGGAAGAAGTTGCTAGAGTACCTTTACATAAAAGAACTCAACATACTGCAGCAGAAACAGCTAAAGCTGAATTAGAGACAGCTGCTGCACAATTAGATTCATTACCTGTACATGACAAAAGGGCTAGAGAAATTCAAGATTATTATAGAGATAGATTAGGAGATATGTCCAGTAAACTAGCAAGTGAAGGAATTAATCAAAATACTACTCAAGAAGTATTAAAATTAAACTCACAGTTTAAACAAGACTTTTCTCCCCTAGGAGATGCAGGTAAAATTATGGCAGCAAAAACTGCTTTTAACGCAAATAAGCAAGATTTTTATGGACAAGGCTATAAAGCAGGACATAGTGGGGAATATTTAGATAATAAATGGAGTAGATTTGCTGAAGATTACGCTAATAAGTACGGAGATAATCAAGTTATAGAAGATATAGGTTCATTAGGTGTTGGGAAATACTATGATGTAGATAAAACTATAACAGATGAAATGCAGCAAGTAGGTAAAATTATGGAAGATAATGATATACAAGGAGACTACAAAATAGCTTTCCCTGGTGGAGTACCAGTCTTACAAAGTGTAACTAATTCAGGAAAAACTATAAGTAATTTACCTCAGCTTCAACAAAAATTAAAAGATTTATATGATAGATTTACCAATGAAGAATATGAAAGTGGTAGATTTGCATCAGATTCAGGTTTTACATCAGAAGCAATTCAAAGAAAACTAAATAATGCATTAGGTGCTTATTTAAATAGTGCAGAAACTACAGGTAGAAGAGTAAGTATTCAAAATATTCCTACTGATAAATCAGGTAAAGGAAGAAGTGGTTCAGGAAAAACTTCTAATGATGACGTATACACAAGTACTGGAGCTGACAATCTTCCAAATGCAACTACTCCTGCAGATGTTAGAAAAGGAGCAGACGAGTTAATGGATTCTACTGACCCTATTAAACAAGCACATGGTAGAAATATTAAGGCTAATTTAGAGGCAATTGAAAATGATCATTATGCGCAAGATCCTTACGCTATAAAAGCAAATGAATTACTAGTAGGAAATGATAATAACCCAGGATTGCAAAGTACATATTTAAATGTAGAAAAGCAAATTTTAGGTAAAAAATATCCAATTACTTATAGAGATGGAGTAGTTTCTGATTCTAAATCAGCAGAGTTAGCACCTTCAAAAATGTTAATGACTCCTGAAGAAATAAATACAGCTGTATCTGATTCTAATAGATTTAATACTTTAAATGATGCAGTAGCTCCATTTATGGATGTATTTAGTAAGGACGATCCGGCTACAGGAGAAGTTGTTATATACAAAAAAGACCCTACAGATACATCATGGACAGGTTCAGTTAAAAAAGCATTTAACCAAGTTGCTAAATTTGAAGTAGCAAGAGTGTCTAAAGAAGAAGTAGAAAAGATTAGATTACATCAAGAGCAAGTTAAATTATCAGAAGAAGCTTTAAATAAAAAAGTAGAGTATGATAAACAAATACAATTAAATTACCATCTTAATCCAGAAAAAACTGCAGATTTAGGAGCAATACAAAAGAAATCATTTAATTACCTTAAAAATGGATTTACTAATAACTTACCTTTAAAAGAAGTGAGTATAAAAGAAATAGATGAAAATGGTAAAACAGATGACTCAGAAATCTTTACAGGAGACAGTACAAGTAAAATTAAAGAAGAAATACTTAACCTTATGACTCCTGAAAACACAATACTTAAAGGAATGAGTTTAAATGGTTCTTATTCTAAGAATGACCCTGTTGCTTCTTATGAAATTACTATTCCAGGAGAGGACGGTAAGAAAAAAGTGTATAATATAGAACTTAGTTTAAATGATTATAAGACTCAAACACCGGGAGGTACATTAGATGTATCCAGTTCTGCAGGAGAAATAATAAGTCTTTACAAAGAATATGGAGGTGTTAAAGGTGCAGGTGTAGCTAAAAGAGCACAGCAGCAAATTGACTACAGTAATATATCTATGCCTACTTTTAGTAAAAATTATGATAACTCTCAACAATTAGTTAATAGTGGATTAGTAACTCCAAACTTAAAAAATGCAACTGGGTCACAAAAATTTGATTTTGATTTAATAGATGGAAAAGTTGGACTAGTTTATCAAAGTGAACAAATAGCAAATGTTGCTGAAGGAGAAGCTAGATTTAAAAATAAACCATTAACTTGGAATACTATATTACTTGGAGATTCTAATACAAAAGATGAAAATGTAAATTTAGTACAAATGCCGAAGACTAAAGAAAAGATACAAAGTCTTCCTCCACAATTAACTAGTAAACTAGTAGACCAAATATGTAAAAATGCTAATGTGCCTAAAGCAAACTTTAATAGTATACCAGAAGAAAAGGTAGATAGTATATTAAATGAAATACTTAGCTCAGAACAAGGTGGTAACTACCCTATAACAGCTGATTCTCATTATGATTTACTAGATTTAATAAAACAAATATAATATGAGTTTAAAACAAACTTTAATTGATAACAGTAACTACCCTCCATTAGAAGATAATGGGGGGATTAAGGGTTATTTAGCTAATTTTGCAAATGACACTGGTTACGATGATATGGTAACTCAATATGCTAATGATGTAACAGCAGATCAAAGCGATTTAAAATTTACTGGATATACTAAAGATAGAGACTACTTACTTGAAGATGCTTCAGATTTTGGTTATGATGATTTAATTGAGTTTAAAGCACAGAATCAATCTAACTGGGCTAAGAGAGGTAGAGGATTAGCACGATTAGGATTTAAAACTGCTATGAATATATTAGAGATGCCAGGAATAGCTTTTGGAGCAGCTGAGGCAGCTATGACAGGGGATCCTTATGCATTAATTAATAATGGATGGTCTAATGCTATTAAATCTGCAAATGAGTGGTTTGATGAAGAAGTAGCACCTGTGTATGTAAAAAAAGCAGTAAGAGATGGTAACTTGTGGGACAACATTAAATCAGTAGATTTCTGGGCTACAGAAGGTGCTGATGGTCTTGCATTTGCTTTATCTGCATTAGTACCTGGAGCAGCCGTAAAAGGTCTTAAATTAGGTTCTAAAGTGGCAAATGGGTTAGCTAAGAGTAAAGGTGCTAAGTATTTACAGAAAGTAGATGATAAAATATCTAAAATGATGAATACAGGTGGAGTAGCAGATACAACAGATATTGCTGCAGCTACCGCATTTAATACTATTTATGAAGCAGGTATGGAGGCTCAAATGGGTATGGATTCTTATAAGACTAAATTAGCAGATATGTTTGCTAATAATGAGATTACTCAAGATGATTATGCAGCTTTAAGTGATAAGACTGGTAGTGTGGGGGCGAATATATTTGCAGCTAATGCTGCTTTATTATTAGGACCAAATGCTATGATGTCTAAATCTTTATTTGGAAAAGCTATGCCTAAAAAGCAACTAGGTAAATTTAAAAGAGTAGATGGTAAATACGTACCAGAAGCAAATCAATTATCTAAAAAACAAAAAGCTTTAAAAGGTATAAAAGATGGTGCAGCTCTTATTGGAAAGTCTACTGTATCTGAAGGATTTGTAGAAGAAGCAGGTCAAATGGTAGCTGAAAAATTTAATGTAGAGGGAACTATCCAAGATTATTTAGGAGAAGAGTCTAAAAGTTTAACTGAATTGTACGCAGATGTGGTAAATTCTACAGAGGGACAAAAAGCTATTATGCTAGGTGGAGTTTTTGGTACAGGAATGACTGCAGTTGGGGATATTAAAAATAGAAAACCTACTAAAGAAAGAAATCAAAACTTAGCTGATATGATGTCTAGAGGTGCTAATTTAATGGATGTATCTATTAATGGAGTATATAAGACAGATGAACAAGGTAACATAGAGTTTGATAAAGGTAAACCTGTTGTAGACCAAGCAAAGCTTGCTAATTTTGGTAGTGAAATGGAGTTTGTTGAATCTATAAACAATGCAAAAGAGGATATAGTTGAGCAAGTAAGTAAAGGAGAGATGACTATTTCTGAAGCAGCTGCTAATACAGAGATGTTAGACGAAACTTTAAGAAAGCAAGCATTATTATCTTTTGTACATGCACAAGATGAGGGATTAGAAGTATTAGAAAACTACCTAGAAAATGGGTCTGGTATAGAATCACTATACGCTGCTGAACTTGAAACTAATCCTGAATTTGATATTAAAGGAGCTAAACAAAAACTTAAAGGTGAATTAATTGCGGAAGCTACATCTTTACAAAAAGATTTAAAGTATGCACAAGATTACATGCACTTTGATAATCAATTAGATGTAAAACAAAGTGACCCTCACTATGGACAGTATATGTCTAAATTACATCAAGATTACACTATTGCAAATTCTAACGTAAGACTAGCTCAATCTAAAATAAATGAGTTAAATTCAGCTAAAGATAAGTACCAAGTAGTAGATTATGAGACTTTAGATAATAAAGGACTGTTTATGGACAACATAGATAGGGAAATAGCTACTTATGAGCGTACTAAAGAAGCACTAGAAACTAAAATAAAATCTTATGTAGACCCTGCAGTACAGAAAAAAGCCTATGAAGCTTACAGTAAGCAACAAACAGAATTAGAGAATGTAAATGAAGAAGCTAAAGATTTAGATAAAACATTAACTGATATAGATAATGCTACTAGTAGAACAGAAGTAGAAGAAGTTATAGCTACATCTGGATTAACTACGCCAGTTAAAAAAGAAGCAATAGAAAAGAAAAGAGTTGAGAAAGAAAAAATGTTTGATACTCAAAGAGCAAAAGTAGCAAAAAAAATTAATGAAGATGCTGAAAAAGAAGAAGTCATTAATGTAGCAGCACAAATAGCACATAATGATGCTTTAGATTATATTAGAGATAACTTTAATGAGGGAGAGATTATTCCTTTACCAGAAGATATAGATACAGATATGCCACTAGAAAGTTATTTACAAATAACTAAGTTTAATCAAGATGGTTCAATTGCTTTTTTAGATGTTGATACTAATTTAATTGAAATATTTATTCCAAAAGTAATTAAATCTACTATTGTAGAAGCAATTCCTACTGAAACTGAAGGAGTAGAGTTAGTTAATAGTGATATTATTAATGAAGAAACTGTTAAGAAAACTGATACTTCAGTTGAAACTGACCCTAAAATAGCTAGTGCAGGTGTAGGAACATCCGAAGGATATCTTGAATATTTTCAACTAAATGGGCAAGATAAAAAAGGTACTCCGGTACAATTTGCTATATTAGATCCAGGAGGAATTACAAAAGATACTCCTGCATTTGTTAGGGATATGATTACTAAGTCCAAAAAGGCTATTGATATATATAACCAACTTTTAGCAGGTAAAGCTCTTACAGAAGCACAAGAAGATTTATTCACAGGTTATTTTCCTTTACAAGTAAATGTAACTGGTACAAACCATAGTTCTTTTATTCATGCAGAGTTTAGAAATAATAAAAGTAAACCTGAGCAAAAAATAAGAAGACAAATTTTAAATGTATTAAAAGCAGAAGTAGCTAAAGGCAACCCTGTTAAAATTACAGATTTAAGTACTACTATATTAAATCAAGGTAAAGGTAAATTAAGTTTAGAAGAAAAGAAAGGAGTTTACAATAGTCTTAATGATTTAAAAAATATTCAAGACCAAGGTGGACTAGAAAATCTTGAATTTGGTATTCTTAATGATGTAGGTATTTTAGTAAATCCGTATGATAAAGAAAGTATTAAAGGAAGTACTGTATTTAACCCTGATTGGAGAGGAGCAGTATTTGTTATGATAAATAGAGATAGTACAGGTGAAAAGTTTCCTCTACATGTTAATATTAGTAGAATATCAGAACAACATGCCAGTTCTTTATATGACTTAGGGTTAGATGTTATTAACAATTCAACTGTCACTAATAACACTAGACTTAGTGATATGGATAATTTTGATAGGTACTCTACTGAATTTGCAGAGGAATTAGAATTAATGGTTAACTTAGGTAAAAGAACAGTAGATGAAATTACTGTAAATGACTTGACAAGATTTATGTATTTTACAGGGTCTGCGTCTCCAAAATCTAAGTTACAAATAAACAACGACTCACTAGTATTTGGGTCTACTGAAATAAAAGCAGGAGAAGAAGTAACTTCTTTAGATAAAGATGAATTTGTAGATTGGGTAACTAATAATAAAAATAGAAATATTAATGGTAAATCTTTAAGTAATTCAAAATATAGAAAATATATTATAGATAATAAAGTATTATTTTCTAATGCTAAAGCCAATGTACCATTGTTTTCTCAAGACACTGATTTATTCTTAGATGTTAATGTTAAGTATAACAAACCAACACAACAGCCAACACAACAAAGTGGAGCTGTTACTAAAAATAATGAAGATTCTACTAGGAATTCTCAAGAAAAAGTCGTAACTTTGCAGAAACAAACTAAAAAAGAAGTGACTACAAAGAGAAAGAAAAAGACTAAAAAGTTTAAGAGTGGATTAAGTGGTATCACTGTACCAGGAGTTAAAAATACTACAGCAGAAACAACTACTAACAGTAGTACACCAGTTCCAGGAGAACAAACTACTTCTACTGAGAAACCAGAAGAAATATGTAATGGTGATGGAGAAGTAATGGGTAGTATGAGTACAAGTTTAAAGGGTGCAAAACCTGCTAAACCAAGTAATAGATTTAATAAATTTAAAAAATAAATATGGCGTGTAAAGTAATATTTAAGCCAAATGGGAAAAAAATAGCTAGCAGTATCTTGGTTGACCAGGTTACTGCTATTGCTAATAAATATCCCCATTTAGTTTTAAAACAATTTAATGAGGCTAATCCAGAATTAGAAATAGAGAGCATATCAGAAATAACTGAAGACATTCAAGATGTAGTTATAGAAGATATGTTATCTTATTTTAGGAGTCCTTACTTCATTAGAAATTTTGGAGAATGGGAAGTAGAAGGTAGTAATATACCAGAAGACTTTGTTAATGAAAAAGGCGAGCCTAATTTATTAATAGATCCTAACAATGGTAAATCTTACCATAAAAGTAAATTTGGAGAAAAGATTTATTTTCCAATGGAGCAGAATGGGTTAAACTCTATTCCTGGATTTAATAACTCTCGTATAGGTAAAGCTGTACAAGTATTAGGTAAGAAATTTTTTATGCGTAATTTTAACTTAGATTATAGCGATTTAAGTTTTGTTACTGAAAAAGATTTTGAATCTGAAGTAAGAGATATTATTGTAGAAAAAATTAATGAAGAACTAGCAGAAGATCCAGAAAGTGTAACTGCATATGATTTAGAGCAATCTTTAAATTATATGAACGAATGGACTGAATTGTTACAGACTTATTTTAAATCAATCGGGTTTAAAGTAGAAGATAAAGTAGATGAAGATACTGATGAAGAAGTAGGAGGTAGTGAAGAATTAATTAAACAAGCTTCTTACTCTACAGACAGTAAAGATAAAATATCTACTAATGTAAAGTTATTGCTGTCTGTAATTGAAGATAATAATGAAGATAATATTGACTACATATTTGAAGAAAATGGATTTGTAGACTTTAATGATATTTACAACACAATCTTAAATGCAGTTAATGGTACTACAGTCATTGAGGAGGCTAAAGGCGACATTAAAGATGCTTATAATACAATGTTATCAAACATAAAAGAATTAGCCGTTAGAAAGCCTTATCTAAATACTTTAATTTCTGTATTAGAAGACACTAATTATCCAGAAAGTAAGAAAACAGAGTTTTTTCAAGCTTTTTATCTAAGTAAGAATAACTTTTTTGTTACTGAAATAGATGTGCAAGCTAAAGGAATAACTCACGTAGTTAAAAATGTTAGTGAATCAAATAAAAAGTTCAATGTAATTAAAGAAAGTTGGTACACTAATTTTAAAGATGTGTTAAATATAGGTACAGAAAATGTATCTTATCAACCTATTAAAGATGCTATTGCAAATTTATCAAGTTCAACACAAACATTTAGAAAAAGTAAAAAAACTATTACAGATATAGAAGTAGTTATTAATGACTTACTTACTAATCTAAATAATATAGGAGTAGAAATTGACGCTAAAACTATAGAGGGGGAATATACTAAAGCATTATCTACTGATACATTTGGAGTAGTCTTACAAGATGTAGTACGAATCCAAAAAGTATTAGAAGAATTAATGACTGGTGAAATTCCTTTGACTGAAAATGTATTTAATACGCAAAATGTATTTAGTAGATTAGCACAACAAAAAGCTTTTTATGAACCAGATAGTTCAGATAATAGTATAAACTCAGCAGGTAAGTCCTATTGGGCTTATAGTTATCCTTCTCATATACAAAATGAGGTTAATAAATGGAAAGCTCCTAATGGTAGGTATGAATTAGATAAAGCTACTACTTTATTAGGAAATGAAAGTTCAGTTTTATTAAAACATTTAACTGCAGATGATCAACAATTAGATTTAGGTAAAGAAACTATGTCTACTAAAAGGTTAGAAACGTTTAAAGTAGGTATTTTTAATGTATTACAAAATAAAAAAACAGAACGTAGGAAAAGTGACCCTAAAGATAACACTTCTTTATCTAAAAATGATGCAATAGCTAACTCGCTCAACCAAGCTTTACGTATTGTAAAAGAAGGAGAGTCTACTAGTTTATATTACACTCCTACACCTGCAGATAAAGCAACAGCGTATGTAATGGAGCATGACTTTTTTGTAAAGTCAGAGTTAAAAGCTGAAGGAGGTAAATATAAATTCTCTAATGAAGTTTTAGATATTTACTATGATTACTTTAAATCTGAGTATAAGAGAATGATTCAAGCATATGCGGAACTTTCAGATGATAGTGTACAAAAAATAGTACATTACCATACTGTTAAAGGTTATCAATATGCAGAAAAAGATGGAGATACTTGGGTTAATTTTAATAATGAAGGAAAAGGTTACTTATTAGGGAATGCTTTTAAATCACAATTATTTCCAAGTCTAAGTCCTGAAAATGTTAAAAAAGGATCACCTTTATACACATCACAAGGAGCACCTGACTTAACATTAGAAGCATTAGATCAGCATAAAGACGCTATAAAAAATAAAATTAACTCTATTTTACAGCAAAAACTAAAAGAAACTAAAGATAATTTAGTAACTGCAGGAATATTAAAAGAATTCACATCAAATGATGGAGTTAGTTATTTAGAAAACAAAGGAATAGATTCAACTATATTTTATACTTACGCTAAAACTGAGCCAAAAATAGACACAAAAGGGTACACTGTAGAGTTATACAACTTAATTGCTGATTACTTTGTAAACACTTCTATAAACTTAATAGAGTATTCTAAAATGTTCTCTGGAGATCCTGCATACTATAAAAACATGGTAGATTATGCAAAAAGAATACCTGCTACATATACAGATGGATTAGGATTAAGAATTAAAAATGCTAAAGATCAGTATTTTACTGCTTCTGTTATTGCCGGAGTAGAAGTTCCTTCTCCTTATTTAAAAGAGTTAGAAGCTACGGTAGGACCTACTATTGCTAAAATGTATAAGAAAAATAACACTACAGATGCACAAGCTTGGATTACTCCTAAAAGATGGGAATTCCTAGTACGTAATTTAGGATTATGGACACCTATACATGATACAGCATTAAGTAAAATAATGGGTACAAATAAAGAACCTTTTACTGAAAAAGAAAAGAAAGCTGTAGCACAACCATTAAAAGGAGTATACTTTAGTAGAGATACTACAAATCTTGAAAATGCAGGTAGACCTACTTACTTAAAATATTCTCAAGCAGTATTGCTACCTGGATTAATAAAAGGTAGTCCTTTAGAACGTGTTTATAATAAAATGCAAGAAAAGGGAATTGATGAATTAATTACTATTGATGGAGTAAAGGCAGGTGCAATAGCTCCAGAGACTATCCATAATGCAGATGGTACGTTAGCAGATGAATTTGACTTAAATACATATAAATTAGATAATAGAGGTTGGAAATTACAACAAAACTTACCTACTAAAACTACTAAAGATACTAATGTTGGGTCGCAGATTCAAAAGAATGCTCTAATGGGGCTAGCTAATTTCTTAGATGAGTCTGTAGATGGAGGCTCTTTTAATGTAAATGGGGAAATGACTTCTGGACAAGAGGTTTATGATGGATTAAACGAAGTTATTGGTGCATTATCTGATAAAGGTGTAGAAGATATTAAAAAAGAATTAGATATTAGCGATGATTTTAAAATCAATAATATGGACGGTCTTTATGATATGCTATTAAAAGATGCTAAAAGCAAAGGTATAGGTGATCAAAATTTAATCAGAGCCATAGAAAAAAACATTTCTATATATGGAATACCAGGTTCTAAAGAAAAGCTCTTAAACATGTTCTTTTCTATTGTAAAAGATAGAGCAGTTAAAGTTAAGACTAATGGTGGATCTATGATACAAATGGCTAATTTTGGATTAGATAGTAAAGTAGCTACACAGAATACAGGTATTAAATGGTTAATAGATCCAGGTAAAGGACTTAAACCACCATTAATTGCAGATGTAGAAGTTACTGATAAAGATGGCAATGTTACTACAGTTAAAAAGATAAAACCAGGTCAAATATTACTACCTGGGACTGTTATTTCTAAGCAAATTCCTAATTGGGCTGAAATTCCTACAGAGGAGTTGAAAGAAATGATTGATCCAGAAATATTAAATGGATTAATTGGTTACAGGATTCCTAACCAGGGGTTATCTTCTAATGATTCTTTAGAGATAGTTGGGTTTTTACCTGAAGGAATGGGAGATGCTGTTGTAGCTTACTCTGAAATTCCTACTAAAACAGGTTCAGATTTTGATATTGATAAGATGTTTATGATGATACCTTCTTTTAGGACTAAACTTAAAGGAAAGGCTATTAAGACGCTTAAACAAAGTGGACTAACTAATAAAATAGCAATGTCCATATTAGAAAATTTAGGAGTTAAATATGTTAATAATGATAGAGCAGTAAACACTGTGTATGAATTATATCAGAACGACCCTAAATCTATTCCAGAAGGAATTAGAGAGGCTTTAGACGCAGTTAAAGAGGTTAGTATGCAAGTTGAAAGGTTAGAATATATTAAACTTAGGACAGATGAAAATGGAATAGAATTACCTGCTGCAGAACAATCTAAAGATGCGTTAAAAAATAAGCTTATACAGTATTATAAATCTATCTTTACACACCCAGAGGTAGTTAAAGATGTAATGACACCTATTGACTTTGACTTTGTTAAAGATCATATTACTGCAATGTTTCCTGAACAAGAAGGTAAAGATTTAGATAACTTTGACATGGTTAAACAGATGGATACTAAGTACTTATTTATATCTGGTAAAGCAGGAGTAGGATTAACTGCAAATGCATTAGTAGATTTTGTAAGAGGATTGTTTTACACTTCTAAGATAAATAACTTTAATGTAAATGGAAAACTAGGAAAACAAGGTGAAACTTTATTTGATACTGAATACTCTGAAGAACTAACTAACAAGGAAGCAAAAGAGTTTGTAGATATGTTAGACGGTGCAGGAAAAGAAGGATATACCGTAGAGAATATTAAGAAATTAAAAACTTCTCACTCTATATCTGCATTTTTGAATGCCTATGTAGATATTGCAAAAGATCCTTATGTTACTAGAGGTAACTGGACTACGCAGACTTCTAATGTTGGTTTCTTATTACTAAGAGCAGGTATACATCCATTTAAAGTAAATGCTTTTATGGGACAACCTATTATTAAAGGTTACATAGATTTCATAACTAACACTGAGGCTAAGATTGGAGATGATGTAGGAGATGCTAAAACTGCTTTTTTAGAAAAGTATTTAGAAGACTCTGCTAGAGATATGAAAGTAGAGATAATTAAAAATGACTCTCCTCTTTCTTTTAATTATAGTGATTTTTATAAAGAATTAAATGTAGAAAATAGAAAAGTAAGTTTACAGAATAAAAAAGTAGATAACTTAATTAGAAAAGGAAAGAAAGCACCTGCAAAAGTTAAATTTGATGCAGAAGCTACTTTAGTTAAAGTAGGAGTACCTGCTGAAGTAATTAAAGATGTAATTAAAAACTGGAAGTCTAATAAAGATATTATAGGAATTATTAGAGATCCTAAAGCATTAGCTAAGTTATTAGAGAATCGTACTAAAAGTTTTAATGAAGTAAGTAAACTTAATGAATACAGTAAAAATACAAAAGATTATTCTAACACTGAATTTCAATTATCAGTAATACAGGATTTTTATGATTTATTAGATAAAGCTAAAAAAATGAATGAATTAGCCAAGTCTGCTAAACCGGATGTAACTGGTCCTGGAAAGAATTTAACTAGTTTGATGATAATTGACAATTTAACTAAAAACTTAAAAGAAAAAGCAGGAGAAGAGTATGAATTTACAAATATAGAGGATAGGTACGAAGTAGATGGTAAGAAAACTATTTTAGGACATTACTTTAATAACTCTATTGAGTTTCCAAAAAAAGTAGTAGAATCTAATCCTAATTTATTTTTTACAGGTTCTGAGAAAGTAAATGCAGTGTACAATGATATATCTAATATGATATATGGCGAGACATTAACTAATAACACTTTAGGAGATGTACTGAATGCTGAATTTTATACTTATATGATGTCAGGATTTGAAAAAATCAATGATCCTAACTTTTTTAGCGAAACTAAAGGTAACTTAATAGCTACTATAGAGCAATATAAAGATAATATTAAACAAGCAGCGGAAGCTGGAGAGATGGTTGATTCTAATTTTTTACTAGATAACTTAGAAGTTAAAAGTGAAATAACTGTAAAAGGAGTTAATGGTAAAAAAGTAGAAACAGTTGAAAAGTACTTAGTACTAAACAGGTCTTTAAAAGGTGAAGATGTGCAAAATAAATTGTACTACGCATGGAAAGATATGTTAGAAGCAACTGGAGAGGAAGGTCCAATATTTAACTATATTGCAGATAATCTAATTAAGTATTCTTTTTATCAATCAGGGTTTAATATGAATAGGAATCAATTTTTTACTTCTATTCCACATGAATTTTTTGTAAAGAATGAGTTTAACCAACATGTAAGAAATATTTCTAACTCTAGTAATAGATTTAGTAATTTCTCTGATCAATTCTTTAAACATAATTGGAAAAATGATGCACTTGTTCCAGCTTATACTTTTGAAAACTCTGTACTATCTACAGAAGGAATTAAAGGAGGTGTACTTATAACTAATAAAAGTAAAACTAAAAAACTTAAACCTTTTATTAAAGTAGGACCACTAGCATTATTAGCTAAGTTTAAAGGAGTTAACAATAGGGGGCAAGGAATATATATGTTTACTAATAAACTAGGACAATCTAATGAATTTGGAAACTTTTCTGAATATAATTTTGATATGATGCCAAAAAATAGTATCTTTGCAGAGAATAAACCTAGTTCAGAGTTAATTAAAAAAGGTAGAGAATGGTTTAAAAGTAATCCACCATCTAAAACAGAGTTTGATTATTATGCTTTAGAAGATAAAGTTGATTACTCTAAAGTAGAAGTAACTGAAGAAGTACCACCTGGAGTTGAAGTAGATAGTGAAGTAACTATAACTGATAAAAAATGGACTAAAGATTCTCCTAAAGAAAACCCTAATACAGCGTATGTGTTTACTGAGAATATAAACTCAATAGGTAGCACTAGAGTTGGAGGTGGATCAGCTGTTATCAGAAATAATCCTAATGCAGTTGGCGTAGTAACTAAAAAGTATTATACTTATAAGGAAAATAGAACCTCTGATAATGAAGAACAATGGAATGCAGATTTTCAAGATACAGACGCTGATTTTGAATTATTTAAAAAAGTTAATTTAGAACAATTTAAAAAAATAGATAAATTTACTAATAAAATATTTCCAGATTCTTTTGCTAATTCCTTAGCTAATATACCTAATAGGTTTGCATTGTGGTTACAAAACGAACTAAAAAATAAGTACGGATTGATAACGGAATTAAATTCTAAAGGAACAGGGTTAATCTCTAAATCTGTTCAAACAACTGTAGAATTAGGTACTCCATTAGAAAAAAGAGTACAACCAGGTACTCAACTAGATATGTTTACTCCAGAACAATTGGGAGATTCAATTGAAGATAACGATATAGATTGTAATAACTAAAAAATATGTGTAGAATAAAAGTAAAAAAAGCATTAACTGATTTAGTGCATAAAAGTTTAAAGCCTAATGTATCCTCTGTAGATTTGTCTACAGGGGTTGCTATGCTTACTAAAGATGCAGATATTTCTGCTGTTACTAAGCTTATAAAAGGAGGTAATGAAAAGTATGATGCAAAGATTATTACTTATACAAAATCTAGTGATAATGATTTACCTGGTTACGTAACTATTAATCCTTCTGAAGGAATGATAGATGTTTATTACCCAATGTTTGAAGCATGGGAAGCCAAACAGTCTGAAGGGTCTAAAAAAAATTTAGGAGAAACTTTAGAGACATTGGTTAGTAAATCTAAAGAAGAAATATTTAACACTACTAATCCAGTAACTTTAAATAACACGTATGAAGCAGTAGATTATGACTCTGCAGGTATTTTATTTAATGATAAAACCTCTGGTGTTAAAGTAGACAATGTTTTAAAAAATATATATGACTACTATCAAAGTACTCATCCTGATTTAAAAGATGTTTTAGCAAGAATAGAGTTGTTAGGTAATTATGCAAAACCAACTGTAAAGTTTGTAAGTAGCTCACAATTAAAATCTAATGACACTTTAATGCAGTATGATGCTAACAATAATGAAATACAGCTTGCTAGAGACCGTATGGATAGTGAAAGTGTACATTACGTAGCAGAATCATTTTTACATGAAGTAGTACACTCTGTAACCGTTAATACGTTACGAGGAGATAGTTTAGAATCTAAATTATTAAACGCAAGAATTAGTGGGTTATATAGCGACTATAAATCTAAAGGAGAAGATAAATATGGTTTGACTTCCAAAGAAGAATTTGTAGCAGAAGCATTTACATCTTCAGATTTCCAAGACTACATTAAAACATTAGACTCTTCTAGTAGTCCGGAATCTTTATGGGATAAGTTTGTTAGTTTTATTAAAAATATATTAGGTATTAATAGTAATAATTTTGATAATGTTATAAGTTCAATAGTTGATGTAATTAAATCTGAAAAAGGAATTAGTAATGAAGTACCTAATGCTGTATTTGAAACTAAAACTAAAGATGGAAAAGAATTTAAAAGAGTTGATTTAAGTACGTATGAGGCTAAAGTAGAGAACCTGTATAGTAAGTTACAAAACAGTATTAAAGCACAGGCTGCACAGTTAAAAGGAGTAAGATATAATACTAAAGGCGTATTAGGAGACTTAAAGCGAGATAATATTAAGATAGCTGAGTTATTAGAAAGGAATGAAGAAGTAAATAAGATTAAAGGTATCTTACACTACATTAATTCTATAGATTATAGTTTAAATATGCTAAAAGGAGCTATGTCTAAACCTAATATTACAAAGGACGACATGCAGAATATACTGTCTAATTATAAAAAGTATCACTCTTATTATAGTGCAATTGATGATATTAAAGGATTGTATGACTCAGTTATTAAAGATCCTACACAAGAAAATGCATTAGGTTCTAAAAAAGTACTACAAAAATTAGAAAACTTAACTAGCTCATATAAACAAATAGACAAGTCATTTGATGTTATTTCTAAATTGTTTTTTAAAGAACATTTAAATAATATAAAATATTTTCCTAAAGTAGAAGCAAATTGGAAAGAAAAGCTAACTAAAGAGTATGAGACATTATATAAAGGAAATACTATAAAGTTAAAAGACAACTTAAATAAAAAAAATTGGGTTAATAAAAAACTAATTGAAGCTAAAGAAGAAATAGATAATGATGTAAATACGGCTATAAATGATTTAGTAGATAGTCCTAGTTTTGATATTAATTATTTTACACAGAATTTCTTATCTGCACTGGAAACTAATTCTGATATTGTACAAATGACACAAGTTATACTCAGTGAGATTAGAAATAGTATCATAGAAGAAGTAAACCCTATTCATTTAGAATTATCTAATTTGCATAAAAAGTTAACTAAAGCAATGGGTACTTCTAATCCAAAGGATTTATATAAAAATATGATAGATGTAGATCCTAATGGTAACACTTATTTTAAAGGAGAGTATAAAGCAGAGTTACATACTAAAATAATTGAGTTAGAAAATGCTATTTCTACACTAAGTTATTATGGAGCAAAGGCGGAAGATTTACGGGATGCTGAAATGGATGAAAAAGCTGCTAAGTTACAAAATAGAATTGTAGAACTACAAGAAGAGATCTTTACAAAAGAAGGTAAAAATCGCAAGATTAAAGAAAAGTATAAAACTAATATCAACTCTTTAAGTAAGGTAGAAAAAGAATCTTTAGAGTATATACATGAATTATTAAAGCAGTCAACAAAAAATACACATGGATTTAACTCACTTACTCCTAGTTATGCTGGAGCACAGTTTTATAAACTACCAAGTGTAACTAAAAGTGATCTAGAGCGCGCATTAGGTGGAGATGCTAAGGGTATATTTAAAGATAAAATAAAAGACATGACTACTTTAAGAGTAGATGATGTAGGGTATGAAAAAGCGGATGCTGCAGGAAATATAATTAAAGAAATTCCAGTACATTTTAGAGGAGAGATAGACCCAAAGAATCAATCATTAGATTTATTTGGTATGATGGCACTTGAAAGTCAAAACTCCATAGCATTTAAACATAAGAAAGATAAAGAGATTGTTTTAAATGCAATACTAGATACTGCTAAAGGTAAAAAATACTATAAAACAAAAGGATTATCAAATACCCCTTTACTTAATAAATTTTTAAAGAAAAATAATCAACTATTAACTTCTGAAGAAGACAGTGCTAATTCTAAAACAGTTCAAAGAATAGAAGGATTGTTGGAAAGTAGTTTGTATGATATAACTAAAAAAGCACAAGGTACTATTGCAGGTATGGATAAACAAAAACTTGTAGGACTTATTAATGGTTATACCGGTATGATTGGTATGTCTTTAAACTACCACTCTGGAGTTGCCAATTTAGCAGGTGGGTATGCTCAATTTTTAATGTCAGCTATTACTAAAGATACTATTACTTTAAAAAGTTTAAGAAAAGCAGGTTCTATATATCGTAAACATAGTATGGATAACTTAAAAGACACTTCTAAAACATTTGATGATTCTTTTACTAATCAAATTAATAAAATGTTTGATGTATTTGGAGGATTTCAAATAGGTAAAACTGACTTTATCAAAGATAATACTTGGAGAAGTTTTGCAAATATACACAGTTTACAAATGTTTAATGCAATGGGAGAACACCAAATGCAGTCTGTAATAACTATGTCTATACTAGAAGAAATAAAAGCTTTAGACAAAGATGGTAACTTTATGACTAAGGCTGGAACAGTTACTAATAATGAACAAGATGCGGCAAGTTTATTGGATATGTTAGAAAAAGATAAAAAAGGACTCTTAAAAATGAACGATAATGTAGTCTTTAGTGAACATTCTAATCTAACTAAATGGAATGATGGTGGAAAGGTACAGGTTCAACAATTGATTAAGCATAAAGTGTTTAAATTACTTGGTAACTACGATGATAATATGCAACCTGAAGTTATGAAAACTGCTCAAGGTAGGTTATTGATGATGTATAGACGTTACTTTGTACCTATGTATATGAATAGATTTAGAGGGATAGGAACTGCAGGTAAAGAATCTAAAGATTTAGAAGATTATGATAAGTATTTTTCATACGGATCTAAGAGGTTTGAAGAAGGAATCTATGTTACTACTATAAGATATATAAAAAATGGCTTAATACCTGCTTTAAAAGCTGGTAGGTTACGTATGGTAACTCAGGAATGGGAAAACCTAACAGAATATGAAAGAGCTAATATTTACAAAACTATAGTAGAAGGAGGATTAGCACTATTAGTAGGTATTTTATCTGGAATTGTTGCCAGTATAGATGACGATGATGAAGCACTTATGTTTTTTGCATATATATTGAGAAGAACTGAATCAGAATTAAATCAGTATAGAAAACCTTCTGAATTTCAAAGAATTATTAAATCGCCTTTTGCAGGTATGCGTAGTATTAATAATGTAATAAATACATTAGAAAGATCTATATACTTTACAGAGTGGGGAGAAACTTACCAGTCTGGTAATAATAAAGGAGATTTAAAAGTATTAAGGGCTTGGGAGAAACTAGTGCCTATTTTTGGTAGGAATACTTCTAACAAAGATAAATTAGAATTTTTAAACTCATCAATGTTTTCAGGAAGTTAATTGAAGGGTCTAAAAAAAATTAAGGGGTTGTACACTATGTACAGCCCCTTTTTTGTTACTTATTATTTTTAATTCTTTTTATAATATCTGTTATTGCAGTTCTACATTCTACTTTTTGTAAATGTATACTATATATGAAAATAACTATGGCTAATGTTGTTTGAGCCACGTACCCCCCTATATTCGGCTCATTAGGTATAAACATCCAACCTAAACTAGTTATTAATACTACTAAATAAATCAAAAATACTATATTACTGTTTATTCTTTTCATTTTCTTTTAATTTTTTTAATTCTAATAAATAATTAATTAATTGTTTCATGTCAAATTCTACCATAGAAGTAGCTTTTACACTGATTCCTTCTATAGAATGCGTATAGATTGTTTCTCCGTTATTATTTGTAATAGTCATCATATAACTATCAGCGTCTCCATCAAATATTGTAGTTATTTTTAACTTGGTATTTTGATGAAGATACATTCCTAACGCATGTATTTGACTCCATAAAGATGTTAACTTATCCATATGCTTATTAATTTTGCTATTTCGTAGCCTATTGAGCCACCTATGGCAAACATACCTGGGAATATAATATGTCTCCCAAACCTTGTTTTATATTTATCCCTGTTAAGTACAACACTTAAATAACTTGCATATACTACTAAAGATATGAAAATTGCAAGTCTGTCCCCTGTTGAGATGAATGTTGGAACTATTCCCCATAAAACACCGTAAATAAAGTTTTGTTTTATTGCTTTATTTAATTCTTTTCTGTGTTTTTTTCTAATAATTAAGTACTCTAAGTACATTTTTTTCATAATTCTTTTTTTAAAAAAATCCTTCTTTATCTGATATATAAAAATAAGTTAAACCTGCATTAGTTAATGTGTAAAAAAACCAGCAAAAAAATACATTTGTCCTGTATGTGCCTGTTTTAGTGGGAATGTCAATTACCCATTGAAATGGATGGAATATTTCCCATTTTATAAAACAAGTCACTAAATATACTATACTATATAAAATTAATGTGTTTAAAAACATTCTTATTAAAACTCTCTTTTTCATAATTTTATTTTTTTTAAATTTTACGCCATTAAAACGGCTCATAACTAATATTAAACAACATTAAAACGTTGTTTACTCTTTAGTTAGCGGTAATTAAATTCCGCTTTATGCATATCTTCAATATCAACTTCGGTTGTACCTATGTCGTGTCCATAGTAGCCATATTTCTTTTCAATCTCAATCCACTCTTCTTTTGTCATTTCATCATACCATTTCATAACATCTTCTTTGGTATAACTACCGCTAACAATAGGTATATTTAATTGCTCTTGTTCATATTGAGCAACTCTAGTTAGTGCTTGTAAGTATTGTTCTTTTGTTATCATTTTCAGTTATTTTAATTCGCAACTAATCATACCTACGCACGTTGTAAGTAATACTATCCTTCGTCTTCAAATTGATATATTGGGTGTAAAATAGATTTAGGGTTCTTCCTTTTTAATCCATTTTCGGTTATCTTTTTAATAGCATTGTTTATCACTTTTGCACCAC